ATGGCCCTGCTACATCGATCTCCGCTTCGTCTGATCGCCGAGGGTCAGGCCTACCGTGAGGAGCCTAACAACACCCACGAGCACATGTTCAAAAGTGCGGTCCAGGCAGGCCACGGAGGATCATTCCTTCGGGACAACAAAACGGGTGGCCACATCACTCACCCAGGAGGGCTACCAGGGACACGCAAGGACGAGCGTAGGGGTCACCTGAAGGGACAAGCCGTCTCTCGGACCAGTGGTGGGAGTAAGGTCACGATCCACTATTGGGAGCATCCGAAGACCGGCAACCGGATCCACCTCAAGTTTAAGTAGTTTGCTCAGGCGGCGGGGTCACTAGATACTCTCCAGGATCACGCAGGACCACCTCCCCGGATTGCCGCTGTCCCCAGTTTCTGCCGCCGAGGTCACGGAAATGGAGTCCGTGTGAGCTGAACTGCCCTAAATCTTGAGCTACCTTATCGAACTGTCGTCCATAGCCAGCAGCGTGAAATTGCGGCCGATGCGCTTCGATAGTATCGCTCAGGTGTCGTGCGAGCCGTCCGTGGAGCCGTCTCTGGCCTTCAGGCGAGTTGCCGCCCTGTAGCCTATCTCCTTCCGACTTTGCGTCGGTATAACCAGAGTCGAGCTGGCGCCCGAATTGGTTCCATAGATCACGATGGGCAGGATCGACAAAAGAATGGATGTTCTCACGATGCATTACAGAGATAGGCTTGTCGCGAGCGTCGGTCAACTCCATTCCATGAGATGACTTGTAATTAGGCAACATCGTGGTCCCTGCACCAAGGTGTGGGTTTTCGTGCAGGAAGTTAACAAGCCGTGGCTCCTTCGGATCCGACGTAAACTTGACGACATGCCCAGGGTGCGTACTCTTGTAGGTTGCACCAGAGTAACCCTTTCCGATTCTCTTCAGAGCCCCAAACCCGAGCTTATTCGCGTCTGCGTTTACACGCGTCCATGCGTGGAAGAAATAGTGGTCTTCCCTGGTACCTCCAACATGGGAGTAACCGAGTCGATCTCCGAACGCGTATTTGTTCATGCGACTGCCATCGGTGTCACGGAACTGGTCAGTTTCTCCAGGTAGATCGACTTGATGCTCTCGATCCTTCTGCAGTTCATAAAAGCTGGGCTTCTTGCTGCCTGTTAAGCGGTATCTACTACGGCGATCATCTTGCCCAACCTCATAGGGGTTCCTACTCTGGTGGCCTGATGCGACTCTGGCATCGAGCTCTTTGTGAAGGGCCCCGTGGCGAGCTTTTAGCTCAGGCAACCTGCTTCGATCCTGACGCAGTTCTGCCTTCGTGTCCCCGATTGCAGCCTGGAGCTCATAGTTCGAGCGGCCTCTAAACTGCGGGTCACCGTCCATGAAGTCCTTCCCTTCCCACGAGGGAATCAAAACCTCAGTCTCAGCGGTGGTCTGATAGGACCCAAGGGTATCCCTTGGTTTGATCTCTATCACAGACAGACCAGCGCCCTTCCGGTCTACGAATGAGTCGGCGACCTTCTGGTCCATGGAATAGGACGTGGCTGCCTCGTCCGCAGGAGATCCACCCCCTCGATACATTCTGATGGGGGTGTCCATGAACTCATCAAACGGCACCTGAGACCTGGTCATGGACTGGTATTCCTGGTGCATGATGTTCAGCCCGGCGTTCCGAACCTCTGGATTCTTCTTGATGTGGTTCAGGAGCATGGCCTTGTATTTTCGGTCCGCGTTCCTGAACCATCCAGCCAGAAGACCCCTCGGAAGGGCTTTCAGTGTTTGGACAGCTGAAGCGCGGCTTACCTCGCGAAGTCCGCTTTGTGAGGCTCCCTGTGAGGCTTCCTCTCTTGCGCCATCAAATCCGACCTTGTAAGCGGCCTTGTCAACGGCCTTACTGTCATCGAAGCCATCAGGCCCGTATCTCTTGAAGTGGCGATAGCCGAGGTCCCACGAGCGCTTACGCTCGCCCTGCAGCGCTTCCAGCAGTCTCAGAGGGGACCGGTAGAGTGACCCTTCTATCAGATTTAGTAGGGGCCTAGTCATCGGCCACCTTAGCGCAGCCTACATCGCGCATCACAATCTCGCCGGTACTGTGGCGAATTCCCCAATTATCCTCATGAAGGTCACACGGCACCACACCTCGCGATACAAGCTCACGCACATCAGCTGCGACACGCTCGAACTGTTCCCCTACATGGGGCTCGAAGCTCTTAGCCGCCCGTTGTCGTTCCTCCTTTATTAACTCGTCGTAACCGCGCAGGTAGTCCTCTCGACCCATGCCCCTTTTTGCTCTCATGTAAAGGAGAATGTCGTTCAGATGCCGTCCAAATCCGGACGGCCGGTACCAATTCCCGAAGAATGCTTGAAGCTGCTTTTCCTGTGGGTCATCAGCGTTAAGGTCACGAAGGTTCTCTCGATGGATCGCCGTTACCCCTCTTTTCATCACTGGGTCATTAGTACTTAATGGTGTAACGCTTCCAAAGCGCGGGAGGGACGAGAGCTTGCTGAGGACAGGGTCTCGCATTACGGCCTCAGCGAGCACACCTTCATCAAGGCCTCTATCGATCTTCATGATCGCCTCCGTGCCATCTGATAGCGGAGGGGCCCTGTAGACGCAGCCGAACTTGCCGCAGCCGAGCTCATCACCGAGTTGGAGCTCTGGGCGAGACTGTTTTAGTTCCTTAACGGCGGTCTCTCCCGTCTCACGCATTGTCCGTGCAAGGCCATCATCACCGTAAGCGTCACGCAGCGCTATCAAACTTTTGTGCTGGCGGGAGCGGGGCATGCCGGAGTGCCCGCCAAGGTCTCGGCGTAGGCTAGGAGGAAGCCCAGGAATGTGCTTCCCTCTAGCCGCCTCGAACCCGGCCATATAGGCCTCTTGGTTATCGGAGGCGCTAGGGTCCTGCTCATGTCCGCGAACAGCATGATGGTAGCCGAGGTCGTGGGCGCGTCTCTTCTTGTCCTCGGGCGTTTCATTCGCTCGCATGTTGTCGTAAAAAGCCTTCGTGTTGGCAGCCATTTCTGCCTTTTCGCGTGCCACTGTGGCGGGGCTCTTAGGGGTGTTAAGGACCCAGTCCTCTTTCTCATGGTCCCAATATCCAGATGGGGATCCTTCCATCAGCCTTAGAGGGGACCGGTAGAGCGAACCTTCAATAAGATTGAAGTTTTGTGCGAGCATCAGCTCATCTTAGCCTATCTCTCAGAGTCAGAGGGGTTAGCTCTAAATCTGCGGACGCGGACCAGAGGGCTTTCTTACGACACGATAGCTGCCGATATCGCGGACAACGACCTCGTTCGTGGATGGTCTGACACCGAGGTTCACAAGATGGCGGTCATTGTCTGTAACGGACATATCAGATGGCAGGATCCCGTTTTGGGCCATTGACTTTATGTTCTCTGAAAACTGATCGAACTGCTCAAGATCCTCTGGGTGCATATTCGGTCGATGTTCACTGGTGATCTGGTCCAGAAGACTACCGATATTGTCGCGCCCGGCAGTAGTGTGAAAGTTGAACTGCTGGGTCCCGATTGAATTGCCTGCGGCGCTAACATATTTGCGCCACGCCTCTTCGTCATTGAATTCAACGTCTTTGAGATCCTCGCGATGGATGGCGTGCACAGTCTGACCAGGTTCCATCCGCCTGTCCCTCGGGGCGTGTTCCGTGCGGGTTACCCCATGGAAATTAGGTAAAGCTCCGTTGTTCCGAAGAGCTTCATTGCCCATTACATATTCAGCTAGTCGCGCTTCGCTGTTACCCAGTTCGAGCTTAGTGACGTGGTCTGGGTGCAATCCTCCCCTGAAGACCATAGCAGTGCCGCCGATCCCTAACCGCTCCCCGTACTTGTGCCCCTGACTACTCTCCAGATCCCCACTGGCGTCTCTAATTGAGTCATACATGTCATACTGGAAGTCTTTACGATCATTCTTAAAGACTCGATGCCACCAGGGAGTTTTAGGCTGACTACGGTCAAAGGCATCCCAGACTTCGTCACCCTCTTCAGCTGGCGCCACCTGAATCTTCTCGTGACTCTTCATCCCAGAATCGTAGCCAGCGTTGTAGGCTTTATATTCTTCACCTTGAAAATCGAAATTGCTTACCCCGGTACCTCTGACGGCGTGGTGGTAGCCACGGTCCCACACCTTTTTCAGCTCTGGGTCCATCTCTTCCATCAGCCTTAGAGGGGACCGGTAGAGCGAACCTTCAATAAGATTGAAGTTTTGTGCGAGCATCAGCTCATCTTAGCCTATCCGAGTCCGCCACCAAACTCGAATAGCCGCCCTTAGAGGTATACTGGGCAACATGGTAGGACCTCGTACAGGTAGAACTCCTCTGATTCTGCTGAATCAGTTATTCAGGTCCCCGCTGAATCATGTTTCAGTTGAAGCCGTATCTCCATCAGGGGCGCCGCATAGGCGTCCGGTTGGGCCCAGTCGTCCTAGAGAGCCTAGAACTAAGCCAGGCGCACCCTCGCAGCCAGTTCATCCGAGTCTAGCGCACTACGATCCAGCTCGACATCACGTCGCGGTCACCTTGTCGCCTAAATCTAAGCAACGACTGCTTAATGGCGTCCCTCCGAAGCACGCCAATGTGCAGGGCGATCATGTGACGATTGTTCCTCCAGGTCAACATCTTACGGATGAACATAAGAAAGCGCTCTCCAAGCACATCGGTCAGCAGGTTAACTTCCACGTAACTCACCGCGCTGCAAACGACGAGATCGAAGCAGGGCGAGTTCGAGGACTTAACCACCTCTCGAACAAGCCGGACAAGCACGTGACGATAGGGTCGGCTCACGGAGTGCCAGCGGTCCGGTCAAATAACCTTCTGAAGAACTCCCAGGGAGAGCGCTTGTCCGACTGGATCCCGCTCACCGGCACCGTTCACGTTGTCGATCGGATGGCACGCTAAGGACCCTACCCGTTCTCGCACGTGCTCTGCCAGCAGGGATCGCACCAGTAGCTGGTCCCATCACTGCAGAGATCGCCCCTATCGAACGTCTCGTAAGGTTCGTGGCACGTGCAGTGACAGGATTCTTTGTGATCTTCCATACAGTGTTCTACCTTCACAGCAGCTTTCGTTTGCTGAATCCGGCGATCTTGAACCGCTTCCTCAGCTTTCTGATCTGGTATACGGTTGTTCCGACTATGTCGGCGATCTGCTTATCCGGCAGCAGTCCAAGGACCGGCCTAGCTCTCCGTTTCCAGTCCGGAATTGCTGGCACTTCGTAATCAATTCCGATCCGCTTGTAGGCGGCGGAGATGTTCCCGAAGTGGACGACCGCAGAGTGTAGGACATCAGTGTAGTCTCGCTCAAGCTGATAGAACGGCACGCTGCCGAGGTCCACCAGCCTGTCTAGCGTCTGCTCTGGGCAATAGAAGGCGAAGTTGTAGCGTCCTGTCTCCTGGACCTTGCCGAGCAGTCTCGGCTGTGTCTTGTTCCCGCATCTAGGGCACGCAGTCCTCGTGTCGGTGACGTCGTTGCTGAAGCCTTTCAGGATATCGATGGGTTTGATCATCCGGCCGCAGTTATCGCACTCGCACCAGAGCCTGTATTTGATGTCGTGGACTCTCTTGATTAGCAGCAGGCGCTTGGCGAGCATCCGCTCCTCGACTATTAGTCGTTGGGTCAGTGTGAGTCGTTGATCAAGTCGTAGTTCTTGCCGATAGGAGAGGTCTTGGGAAAAGGAAAGGGAGAGGTGCATGAGATCCTGGTATCTGTTGGTGTTTACTAAATCACCAAACCAAGACGCAGGATCCGTGCCATTCGTGCTTATTAACTTAACTCGTGGATTACGGTTAGTCGGGCCAGCCGCAGCCAGCCGTGGCTAGCCGTGGCTAGCCGCGTTTGGCCGGAATCAGCCGGAATCGGCCAGGACTAGTCGCGCCTAGCTCAGGACTAGTCGCGCTCCCTGGGGAGCGGATTCAGGTTCCCTGGGGAGCGCCGGGTTCCTGGGGAGCCCCCCACCGAAGGCTGGGTATAAGAAGACATGAATCAACCACAAACGTGCGATTGCGGAAACGAAGCCGACCTTCTCCCTCCGGTCACTGAAGAGCCGATGTGCCTTCGCTGTCAGGTCATGCTCACAGCTATGGTCTCCCTAGTGCCGGATCCATCCGCCATAGCTCAGTCTGAGGAGCAGGTATCCATGTTGGAAAAGAGATTCCCTGATGCCCCAATCAGGGAGTTCATGGAGTCCGCCAGAGCGATCCTTCTGAGCAACGAGTCGTTCCTGTTCCATCGCTCACTGAATCTCTAGTCCGTACATGCAAAAAGGCCACCCCGAAGGGTGACCTTTCGCAATCGCCGACCGTCGGTTAGACAAGGTTTGTGATGTTGACCATGCTCAGAGAGGCTGCAGTGCCAGAGAATCATCTGGCCTCTTTCCATGTTCGTAGATTTACGATGTCACTGATGATCCAGCGACCCACCTTGAACTCTTCCGCTAGATCAGACACCTTCTCTCCCTGTGCGGCTCGTGCTCGAACCTCTCTGACCTTGGCCCAGTTCATCTTTGCGCGAGGGTTGTTCTCACCAGAGAAGACTGGGATCTTCCTGTGCGGAGTAAATCCCTCAACTACAACGTGGTCCCATGCTTTTCCTGTCCGAACATTCGCGATGGTGTCGATGCTGACTCCATAGACACCGGCGATATCTACGTCCTTCTTGGCTGGATTGTCTCGCAGCCAGGCCTTGATCTCGCGAACTTCGTCTGCAGTCAGCCTACGGTTCATGACATTAACGCGGGCCGGGGTAGTCAGCGTCTTCTCAACAGACCACCCCGCGTTCAGTCTATTGTAGAACACGTGCGGTTTCGTGCTCTTTATGCGAGCCCACTCGGTGAGTGTGTGCGTTTCATCACCAAGTGTAAGTCGGCGGTTGGAGCTCTTGTTGTTAGCCTGTTCTGTGTCAGTCGCCCACTCGCAGTTCTTGAGAGTGTAATTGCCGTCGTTGTCGATGCGATTTATTGAATGCTTATCGGACGGGCGCTTTCCCATGTCTTCGTAGAAGTTGCGAAACCCATTCTTCCCCCTCCAGCGGTCGCACACCCTGATTCCGCGACCACCATACCGCCCATAAGACGCACTGTTTGGGTTGTAGCAACGAGCGCTCATCCCACTCCAGGTATACCATTCCACGGTATATGTCAGACCGTGGTCTCGGCGGGCCGCCGACCTACGTTCACTAAGATCATGCCCGCACGTCCGGACGCCATTTTTTCTCATGTGGCGACCTGGGATGACCTTCTCGTTGCCGCAGTCGCATACGCACAGCCAGTGTGCGTGCTGCCTTATGTAGAGCCCAGCTTCCGGAGGAGGATCGACTCGCTTGACCACTAGGAGACTGCCGTACCTCTTCCCTGTCATGTCTATTAAGCCCATGATGTGTTATACCCATAGGACGAGCCGGGAAAGGTGCGCTAACACCTTATACCGGCCCTGACCAGCAGACCGGAGAGGGTCCACATGGCTGCCAGCGAGAGTATCCTCCTAGAGCTCGAATCTCAAGAAGAAGCACGATTCTGGGCTAAGGTGCAGAAACTGCGGCCCGATCAGTGCTGGCCGTGGATCGCCAAGAGCAAGGCCCACGGGTATGGCCTCTGGAGGGTCAGGAAAAAGCTCTACCGAGCGCACCGCGTGGCCTACATCCTCGGCAACGGTAAGGTCCTGGGGCCCTTAGACGCGCTCCACAGCTGCCACGTTAGGTCCTGCTGCAATCCTGCTCACCTGAGCCCTGGAACGCACCTACAAAATATGCAGCAGATGGTGGCTGCGGGCCGCCACTGGCGTAAGGGCACGGCCAAGCCGAAGGTCTACAGGCCGCACAGACCTACTAAGCCCATCCCTGAGCTCACTGGTCCTGACGAGGACAGGTTCTGGTCCTACGTCGATAAAGGAGCCCCAGACGAGTGCTGGCTATGGATCGGTGCCACCAGGAAGAATCAGTTCGCTGATGGTCGAGGCTATGGAGTGCTTCGGATCTCCGGGAAAACGGTCGATACCCACAAGATCAGCTACGCCCTCGCGAATGGATATGGGCACGGACTGTTCGTTCTTCACGAATGTGATGAACCGTGGTGCGTGAACCCACAGCACCTAGTCGGCGGGACACAGCGCAAGAACCTTGAGGACATGTATGCGCGTGGCCGAGGCCGAAAGGCACGCGGCGCATCTGCCGGAAAGGCTAAGCTGCAGCCGGAGGACGTAATAGCAATCCGCGAGCGATTGAATTCCGGCGAGAAGAACATCGTCTTGGCCAAAGAGTTCGGCGTCCACTCGGCTACCATCGGCGACATCAAATATCAGCGATCCTGGAAACACCTGTAGATGCGAAAAAGCCCACCCCGAAGGGTGGGCTTCTTCTTGGTCACACTGGTCAGGTCTAGGACCTAACCCCTTGCCTAGACAAGGTTTGTGATGTTAACCATAGAAAAGAATTCAGGACGAACCATCGAGATCTTGTGTCGGGTCCGGATGGCACGCCTCAGCGACATGTCATTTGGATCAACGAAGTTCGGCGTGATCTCCATCGGGATGTAGGGCGAGTAGATGACGCCCGTATCGAGGATGCTTGGTCCTTGATACCCCATGAGGATCTTGTCTTGCGGGAAGACAGGATCAACGTAGATGACCCACTTGCGGTTGAGAACACCAGCCTTGCTGATGCCGCCCTGGTAGACGTGACCTTCGTCAATCGCCGAGAAGCCTTCCATCGTCTCCAGAAGAGCAGCGACCTCAGACGAGGTGATCGCCCAGTTGGCCGGTGCACGCTGGGTGCGACGGTGAATGACCTGCGAGGCAGTCGACATGCGGATCACGAGCGACTTGAGGTGCTCAGGATCCGAAACGGCCGAAGGTGTCGCACGGTCCCAAGGGACAATGGCGGCAGACTCGACACCGTTAAGAATCGTGCCGACGATCTCGCGATCGATTTCAGCGGTCATCTCATCGGACATCTGGGCGACCAGGTCCGCATCGACGTCACGGCCCCAGAGGGCGCGGAGGTCATCAGCGGCTTCGACGCTGGCGAGGCTCTTGAGCTTGCGGCTCTCGGCCTGGATCTCCTGGATCGTGATGTCCAGCTGAACTTCCGGGATACGAGCGTTGAGCTCGTTGTTGTACCGGTAGAAGACCTCGACCGTGTCACCGAGCGCAGGCGCGGTTCCGAAGTTGAGGGTGACGGTGCCCGTGGTGTAGTTGATGGTTCCAGAACCACCAGCCATGGCGCCAGCCAGAGCGGTGAAGGTGCCACCGGCGTCAACCGCGAGGACAGCCGTTCCGCCAGCCTGGGTGCGAATCTGAACCGTTCCGCCGATCACTGGAGGCCACTTGAGGGCACCCGTGAAGGTAGCAGTAACGCCATCGCCGGTGCCGAACGGCTCGCCGTCGATGAAGTTGCTGGAATACCAGCGGTTAAAGTTCTTGTTCATCTCCGTGCCAGCCGTGATCTGACCCTTGTCAGAAGCGTAGCGAGGACGGTAGAACGCGATGCCACCGATCGGGCCCGTCATGGGCTGGACCGATGCGATCGAGGTTGCAACCAAGCGAATCGCGGTTCGCCTGATAACGGGGAAAACGAATTTGAGGAATGGGCCGACCGACAAGGCGCGGGTTTCCTCAGAGAGACGGCGAAGGTGCTTACTCTCGTTTTCCAGCATGAAGGCAGCGATGCTCTTCACGTAGGAGGTATGGCCTGGAGGAACGAAATCCGCGATCTCGTGCTCCATGCCCTCTAGTACCGGGGCCCACTTGCGCGTGTAGGCGCCGACCACACTGTCGTCCGACAGAGCAACACCATCCATGTTCTCTGTCAGCATTTGTCTTGCTTGAAACATCATTGCCTCCTTGGCAAATCAAAGCCGACGCCTTTGTCGGCTGTTGTGAATTAGCTCGGCGCTACCTGCGCCGACCTGCAGATCCCAAAGTCCTGATCTCCTCCATGGAGATGTCCATTCCTTCGAGGTTGGGGACTGGGGTTCCACGACCGCCGGACTGCTCGTTCATCACTTCTTGACGACGGCGATCCTGATCGGGGGCGAACTCCCGGCCTGAGCCGAAGAACGTACGGACGCGCTCTTTGGCGCCCATTTCGTCCGCACTCCAGTCGGAGTGTTCGGCGATTTGATTGATTCGTTCTTTGCCGCGAACCTCGCCGCTTTCGATGCGGCCCAGGAGCTCTCGACGGTTTGGGTGACCGGCCAGACGGGTGGACGCGTAGGAGCGATCCTCCATCTGTGCAGCGAGCTGATTGGCCCGTCCAAGGCGCTGCTGCATCTCGTCGTTCTGCTGGGCCAGGTTAGAGATCGTTCGATCCTTACTGGCGAGGCCCTCTTCAAGGCGCTCAGCGAGAGCTGACATCTGCTTGCGCAGTTCGGAGTCTTCTTCCTTGAGACGGTCCGCACGCTTCTGGGCGAGCTTGGCCTTCTGCTGCTCAACCTTGAGCTCAGTGTCGCGCTCTTCGCGGACCGCAGATTTCGCCTCTTCCAAAGCCTGGTCGGCAGAGTTGATCGCCGTCTCAACGCGCTGCTGAAGAACCTCGACGTCGGTAATAAGGGCAATGTCGCCGACCATCTCTTTGATCGTGGTCGCATCGCTGCGGCCCGCAGTGATCTCGGAGACGTAGAGGCGGAAGCCGAGGTTACGGGCGTGCTCGACAGCTTCGGCCTTCTCAGCCGCAGCTTCTGCGAGCTTGGCCTGGTAGCCCTTGATGTTCTGGGAGAGGCTCTGAACTTCCTCATGCTTCTCGTCAATGACCTTCTTGACGTCGACGGGAGGGTTGAAGGGGATCACGAGCTTGGCGATCTGCTCCAGAGCGAGCTTGGCGCCAGCGACCTGTGGATCCGCTGCCATCTCAGAGCGGACGACGGCTTCGACCTCTTCGCGGATACCAGCGGTTGCCCGAACCAGCTTGGCCGCGAAGTCTTCTTTCAGCTCCTTGACGACCACTGGGTAGAGCTCGACCTTGAAGTCCTCACGGAGGGTCTCACGACTCGCCGCAAGTGCCTTCTGGACGTCTTGCTCCATCTCGACTCGCATCGCCTCGACGGTGGTCGAAGATCCAATGCTGAGTGCCTGCTCCTCAATCGAGTTGATCAAGCTAGGGAACTTGGCGCGAAGATCGTCTGAGGTGACGTTCTCGGCGATGCCCTCATCTGATTCGGAGAAGAACTTGGGGTAGGCGGTGGAGACTGCGGGGTCGAGGACGAAGTCGAACGCGACGAGGCGGAAGTCCTCACCAACGATCTCTTTGCCGGACTCGTGGTGTGGGCGGGTCGACCCGAGGCCACGGCTAGAAACACCAACGGCGCCGCCAGCGCGAAGAATTGCGGCCAGGTTGCGGCCGTGGTCGGTCTCTTCAATGATCTGGAACTTGCCGAAGATCGTTCCGTCAGATTCGATGCGGAGGGCACGGATGATCGCACCGGTGTCGCGGATACGACTCTTGCCATCGCCTGGGTGATCAACGGCTGCGTAGAGAGACGACTCATCGATGCGTGTCTGAAGGCGGTCCAACTCACGGTTCATGAGTCGAGTGGGGTAGATGCGCCCGTTAGCTGTTGGGGTGTCGCAGTGTCCGATCTTGCCTTCTGCGAAGAGCTTCTTGTCTCCGCCGTCCTCCGATTCAACGATGGACGCCGCGAGTTGCGCTACGCCCTGGTTGTCGATCAGAACACGACGCTCAGTAATTAGCGTGGTCGACATGTGTGCTCCCTTGTTTCTTTATCGTGAAGCCAGGATTCGAACCCGGCGCTAGTTGTTAAGGCCAGCTTGCCCCCAATGGGCACTCCACAAACCATTGCTAGCCAAGCATCAGGCTAGCATCAAACGTTACAGCTGTGCGAGACCCCTCTTGAGATCGCGAGACAGGCTGTTGAGGTCTTCGATCGCGTCGTCCACATCAGTGGTCTGGCTTTCGGAGATCGCCCTGAGGAGAAGCACCGCATCGCTTGCGACACCCTCGAAGAACTTGCCGAGCTTCACGCGTGGGTTGCCGGACGTGACCCGCTGGTTCGACTCGCGGAGCTGGTTAGCGATGCCGTGAGCAACTTCGCTGGCCGTGTCGCGGATCGCCTCGAAACCCTCGATGATCTTGTTGCCAAGATCCTGCATCTCGTCGTTGGACTCGGTCTTCGCCGTCAGCTTCTTGAGCTCACCGACGAGGCTGCCGAGAGACTCGGCCTTTTCGCTGGGGCGAGGGGAAGCGTCGTGGTAACGCCAGCCCTTGTTCTGACGCATCGCGTTAGTCCCGTCGACCTTTTCGATCGGGTTGTTCTCGCCGTTACCAGCCCATGCTGGGAAGTTTCCGGCGGGAAGCTCATCGGGATCGTGGTCAGGCTCCTGCTTGAGGTACTTGCCCTGGGTCTCGATGATGAAGGACATGGCGTTGACGACGGTCTTATAGTCGGACTCGTTGAGACGCTCATTGCGCTCGTTGAGGGCGTAGTACTGCTTGACGCAGTTCCATGCGGACTCGTAGGACGCGTACTCTTCTTCTGGGGACATGTCGTAGTCGCTGAAGCCAGCGCCCGTGTCGTAGTTTTCCTTCTCTTCCGGCTCAGGGGCAGGAGCAGGAGCAGGAGCAGGAGGAGCTCCGCCGCCGCCCTTGGGCTGGAACGGAGTGAGCTTGGGCGCCGGAGCAGCGGGAGCGCCGGTCGGATCTGGCGCGGCCATGCTGGGATCTTCTTCAGGCGCCATCGGATCATTCGGATCATCCATCTCGTTGAGACGGCGATTGCCCCTTGGCTGCTTGACGAGACCGAGGACTTGGAGGTCCTCCATCAGCGAGGTTGTCGGCTTCTGGTCGTACATTTCTTACTCCTGTCCGGAATCCCTGGAAGTCGCCCCGGTCAAGTGGGTGAGGAAGTTGATGCCTGCGAGTAGGCGCGGCACAACTTGCCGTACTTCCTCGTGGACTTGGATCATCTCTTCAAGATCGGTGCGGTTGACGTCATTCAAAATTGACATCGCCGATTTGAGGTCTTCGGCAATATCACCAGCGCACTCAATCGCGCCAGTATTTGGGGTCCCGGCGGTATGGAGCTCGGTCAACGCGGTAACCGCGAAAGTCGTGCTCTCCTTCAGGAGTGTGTGCATCGCCTCAATGGCGTCAGACATTTCTGCCAGCTCACTCGACTGAACGACCCCTGGAATGACGACGTCAGCGGCGAACTGCTCACCGATCGTCTCCTGCCACCACGTTTTGCGGCCCAGGCTCTTCAACTGAACTGCCATCGACAGGCGACGGTGGAGGTCACCCTTCACGTCGAGGGCGCCCGCAATGCCACGAATCATCGGGTCTGCGGCCTCGTGGTCCTCTGCGAGGAGGAACTCGACGGCTCGCTTCGCCGTCTCCATGACCTCGGTTCCGATATCCCCGACAGGTGTGGGGACGGAGAACACATCGGCTTTGCCGAATGTGAGGTTGCCATCTTCTTCGGCTACGGGGATCCGCATCAGGACCCCTTCCTTGCGAGCAATGGCGTGGTGGGGGTAGCTGGCAATAAGCTCAGCCGGTCCTCCATCCCAGTCATTACTTTTAAGAGCTTCTGAGATGCGATCACGACGAGCTTCAAGCGAACCCTCCTTGAGCTTAGTGATGAGGTCAACCTCACCACGGGCAGCTCGGAGTGCTTCTGCAATAGTCGAATCGTTTGACATAGATGTCTCCGTTAGTGATGGTTCTAAGTCCATCAGTGACCGTGGGCAAGGGCAATTTCAACAAGGGATAGATGCGTCCCGCCAGAATCGATCAATTAAGCGATCCCCAGAGCGCATTAAGTGGGTTCTGATATCAGCATTTCGCCAAATGATGCCTAATAAAGGGCATCTACATCAATACCTTGCAGACATTGATGATTCTGATAGACTCGGTGAGTCTGATCGACTCTTTCGAGGGAATACGAGCGAGGCATGCTAATCACTATGGCGCCAGATAATGTCCGGCTTAACTACACGATTTCTAATTCGATAGACGATCTCCTCTCCGGCTACTGCGAGATCACGGGTCGGACCGCATCGGACCTAGTGAGACAGCTCGTATGCGAGGTCCTTGAGGACGACCGCCCATTGCCCCCTCCGGCGGATATCGTCGCCTTTGTGCGTGATGGTGATCGCAGAGATCGACGGACGGACATGTGGATGTCAGCTCATTCATTAACCACATTCGATAAAAAGCTGACCGAGGACGGATACCCAGGCAAAAGCGCGGTGATCGCGTTCCTGCTTAATGAGTTCTTGTCTACAAGAGCAAACCATGCTGGCACTGAAATGGTGAGGATCGCACCTTTCATTGACCGGATCACCTTCACCAAATTGGCGATGGTGGCTGCTGATCGCCAGCAGCCAGTCGAAGAACTAGTCTACGATCTATGCAAAGCATTTGTAACTCAAGGTAAGCCAACAACTTAAGCGCTTTACCGCCAAGGAGCATCACAGTGGCAGCACCACACAACAACATCCCGAACCTAGAAGTGTTCGGCAAAGGGCGCGGCGACTTCAGGCTGCCGTGCGGCTATGTCAGCGCCGAGGGTCGTGTTTACAACCATGTCTACCTCCGAGAAATGTCTGGTCTGGAGGACGACATTATGGGAGACGACGATCTGCACCTATCAGATCGTATGACTCAGATCATTGGCAACTGCATCGAAAAGCTCTCCACGATAAGCAAGGAGGGCGCAGGCCCTCAGATGATCACCGATCGAGACGAGATCATGGGCGCTGTGGGTGATGATCTGAAAGGTGGATTGGCGTTCACAATTGCGGACCGCATGGCGTGTTTGCTCTACATTCGTCGGCTGTCTCTTGGTGACAACTACAAGGTGGACGGGCGCATTTGCCCAGGGTGCAACAAGCCGCTCCACAACAAGCGCATCGACCTGTCTAAGCTAGAGGTTGGCTTCTGCAAAGACGCTACGAAGCGCAATGTGCGGGTCAAGCTGCCCAAGAGTAAGAAGACGGCCACTCTCACAGTTCTCGCGGCTTCGGGAGAGCGTCGTGTGTCTGAGGCGCGTCCCACAGCCAAGAACGCTCGATCCTACGCCATCCTCGGACGGCTGGTCTCAATCGATGACTACGCCGTTACCGGCGAGAATGACGTTGAGGACCTGAAGGTAGTTCAAAGTCTGCCTCGCGTAGATCGCATTCACCTCATTAACGTAATCAACATCATGGAAGGGAGTATCGAGACAGAGATCGAAATCAATTGCAATCGACCCGGCTGTCAGACCGAGTTCAAATTTGACTTGGATTTGGGCCAGGTTTTTTTCTCCAACCCCGAGGAGGAAGAGCTCAGCGTGGAGACTCTGGACTGGGTGTAGAAACCCCCGTCATCTACGACCAGTCCGGCTGGTGGACTGTGGATGGCCCCAGGTTCTTTGCGTTTTCCCCACTCGGGTCAAAATCGCAGCTTGAAATCGACATGCTAATTCTGGCCAAGGTATTTCACTGGTCACCAGAGTCAGTCATGAACATGACCTCATCAAGACGTCGGAGGATGCTCCGATTGCAAGAAGAGGTCACACGGCAGGAAAACGCAGCAAGTAAAGGTCAAACAACAAATCTACAGCCATCAGTTCCGACAGGTATCGAGCCAGCACATACTTCTTCGGAGGCGATTAGCTTAGACTACGGCGTATAGGAGCATCAAAAGGAAGACGGCATGCCTAGGAACCCAAACTACGCAATCCAAGGAGAGTTTCGTGGTGCACGCGCCATCATCACGAACCTTAACCAAATTGCATCTCAACTAGATGTAACTCGGATCGCCGCTACCAAGACGTTTGCCATTGATCGACAGATCAAGAATTTTGGCATTCAGATGGGACTCAATCGCCAACAGACGACGCAGATGGCAGACACGATTACCGGTCTGTCCAACGTCACTGGACTGAGTACCGAAAAGACGGGCGCACTCGTCAACGCAATGGCTGCGGCCGGACTAACCGCCGAAGACTTGGACAAGAGTCTTAAGGGACAAAAGGACACCTTCGGGGCCATCAGTAAGGGCGGCGCCAAGAACCTTGAGATGATGGCCGAGCTGACCGGTCGACATGGTCTAGCTGCGTCCGCCGTTATCAAGACGAACAAGTCGCTTAGTCACATGGGATCGTCCCTGGGGGATTTGTCAGACGATGTCACCAAGTGGCAGAAGGAATACAAGATCCCCGGAATGATCGGCCAGATCCCTATAGCCGTGTCATTCGCCGAGAAGTCCGTTGTGGAGTTCGGAGCACTCCTCGGAGTTAACTCGCGGGATATGGTCGAAAATACGATAAAGCTCGGTGCTACCTTCGCGAAGGTCTACGGGACAGACATCGCTGGCGGGATCGCTAAAGCTCAGCAGCACCAGCAGCACTTCATGCAGCAGTCTGCGACAAACAAGAAGGTATTCCTCGGATTGGCGGATAGCTTTAGCCCTCTCACCAATGCCTTATTTGAAGCTGGTCTGCAGTTCAGCGAAGTCGATGAGTTGATAACTAAGGGTCAAGATAATCCAGCCGAATTTGCTGATCAAATTTTGAAGATGCGCGATGCGATGCTCGCGACAGGCCCGGCCGGGGAGATGATGGCAGGCCGCTTGATGGAGCAGGTAAGGGCGTCATCTTCCGAGACCGTACAGGATATGCTCCAGTTCCCGAGCAAGATTAAAGAGTCGTTTGAGGCTGCGAGTGCGGCCGAGAAGGAGGCGGCGTCTAATTTTGGAAAGGGGAAAGCAACTTTCGCTCAAATGTCCGGCGCACTCCGTAAAGTTGGAGCTACGGCGCTCGACACCCTCAAAAACCTTCTAGACCTTGGGAAGTCCATTATTGGGCTTTCAATAGTGGACGACGCCTCGAAATCTTTCGAGGATCTCCATGACTGGGCGAAGGCTCTCAACCTCAGGATCAAGGGCCTTGCAACCAGCTTCGCTGATTGGCGGGACGAAAACAAACCTGTTGTTGCTCAGATTCAGAAGCTGATTAAGTACGGCGCCATCCTCGGAGCTACTGCTGCCACGCTGGCCTCAGCTGTCGGTGCTCTGGTCCTGCCGTTCACATCTTTGAAGGTACTTCTGACTAGACTCCCGATCGTAGGCGGTCCGGTTTCTAGTCTCTTCGGCGGTCTTGGGAAGATCGCCATGACTCTCGGCAAGAAGATCCTGTTCCCGCTTACGGCTATCGCGGCCGTTGTTACGGCTATCGAGGGGTTTGGTAAAGCCCTGGCCGACCCGAACCTCGGCGGCGCTGAGGCGATGCTGAAGGGAGTTGAAAGCGTCTTTGTTGGCATCGTTGACCTCGTCGATGGGCTACTGATGGGCATCCCAACAAAGATCGTGAAGTTCTTCTTCCCTAAAATGCGGGGTACACTCGCAGATGGTACTCGTCGTTTGTTCCTCCACCTCCAAGCGGAGATGGTTCGAGCCGGTAATTCCTCGTTCTCAGAGGTGTTCACCAGAATCGGCATTTGGATGGGCGAAAAGCTCGACAACATCTGGGCCAACATGAAGGGGAAACTTGAGGGCTGGAAGACCGGTGCTCGTGAAATGGGTAAGAACATCGGTCGAGTCTTGGGTCGACTGGGAAAGTGGGCCTGGGACGGCATCAAAGAGCTGTTCAAAGTCAGTAACTGGCAGAAGGCGTGGAAAGCCGTCACCGAATGGTTCGCCTCTGATACGGATCTCAATAACTCTTTCATGAACATCTTGGGAGGGGTTTGGGACGTCGTGTCAGAATTTTCTGCTGGGGTTGCCGAGGAGATATTCTTGAGCTTTGGGTCCAGCCTGGAGGAGGTTAAGGCGTCGTTCCAGGATGTCGGAGATTGGTTCCAGGACTGGGCAGATTGGTTCAAAGACGTAGCAATGGCTCCGATTACCGCAACGTGGTTAGAGGTAAAAGCGGATGCCTTAGAGGTATGGTCAGCCTTGGTCGTAGAAACGTCAAAGACGTGGAACACCATTAAGTACTCAATGGCCACAGCCATCGGCTGGATAATTGAGCATACATTCGGGCCGCTGTTGCAGGGCTACGCAAAGGTAGCAATGGCGATGGCTGAGGCCAGTTATGCAGCTAACGGCGAGGAGGCTGACCTGTTAAAGGCGAACGCTCTCTACAAAGAGCGAATGAAGGTCGCCGATGCCACAGCCGCCTCTCTGGGCAAAGAGGCCGAGGCATCGATAAAAGCGAGCACAATCAAGACAAAGGGGATCGAAGAAGCGGCAAAGGCAGCTCGGACGGCTGCGGACGGTTACGCGACTATTTTCGCTGAAGAAGAAAAGAGGGGTAAGGCGTCTTACAAGCTCAAGGCTGAGGCGCGTGATAAGAATGCAAGAGAGCGACGAGGCCGTGCTGAGCAGACAGCGAAATCTAAGCACCTCCGCCGTAAAGCTGTACACGATGAAAAGCTCGCCCAGGGCGCAATCGCCGACAAGATGCGCGGCGGATTTATTGGCCGTACCGAGGCCCTGATGGGTCGTCTTGCCCACTACCAAGGCCAGTACGCCAAGGCGGGCAAGATTGAATTCGCGGATCGCATCGGTTCAACAATGTCGCAGATGAGCGAGAACATTGACAAGTTCACGGTCATGCACGATCCAAACAAGATGATGTCTCTCATGAAGGAGACAGAAGGCCTTGTCGGGTCACAGGTGCTTGGCGAGGCTAAGGCTAGTGATGCCTACAAGACGGCAGGATCGGCTGACCCGTCACAAGCTGTTCAGGAGAACGTGCGTAAGGCCACTGCAAAGGCAGTCCCAACCCCGGCCGGGGCTGCGTCAGCGGGGCTTGGCCCGGTTGCCCCCGGTCAGGGACAAGGTCAAGGGGCGTTCTGGGACAAACCTCCCGCGTGGTGGCAGGTTCCGCCCCATTTCCAGGTCGGACTCGCTGCGAATGCTCAAGAGAGTCTCAAAGTGAAGGCTGATGAGAATGATCTAGCCGGAAAGACTGGAGCCGGTCAATAAATGGGAGTTAAACGAAACCCAACTGGACCACTTACCACGTCGACTCTGCGTCGAGTGAACGAGGTAATCTTCTGGGCGCCAACCAGGCCCCCGGAGATCCTGCCTCGTGACGATGATGTTGTCTATCTCATCCGCAGTCACGACCGCCTCGACAACATTGCAGCGGAGCAGCTCCTGGATGAACAACTGGGCTGGGTCATTCTCCACCGGAACGACCTCCGCCTAGCTCCCAACGATCTCGTACCTGGTCACAGGATCTTTATCCCGACTAGGGCGAGCTTGCAGGCACGGGGGATCGTTAAGTGAGTCAAGCGGGCGCCAAACTTCCAGACGATAGTGCCGATCCTGTATCTGGGTCCTCCCAGACCGGCAACGTCGGTGATCTGTTTGCGCCATTCTTTCGAGTGCAGTTTAAGAACGTCTCCAAGGAGCAAGTCGCTAACCAAAGAAACCAGGATCAGTTCGACATCGATCAAATAAACGACGCGCTTGCACTCGTTCCAGGTGCAGATCCACTTGCGGGCGCAACGAATGTATCGGCTCTCGGGAGCATCATCTCCAATCTTGGAAGTTCAGATTTCTCTGAGCAAGAATCCTTGGTTCCAGGAGATGATTCGTTCGCGCTCGATTCCAGACTGCTCCAGAATATAGCCGCGAATCTGAAGATTGAATCAAAGGCTGGGTCCCCGTTGAAGTTCACGCTGGTTCTGACCCCTCCATACGATGATGGGATCAGGCTGCTGAACAATAAACTGCTTAACTTCGGAACCCTAGTAAAGGTTCAATGGGGCTACGCGGGTTGGGGAGGGGCCACCATTCTTAGCGATGTCTATGTGTTCCGGAACAACTATCCGCAGGCCCAATTTGGGGAGGATATTTCGATCACCGTTTCTGGGCATGACCTGACCTACTCTGTTGGTTCTAGGAACACAGGTCGTAGGAACTGGCTGTTCAAAGAGTACAAGAACGATTGCGAGATCGTAGCTGAGATCGTAGGCCGAACTCAGACCCTTCTAGACATCTCGGCAGTGCCGGAAGATTCAACCTTCCTTACCGGAGCGAACAGGCCGGTAGAAGAGGGGCCCCCAGCCCCTCCAGGCGGGGTTATGCAGCAGGTCACAGATTGGGCCCTCATTAGAAGACTGTGCCGTGACCACTCGTTGACCTTCACATCATCGAGCAACACGTTCCGCATTTTTTCTTTGCACGATTCGTCTAAGGACAACACCTACTCCTATCGGTTTCTTTATCGTCAAGCCCCTGAGGGGCCGAACGATATACCCGTCATGAACATTAACGGGAATCTGCAACCGTGGGTTTTCCTACCAGTATCCGGTAGAGGGTTAGTTTCTTACAAATACGATCCTGATGCTGACGGTGACGACAAAAGCTCAATGGTTGAGGACACTGGGGCAGACTCAGACAAACCCCTGCTCGGTCCGGGAAGCGGTGAGCCCGGTAAGACCACAGGGAACTCTCCCGAGGATGCTGGAATTCTTTTCGATAAAGGAAGCGGAGTAAGCGAGCCGGACGAAGAGATAGGCCCTACTACACCGTCACCCGCAAACGAGAAGGATAAGGATCTTCCTAACGTGCTATCCACTCCAGCTAAAGGCCACAACGCTAATCAGAAAGCTGCGGCCGTAGTCAAGGAGGCGCAGACATTTTCCCACCCCAAGGTGGGGGTGACCGCCCCAGGTGTTGTTGATATGTGGCCTGGTGTAGTTGTGCAACTTGAGGGCACTAGCGTCCTGTTTGATGGTCCTTACTACGTCTTGAATGCGACGCACACCATCGGGAATAGCGGCTATGACATGCAGCTTGAATTGATGCGACTCACGGTTAAAGGGCACGATGTGAAAAAGCCGAAAGACGTGCGCTCGCCGACAACCGGGGCTGGCGGAGGGGATGCTACTGCAAGTGCAATTGAGGAAGAGAAACTAGACCTTCAAAAGGACCAAGTCCTCAATCTGGGGAATTAGTATGGAATTTACAGCTAACTCAGTAGTGAGATGGATCTCAAACGTAACCGAGCTCGGGCTAGAGTTCGCGTCGAGGCGCTACTACGGGCTCTACGGAGCCACTGTAGAGTCGAACGATGACAGGCGCCAGCAAGGACGTGTCTCAGCGAGAATTGGCGTCTTAGCAATCGGGACTACGGACGCGGCTAAAGTTTTTACTCCGGACGTTCACCCGGAAATGCTCATGCCTATGTCCATTTACGCAGGGGTCGAGCACGGCATCTACTTCCCTCCAGAAGACGGTGATTCGATCTACGTGTCCTTCGATCACGGTGATGGTCAAGCCCCTCGACAGGTCGGAAGTTTCTGGTCGAACCCAAACGCGTCGAAGGCGGCTAGCACATCTCACCTACCGACCGAATTCAAAGCCAAAAAGGGGAAGGGCATTCCACTGAAGCGTGGAATCAAGACTGGGTTCGGCCATGGTCTGATCTTCTGCGATGACCCAGAGGAGCCCTATGTGGCGATCTGGAGCGGCGAGCAGCTAGGAAAAGACGACAAGGGGCGTCCTAAGCAGGGTGAGGCTCGGCGCAGTCAGCAGATCACGCTCTCTGATACGACGGCCGCTCCCACTGTGAGGGATGAAACAGTTGAGGAAGGCATTTACGCCGACACGATCTACGGTCACCGCATCGCTCTTAACGACACATCCAAATACATCATGATCTCCGGACTCCGAGCTGATGTAGATGGAATCAATGCCAACTCGATCAAGATAGAAGACATACCTGGCAAGGTCACGGTTAAGACAGCTGGTCCAGCAGGCTTAGCGCATACGATCGACCTTGATAACAAGACTGGCCTGATCACAATTCAGTCAAGAGTTGGGCCCACTCAGTCTGTCGTTATCGACTCGAACACCGGGAACATCAACGTGACTGCTACTGGGGCTCTAACCATGTCCGCTGCTGGAGGCATCGCGATGGGCTCTGGGGCTGCGCCACCTGCTCCTAGTGGTCCTGGGGTTGCAGTCGAGACAGGGGTCGGTGCGAAGATCATCAACTTCGTAGGAGCTGTCACTGAGACGCTGGGATCGTTTGCCCAGACGGCCGCAACCGTGGCGATTACTGCGACCACATCGATGCTCATTACTACGCCTTCCCTGATCATTAACTCGGGGATCTTCAACGTCCCCGCAGCGGCTGTGTCTCTGGGGCCCCCTGGAACGGGGATCGTGTTGTTCGGCGGGCTCGTCACCATCGGTAACCCGGCTACTGCCAGGAACCTGGCCAATGACCTTCTTGTAGACTTTGTGCTTAATCACGAGCACCCTCTCGGAGACTCAGGCTCGCCGACCGGAATACCTACTCCAGGGCCTATCAGCACGCTTGCCCCTGGATTCGTTGGAAACGCTTTGCCCCCTATTACCTTGGCCCAATACGCATCAATCATGAAGTCGACCTAACATGACCAGAATCAAAGGAATCTCAGTCCCCTTCAAGTTCACGAGTCGTGGTTATCCAGAGTCGTGTGTGGATGAGAAGTGTCTTCACGACTCCGTATTCACAATCCTAAGCACGATTCCAGGAGAACGCGTAATGCGGTCGACCTTCGGGTCTTACCTACGCATTATTCTGTTCGATTCGATCTCAAGGGCCACCGGGTTCCGCGCTCGTGCTGAGGTGTTTCGGGCCATTTCAGTATGGGAGCCAAGGGTCGCTGTTCAAGATGTTTTGTTCGAGCTGGACGATACTACGATCACCCTCCATGTAACATGGAGGTCTAGTGGAAACCTTGAAGCCAGAACGACTTTGGCCCTCCCACGAGTGGTGTAACGGACAATGAGCATCGAACTTAGCCCAACCGCACGGCTCCTGACACGGTCCACATTTTTCGGCAAAGACTTCGACACCCATCGTCAGGAGATCATTGATGCGATCAACGCCACATTTGGCGCAGATGTAGCATCAAACATCGTCGCATCTGAGCAGGGAGTCATGCTCATCGAGGCGAACGCTAACGCCCTCTCTACCCTGTCGTGGTATGGAGATCGTCAGGGCGATGACGTCACACTTCAATACGCACGCTTGCGTTTTGCGGCCGTCACTATCGCCCGTCAGTTGGGCTACAAGACCACCTCGTCAGTTCCAGCCGTAGTTGATGTAAGAGTCCAGCTCGTAACAGCCCCTCCAGTGCAACTCACCATTCCGAAGGGTCAGAAGGCGTCCGGACCTGACGGGCTAGGCTTCGAGACCCTAGCGGATCTCGTGTTTGATCCTGGTCAAGTTGGCGCTGGGCTGCCCCTGGGCATGAACGTGGTCGAACTGGTCATCGATCCAGCGACACCAGCGACGATCTATGCGGCCACAACGTCCGGAGTGTTGAAAACACTCTCATCCGGTACGCTGTGGAGTTCTGCCAATAGTGGTCTGAGCAACACCAACATAACGGCGTTGGTTATTGATCCGCTTTCACCTACCACCCTCTACGCAGGGACGCTTACTTCTGGGGTCTTCAAGACGACAGATGGCGGACTAACGTGGGGACCCTCCAGCACCGGCTTGTCGAACATCAAGATAACCGCGCTTGCAGTCGACCCGGTTACCCCTTCGACGCTTTACGCCGGGACAAACGCTGGCGGGCTGTACAAGTCAATCAACTCAGGGACTACGTGGTCGTCGGTCAACGTAGGAATCATTGATTTTGTCATTCAGTCCATTGCCATCGATCCTGTTACCCCGGCTACTATCTACGCGGGAATGTTCAGCGGGGGAGTATTCAAGACCATCAACTCTGCCCTGTCATGGTCCGCATCGAACACCGGGCTCGCAGATACCAACGTCACAGACATCGCCATCGACCCAGTCACCCCCGCAACGATCTACTTGGCTACCGTAGGCGGGGGGATCTACAAGACGACGACATCTGGTGCACTCTGGGCCCAGACTAACGCCGGTTTCACCGCAACCTCCCCAGTAGACATTAAAATCGACCCGGTCACCCCATCGATCATTTACGCGGCATCAAGTGACTCTGGTGTCTTTAAGACCGTCGATAGCGGCGCAAACTGGGCCACAGCTGTTTCTGGTCTGACGGCCACGAACAATCAGGCCCTTGCTATTGATCCGTTGACCCCGGTAACCGTCTACGCTGGGTCAACCGATGGCGGCATCTTCGTGTCGATCAATTCAGCAGTCACATGGGATCCGATCAACAATGGGATTGATGATCCGATCAAGATCGTTCAGATGCGGGAGGGGAGAACGCTTCAGGCTGTGTTCCGTAGCACTGGAGAGCCGTTCCAGATATACGAACTCTCTGTACCGGGAACCTCTACCATCGCCCAGGGATCGCCTGTTACCTCAGTAGCTGGCATTCTGTGGCCGGAGACCGCTCTACTAGCGTATGAGCAGACTGATCAGGTTGAGATCGAGTATGGCCTGTCCCCTCCGCGCGTGATCTTCGGCGATGGTATTGCCGGAAACATTCCACCTAAAGATGCGGAGATCATCGTCACGTTCTTCGTAACATCTGGCGTATTTGGGTCGATTGCCTCTGACACGATTGGAAACTTCACCACTCCAATTGTGGCCGGGACGACCACCATCTCGACCGTGCTCTCAAACACGTCCCCGTCTACTCCAGGGTCTGACCCAGAGCCGCTGAACAGCATCAAGGTCAACGCCCCTCAAGTATTCCAAGCAGCTGGACGGGCGGTCACGGCTGACGACCTAACGGGCTGGATCAACTCTTACGTTGATCCTGTGTTTGGCGCGGTATCTAAAGGCCGTGCCACATCGCCTAGGTCAGCTATTGCTGACGCTGAAGCCCAGAGCATTATTGCTAGCCTGATCGCCCTCAACGTCCCAACCTCGCTCACAACTCGCCTCTCGGACTACGTCGAAGCTATCCTGTCATCAAACTGTTCGGCTAATGTGGTCAACGCGCAGATCCTCGCGGCCGATTCGATCGGGCGCTACGTCCCTGCCAGTGAAGGCCTGGCAAGAAACCTAGCGACGTTTTTGAATGGTATCGCTGAAAGCACTGTGGAGGCGGTCGTAACAGATGGTTCCGTCAACCTACTATCGGTGGATGCCATCATTGGTGTCAAAACCCTTAGTAACATCACCAGTGATGAGATACGAATCGGCATCGTCGACAATGTTCGTACGGCAGTTCAAAGTCTCCTGATTGGTCGGGAGTTTGGCGACTCTCTTAGGGCTGGAGACCTCTACCAGACAGTCGAGGCTATCACGGGGGTCGACTATTCCCACATCACAGTGGTTGTGCGAAACAACATCGGGGACGATATTAGCTCCACCAGACTCAACTCGTTCGGCGATCTCGAAATCTCGGAGTTCGAGGTGATTACGATGGGCGCTTCTCCTGATATATCGCTCTTGTAGGAGATAGGAAACAATGGCCGACCTAACCCCACAAAATGAATTCCCGATCCCGACAGAGTTCGAGGAGCCCTACTACCCGACCATCAAGTCTTACTTTCTCGCTACCGACATGGCCGATTGGGCTCTTGCTGAGAACGATAACTTTGTGTGGTCCGGAGGTGGGTCTTTCTCCTGGAGCGCCACTACGGGCGCTCTTATATGGTCGAACCCAGTGGAAATCCGCACCAAGACAACGGTCTGGAACATCACCATTCAAGGTCCGCCTGCCCCCGGTGGTTCTGTAGTACTACTGGATGGCGAGTGTGCCTATTTCAAGCACCCCCGACTGCTCGTTGGAAATCAGATCGCCTCTCTAATTGTTGGCCCGATCACTCTAATTCCTGGCACACGACTCCACGACATCACTCTCCTCGCCACGCGGGTAGGGACAACTGTATTCTTCGCTGACGGAAAGTCCCTGAAGGATGGAGAGTCTGGAGAGATATTCGGTGGAGGCACCGGATCTACTGTCCAACCACACGAGCATCAGACGGCGAAGATCATAGAGCCCCCACTTTCAGGGACATCAATCCTTGATCTGAACATTGCCAGCTTCGCCCCGGCGCTCCTCAAGCGGATTAGGCTCTTCCGTAACGGCGAGTTCCAGAGTGAGCCAGATGATTACTCTGTAGACACTGGTACCGGACTGGTCACGCTTGTAGTACCCAGCTTTCGGCCGAACCTCCTCGATCCGGATCCAGAGCGATTCGTCATCTTGATGGAGACCTTCCCTCCAATCATTACTACCGGCGATCACCAACATATGGCGCCGCGTGTCGTTGATCCCCTCTCAGGGACCTTCCAAATCGACATGCTTGTCACATCTCTGGATTACCCAGCTCTGCAGCGCATCGAGTTCCACCGAAACGGTTCGATCCAATCTGCTCCAGATGACTACACACTGGATCTACCATCTGGTCTGGTCACGATCACCATTCCTGCGGTTACCGGTGAGAGGTTCACCGTCTTCCGCGAGGTCGAGTTCTAGTGCCTGATTCCTCTATCGGTTGGGGACACAATCCGTTCGGAAGTCACCAATTCGGGTTTGGTGATTGGGCCGAAGAGATGCTCTGGAAAGCTATTCCAGAGACTTACAGGGATTGTGATGAAGAAGGTCCAACAGGAAGCTCGGTCCAGCAGCCACTAAGAAAGTTCCAATCGGCGCTCAAACCGTCCTACCAGGATCTACGGATCAAATGGCACCAGTTTTTAACTCTGTGGGATGCGATCAGGGTTCCGTTAGACCAACTCCCGCAGCTGGCCTACAACGTCGGGATTACGGTCGATCCAACCAAGTCTGAAGGCCTACAGCGAAGCTCGGTCCTCAATGCCAGCACACTCTGGGTGAATAAGGGCACCGATAAGGGTTACGACATCACTGCCGCATTTGAAGGACTGCTCGTTACGACCACCCCACTGTGGGCCCAGACCTGTGGGCCTGCGGACCATGTTCTCAGCACTATTGGAGAGCTCGCAACTCCGTTCGATCTTTCCACAACTCTCCTCAATCCACGTCCTATCGGCCCTGGAACCTTACACATCAACGTGACCACGAAATACGGTATTTCGGAACAGATCAGCGATGACGAACTTGGTTCGCTATTCGGAACTGGCAATCAGCAAAACGGTCCACTTACTCGCATCGATATTACCCCTACTACTACTCTGTCTCTCACGTCAATCGTCGGGCTTTTCGGAGTCGGCAACACGGTCACCCAGGGCGCCACAACCGGGACGATCATCGCCATAGGTGCCTCCTCTATCAATGTTGTCACTACTGCTGGCGTGTTTGGGACAGGCGCTATCCTCGACACCACGTCTCTCGCTACAGCTACGGTTACCATCACCTCGCCAGATGTAATCGCTGCTGGGGATACGTTCGTAGGAGAAACATCTGGGACTACCGCAGTTCTCAGAGACTTCAAAACGTCTTTCATGATCATTGACCGGATTACCACGCTTGCCGGGTTCACTCCCGGAGAAGTTCTGCGCTGTCTGACGGGCTCAGGCCGCGCTATCGCCGGAATTACCACTCAACTAGTGCCTGGTCCTCTACGGGCTCGCCTTACGCTCTCAGCCATAGTTGGCGCGTTTATCGCAGATGACGAGGTCACTGGCGGCACTAGCACCTCTGTAGGGTTGGTGGGAAGTGTCAGCGGATCAGCTATCAACGTCGAATTGATCACTCTCCCAGGATTTTCTGTTGGGGAAACTATTACCTCTGGGGCCAACTCGGCCACCATTGACGCAATCTCGTACGGCACAATTGATTACATCGGCGGATCGATGGTCGGAGAGACTGTGCCTCTTCTGGCCGGTTCCACGGTTAACTTCGTTGTCGAACTACTTACTGCTGGCCCTACCCAGTTCTTAGCGTCCTACGATGAGGTGAGTGCGGACCTCCTGCCTATAGACCTCATCAAGACGGACAGATACGAAGAATGGCCCGACACGCTCAGACCTGTGAGAATTAGGGGAGGGATCATCACCGATGGTGAGTGCCGGTCTCACTCACTGAGACTCTTCTTCTTTACCCCAGACAACACCGAAATCGAGAACTTTACCGATGTCGCGGCCCGAGTTCTGCTCGCTCTAGAGTCTTTTAGGCCGATTCACGTCGAGTTTGATAAAATTTCGTTCGATGGGGCACGTGCGTCATCACAGGTGTGGCGGATAGCTGGGGTTAATGCGGACTCGTCCGCAGCTGCCGTGTGGTCAGCTTCAGTGGTCGGAAATCAACTAGCAACTTCGCAGGTATGGACAACCGGTCCTGTATCAGCAGACGTCGCGGTCTAGAGAGGGTTAAATGGCTAAAGCGTTTGCGCTAAAGAGGTCGACTGGCCAGCCAGTAACCATCAACACGGTGGAGGCTACGGCCACAGATTTAGGCACTGTCATCACTGGCGTGCAAACTGCAGCGCCATTTCCAGCGCGTTGTGTGAATATCTACACCGTATTCCAGGGAAATCCCCTGATACTCGTCGTGTCCGCCGTCGGGGACATAGAAGTTCACCAGCTGATAGCTGGGACATGGTCCGTCGTTGCTGGGCCGTTCTCTCCTCTAGTTGGGCATGTCCTTACGCCAATCTGCTTACAGATCGTCAATGACACCGTTGTGGCCCTGTGGTCAGACGAAGCGGGCGCGGGGGACGGAATCTCGGTCTCGTCGTCTACTGACGGAACTACGTGGTCAACGCCTTTGACTGAGCTGGCCGTAATCGGCGCATCAAACGGTGGAGACTCAATCGTATATCGTGGCGCCATTTGGTTTGCAACGGCGATTGGTCTGTGGAGTTATGCGCCCCTAGCCAGGTTCATTACGCTCGCCGGTATCGTAGGGGCCTACACAGCAGGTGAGACCGTTACCGGAAGCGTTAGCCTAACTACAGGTGTGGTCAGGAGCTTCAGCGGTTCCCTGCTTCGCATTGATACGGTCTCAGGAACTGGCTTTGCCATAGGTGATGTAGTCACCGGTCTTAACAGCGGTGCCACTGGAAACTTTTCGTCGAGCACATCATTCGTAAACGCTGCACCGGATACCGGAAGCGACACGTTCCTTACGGGAGCATCGGGCTCAGCGAACCTGCTCGGGAGCTTTGCAAGCTGGGATGGCAATCTCTACTTTATGCAGCCGAAGACGGTCAATGGTCCTATCAGGATCTACTCGCTCGACGCGAGCTGGGAAGCCCCTCTCGTTGTCCCTGCCCCGCAGTGGACGGCTGTCATCTTCACAGGAGTCGGTGACGTTGGTATCGCAACCGTATCGGGAGATGCCGGTATGTGGTCGATGTTCGTCAACAAGACTGACGACCTCTGCTTGTTTTACTCTGGGTCTGGTAGCACCAAGTTGGCGAAAACAACCAGTAAGCTATTTCCTCTTTCGTTCTTGGATCTGACAAACACTATCCTCCCCTCAGCGATAGCGGCCAAGACGAGCCTCGGCATTACGCTATACACCGATGACCGACGCCGCGATAACATTCTTCAGACTCTTTTGATCCGCGACCTGAACGCAGGGACGACTCTAGTTACATCCTGGGATGGGGCCTCCGCTCTTGTAGAAGAAGGGATCATTACCGGGTCCGACTTTCTTCTACCAGCTACGCGCACAGGCGAAGGCGCAACCTTTACAAATCTGCAGCCAACGGTCCACATCACAAGTGCCGCACAACCTTTCCCTGGTCGGGTTAGGATTGATTACATCGTAAAGGCCGATCCGGCGCGTACTGTTGGAATACTCCCTGAGTATTCAATCGATGGAGACCAGTATTTCCCGATGACGCAAGGTGATGCCGATAGCGGCGTAGACAGTCTCGCAGCGACACCATCTGGCGATCCTTACTTCTTTAACTGGGATACGTTCGCCGACCTTGATGGTGACTTTGATAACCTACTCCTTCGCATCGTAGACAGGATTACTGGGGTTTAAGCATGGTAGCCGGACCAGTTCAAGTTTTCACAAAGGACGACGTCAAAGCGCGTTGGACTGAACGCTATACATCAGATGCCATCAACAAGAAATTCCTCGGGCTTCCCCGTGGGATCTACCTCGGGTTTGTCCCGTCCCCTACTGGAGCTGTTCTCGATCTCAAGGTCGATAAGGCCATCACATTCACTACGCTGGTAGGGTCATTCGTTATCGGAAGCGCGATCCTCGGCGGTATTAGCGGAGCGACCGCAACCATCCGCGTAATCAGCGATGGCTACATCCTCGTAGACAATGTGGTCGGGATATTCCAAACAGGGGAGACCGTCACTAGTGGTCCTATATCCGCTACGGTGGCACTCTTCATAGAAGAGGATGTTTCTATAGGGCGTGTTGTCTCCAGTTCTGCACTATCTGCGGGCCGCAGTGATCGCATGCTGGATGTGGTAACCACAGACACCACCTCGCTGGACTTCACAGGATTCAGCGACGGCACTTACTACGTCATCCTTCAGGCGTCTTACGAGGTTGGGGCCGCGACTCTAGGCTCGATTATTACCAGAACTACCCCAGAACCGTCCGGCGCTGCGGAGGTCCTGATCTGTGTCGTGACAAAGGTAGGAGCAGTGCTGACGGTTGCTGCGACAGCACCCGTGACACGACACGAGCCCGTAGCGTTCGACGGCACTCGGATCGGCTTCATGCCGGGCGGCTCGATCACCAAGCTGATCGCTGCCGCGATCACTACAGAAGAGGTAATCGCGTCACGCCAACTCATCGATGGAACTGCTGGGAGCACGTTCGACTCGCTCTTTCCTCAAACGACTGGACTCCCAGCGCGTCTTAAAGCTGATCTGTCTAACGTAAGCATGGCAGGGAGACTGGGTAAAAATCTCATCACTGTCAGAGGCAACGAGTTCACACTCGCTGCCCCTGGAACCTCTGCTAACGTCTCCGGATCATTTGCGGCCCGCAATAGGGACTTTGAGCCGTACAAGGACATCTCCCCTGCTACCGGAATTAACTTACCAGCAGGAGTGCCCGTAATCATTGCTGACGATGGATCTGAGTTCATTGACGTAGTGATCACCGGACTGGTTGGAACCTTCACACCGGGACTCCTCATAACAGGAGCTACGAGCGGTGGCACTGCCATCGTTAAAGAGGTGGTCGGGCTCACACTCACGTTAGGTGATTTTGTCGGATCACTCTTTGTCGGCGAGGTAATTAACCAGAGCGGCCCTCCTGCGGCAACGGCAACAGTCTCAACCGTGAGCCTAAGAGAAGGTGCCGTTACAGAGGTCTCTGGGGCCGTAATTGAGAGCCGGAACGTAGCAACCATTGTCGACTCCGACACTGGTCAGAAGCTCGTCAACACCACCGGCCAGATCATCTATGGTCGAGTGGTCTACGGTCCTGGCGGGGCAAGTAATCCAGGAGCCCTGACACTGGCGGCGGGCCAGCAACTCAACTTCACGGCGAGCACGTCGACGGTAGTTGTAGCTGCGGGAACCATCAACACCCCAGCGGATCTCGACGTTGGAGACATCATCGAAGGCGATGATGGAAGGTTCTACGAGATATCCTCGGTCACCGGCGGTCCGATCACGAGCTTCGACACTCCAGTCGCCAAGCCTTACGTTGGCCCGACCGCGATCAACGTCGGCAGCATGACCCGGCATCGTTACATTCTTGAGTTCTACACAGTGGTCGCTGGCGCTGAAGTAGCGGCTACACTTCCAGCCGGTGACTACCAGTTCTATTTCCCAGCGTGGTTTACGGCAGAGAAATCAAACTTCAATGCGGCCCTCGACGCGCAACCAGGCGAAGCTCCTCTGTCGGTCAGGGCTCAGTATGCGGGCACGGACACGGGCTCTACCCTAGGCGCAACGGCAATCAGTGCGCCTCAGGGAGTGCTCAACTTCATTGAAGGGGCGGATATTGGACTCGTCGTCAAAGACGATCCAGCAACAGGGCGGATCAACATCACTATCAGGTCGACAGCGGTAGCGCCTCCTGCCGGACTGGCGCTAGAAACAGGGACCCCACCCTTGATCGAAAGTGGGTCTGGCGCTGCTAACCCTCTTGGAAGTCTACTTGCCTCAGCATCAGACCACACTCACCCAGCCTCTTTAAAGGTCGATGTAGTTCCTCTAGCCTGGGCCAACTCTTTGACCGGTCAAAGTACCGGCGTCGTCTCCTTTACCCCTCTCTTCGGCTTCGTCATCTTCTCCGGATACACGACTGTCAGAAGTATCAGTGAATCTGCGAACAGCTTCGGGTTCATCACCGGTGCGGGTCAGTGGGCGGTCGGCGGCACCCACATGGCCACAGGTGGCGGCAATGGGCACGTCCATACCACGTGTACAGCTTCAGGAGAGATTGCTGGAGTGTTGGATGCCCTCACAGGTGGGTGGGGGACATCCTTCCAAAACAATGTCGGTTTCTCCGCTGCCATAGTCTCGTCGGCCCTCGGGGCTGGCGGTATAACACTGACACCATCCCTGGCCATAACTGGCGGCGCAGTTGTGATGTTCGTTGGTTAGTAATCGGAGAGTGACAAAGTGCTTGGTGATCTACTCGGTTTACTCGGTGGGCTGTCTAATCCGCCAACAGGCCAGCCGACCGCACCCATCAGTCTAAGTATCCCTAGGGATCATCCGATGGCTCAGGAGATCCTAAATGCGGCCCAAGCTCTAGCAACTACTAGAGAGACCGCATCAAAGGTGGTCTACCGGACTGGAAAGCTAGACCCGGACAAGTGCGTAGAGGACTTCCTCGTAGTGCTGAGGAAGCTCGCCAAGTACGAAGGCCTCGACCTCGACGCAGAGATCGACAAGCTGCGCAGCGTGCAACCAGGCGTCGGGAACGGACTCCTCGACATCGCTAAGAAGCTGGCTAAGAGTGAAGGGCTAGATATCCCAGGTATCCTAGGCTAGCAGCTTGAACCGGCAGGTCCTAGCTCTGAAGGTTCGTGAGTAATCGAAGGAGTCGATCAGCGCATTAACCGATGCTGTCGGTGTTGCCGTTGCTGTTTTTCCTGATGGCTTGCGCCCTACGTTACCCTTCAAGCCCTTCTTCGACAGGCTTCGGTTGTAGCACTTTGTGGAGCCATCAGCTTGTTTGTTGCAGCTTGTTGGATCATCATCGTCGCCAGCGTTTTCGACGCCTGGCATTAAACTGGCCGCGTCATCAGCATTACCACCGCCACCGCCAGCTGACTTTTCCCTCTTTCCTCCGATATTCGGAATAGCCTGGGCAGCACCACCTGGAGGCGCTGCTGCGTGCGGTGGTGTGTCGTGAAGGTCTATCTGCTCACCATCTCCAGTAGGGTCACCGAGAGGGTTGGCTTCTGGGTTACTGGCGACTGGCGCTGCTCCTCCTCCAAGATTACTTGGAAGTTGCTGGCCTTGGGCAGCAACTGGCGCTCCCCCACCTTTAAGGTTACTCGGGATGTTGGATGTTGGCTGATTAGTCTGCTGAGTATTTCTCCTGTTAATGTTTTGCTGATTTGCAAAATCAGCAGAGGCCTGGTCGTTCTTTTGTTGTGGGGTCAGCTCGACCTCAGGCTTGACCTCAGGCTTGGCGCCTTCTGGGTAGGAGAATGGCGCCCTCTGAGTCTGGGCGCCCTGGGCGTAGGCCTGGCTCATCGCACTGGCATCAGAAGCTGCTGGTGTTGGCGCTGCCGTTGGTGCTGCCGTTGGTGCTGCCGTTGGTGCTGCCGCTGCCCGTGCGCTGGGTCCGATGCTAGGTACAGCATCGGGCGGTAGAACTGCTGCCGCTTTTGCCTTGGCTACCTTATCAAGTCGTGCCTGCTTGCGAGCTTGATCCGCGAATTCGGCGGAAGGTCCGGCATTGGCTATCGCCTTACCTTGTGTCCATTGCTGCTTTTGTAAGGCATCAGCCGTAGCCTTAGAGGCCTTAGCGGTCCGGTTGCGCTCGGCGGCGGCGGCTTCCGGATTCATATTAAACGTGTCTAGTTTCGGTGTGTCGTCACCAGCAGCAGTAGCCCTTGCGTTAATGGCTGCTTTTTCCTTTTCACCTGCTTCCCACCTTGTAAACGGGGCATCTTGGGCATTCTGTGTTGATCTTACAGGGCCGTGTTCGTCCCCAGTTGGCGCATCTGCGGTTGGACCGCCCCCACGGTCCTGCCACTTCTGGCGCACCCACTTACCAGCTTTTGCTGCGCCGCGTCCAGCCGCCGCTGCCCCACCGGCGATGCTCTTACCAGCTTTTGCTGCCCCACTGGCGATGTGAGGGGCTGCCGCACCTATACCAGCGCCGATGGCCGTTCCAACGCCAGGAGCGATGGCTGAGCCAATTGCAGCACCGGCCAAAGCACCTCCTGCGGTCTTACCGCCGACCTGTGTCGACTGCATCCTATTGCCAAGGGCGTAAGCTGCGGTCTCCTTGGCCTTATCATCGCCCCCTCCAGCTGCTCCACGGGCAAAGTTCACAGCCGTATCAGCGACACCGCCAGCAACCTTCTTAGCGGCGTGACTTCCGGCATCGAACGCTGTTTTGCCTACGTGACCGATCCCCCTGCCGATCCCTCCGGCAATTCCCTTGCCTGCCCAGCCAAGTCCTCTTCCGATTCCTCTGGCCGCATCTCCGGCCAAGCCTTCATCAAGGAGAATCAGGGGGCTCCGGTAAAGAGCGTGTTCCAGTTCGAGCTCTTGATGCTCAACTAGATGATAAGCCCGACAGGCAATACTCTCGGACTCACGTAGTACTAAGGCAGATCGCTGTAGTGACATCTGGGCTGACCTATTCAGTGGCATTGATGCCAGGTTACGTGATCAGCACCTTCATGTGGTGGCTAAACCCAAGGGGTCCGGCCACTGAAACAGATATCTGTCCAGCAGTAGGGCGCACTCGCACGTAGCGGTGCGAAACGTCTCCAGCACCAAGAGGGAGTGTTGTCAGGGCGACGAGACCCTTCTGACCTAGGGTAGTCACAACTGGAACCGTGAGAAGTCCTGGCTCAGCCGTCACGCCACTCGAAATTTCGAACGTGGCGCCAGACGACACGGACGAAACCCAGATAACAGCGCCTAGAGACTGGGTGTCAAACTTGATCCAGAGATCGTCCAGCGGCGCTGCAACGAGCGGGATGTCGTCCTTTTTGATGTGCATCTGATTCTCCCGTTACTTTCTGTGTTGAGGGCGACTAGTGGTGTTAGTCACCGGCGATCATCGCCTCAAGCTCTGTTGCATTTGGACCGGCCGTGACGAAGAGAGCGGTGATGCCGTTTTCAGACATCAGGATTCCATCTCCAGGACCGAACGAGAATGCAGGCGCGACAATACTATCGAACTTAAGCATGACCGGAAAGTTGGTCCGCAGGAACAACCGCTTACACAGCTGCACCCCTCCGAAGCCTACTTGCTGATCTACAGCCCCGCCAGCGATGACCATTGGAAAGTGCTGAGTGACCTCAGACACGAGGAGTGTGTCGTTGAGGACCTTCTGCGCCTCGATAGTTCCAGCAGAATTGTAGACCTGGAAAGTACCGTTGACCTTGATTGTCTTTGCACCCATACCGCACCTCGTCCAGGCATTCTACACGACAGCATCAGTCGCGCGTAGCCAGTTACCTTTATGCCTTAGGCTTGCCATTCTTTGGCTTGATGGCAGCCTCAGCTGCTGCTTTGTCCTTTTTGGCCTGACTCTTGGGCGTTGAAGCCGTTTTCTGGTCATCGGCAGCCGCATCGTAGACCGAATCCAGTCCAGTGTCCGGGGCGCCCCTCTTGGGGGTGCTCACCGTAATGTCGATGTCGGTATCGCTAGGGGACAGCTCCTCCTTGAGCTTTGCAGCGAAATCTTCAACACTCTCAACCGTGGTGAACCCCGAACCGGACAGGGATTCCACCTTCATTTTTTCGTTGTTGGCGATCGTGAATATCTTTCGCGTTTGATTGCGGCCCGCAGACTTCCCAATGACCGAGAAGTCACCGTAGGACTCAACGGTGGACACAACGGCCTGGGAGGTTGGCTTCCAGCAGTTAGTGGTCAGGGGGAGCTCTCCGTGAGTCCCGAGACCAATCTCCAAGCAGAACTGCCCGCCAGGGGCAATAGCGTCGAAGACCTTGTTGAATATCTGCCTTGGGTGGGGGATGTCATCGACACCTTCGGCCCAAATGACCACATCGAACTTCTCAACGAGTTCGGCGTCTGCCTTCCTGCGGATAAACGATGTCCCGACAAGCTCGTCAACGAACTCAGCGATCGTGTTCATGGGCCGCAAGTAGATCGTGCGCGGCTCGAACCCTACGACCGTTGATGCTCCTGCGTGGATCGCCTCGATGCAGAGGCCAGAATTGCCTGGGCAGACAACTAGGACATTCTTGCCCTCAAGTTCAAGCCCGAGGCGAGCCAGGTAGTCTCGGGGGTTGTACTTTCCGGGAAGCGCAAACTCATCACTCAGCTTCACGCTGAAGCTATAAGGGTCTCCTGCCGTAAAGAACGAGGAGGCCTTAAAGGACTTGATGCGGGTCTCGATGGTATCAGTAACGCTCATTTGCTTACCTCAGCTGTTTGCTGGTGGTGATTAGGACTTCTTGGACTCTGGCTCTGACGCCGTTGTCCTAGTTAGTAGAGGGCTCCGTGTCGGGCCTTCTAGCTTAATTAGAGCGCAGAGACGTTCAAACTCTACTTCGTGAACTTCAAACGTCATGAACGATCGTTTGCACTTGGCGCATGAACGCCTTCTCTGTTTGCAAACATCAACCGCTTTGCGGGACGGTCTTGTCGACTTTAAGACATACGTCTTCTCATGCTCACACCGAGGGCATTTCATCGCTTACGGATTCTCGATCCGAGCACCTTACGAGGCGTCTTGACGTTCTTGAGCGTTTGATAACGGTCGCGAGCTTTCCGCTCACGTCGCGCTCGCAAGACATTGCGAGATAGTGGGGTGACCTTTTCTCGAACTCGCCGCTCGATGCGGTCCATGATTCCACGTTTATGGGGTTCGACGCCATCCTTTAGCTTCGGCTTCGGAGCATCAAACTTGCCGTGCACTATCCCTTCACGCAAGAGAATATCTGCCTCTTGAATGCTGTCTGCGATTAAATGCAGTGCATCGCTGACTTGTTGTCGTCTAGGCAAAGTCATCCCAGTATTTTACCAATAGTCGACCGGTGAGGTCCAGACCTGGTGATCAGATGATCCACGTTGGTAGACCGGTCCAATCTTCCCCGCCCTCAGTGGGTAGGGGCGGCTCGTCTGGCCACCTGAAATTACCGTCTGACGTAGGAACCGCCTCGCCTGGCAGGCCTGGAGTCTCGATAACAGAGGCGCCCATTGAAATGCCGCCCCCTCCAATGGATCTCCAGTTCGTGGCTAGGAAGTAGCAGACGGCCGCAAACGCATCGGCCAGATCCTTTGAGTTGTGGACAAAGATTCCTGCATCAAGAGCGAAGTTCGATGTCTCTTCGACTGAAATGTCGTAGACATCGGCGGTCCCACTAGGCTCAACGCTCACGACCTTGTGATTACCGGGCGCGATGCAGAACGCGTCGGGCGCGTTGTTTAGCTTCCCCCGGTCGTGGTGAATCAGTCCATTACCGTGCTGGTTGCCTGTGTAGCCCGGGTACTTCCACTTTCCGACCATCCGATGGGTGAAGTGCCACTTACCATCGCCGGGGCACAAGTAGAGCTCGTAACCGACCATCTTGTGGGCCGACTTTGTGGACAACTTGGTGTAGAGCGGCATCAACGAGTCGCCGGGTTGCAGCTCCCCGGCCTCGCGATAACTCCCATCTCGGAGCATGAACCTGTGGTCAGGCGTACACCTGACGGTCTCGCCGTTGTCCAACGTGACCGCCACTACAGGCGCGTTCTTAGCCGTCAGACGTGGTGCGTAACCGATTCCGACAGACACGGCACCTTCTCGCATCGTATAGGTGTGGAATCTCTGACCTTCTCCATACTCAGCCACTAGCTGCTCAAACGTGATCGCCCTCCCGTCCAAGAGGCGAACCTTCGTGTCACCCGCGAAGCAGCCCGTGCGCGGGTGATCGACTTTGGTTCCCTGGGAATTCAGCTCAAGCTCTCGGAGCTCCTTCGCCAAGAAGGTGTAAACAGGGCTCTCAATCCGCCCCTCATAGAGAGCTCCCTGTGCAGACAGGTAAGGATCAAGGGTTCTCTGGGTCGATATCTCCTGTGTCTTGAATCCGTGCTTAGCGATGAGCTGGAGGTTTGGAAGCCCCATCCAACGGTCCGCAGATACCGACTTGATCGGGAGACCACCCTCTCGGAGCATGTAGATCAACGATCTGACAAGTTGATGTTCAATCTCTCCCGCATGAGGGGCCAGGATACGGAGGCACAAGTCAATGTGGATTAGAGGGGCGTCCTCTTTCCTCTTCTCGTGAGTCTCTGGGTCCAGGCGCGAGACTTCGACCTCTCCGGCAACGTGGCCCACACAAAACCCTGTAGCGTCCTTGTTCTTTGAAAGGTCCATGTGGACGTGTCGGTGTGCGTTTGGGCAACATCTCGGGACCGGATCTCCGTGCACGTTCCGGATCATCATGTTGTCCCAGATCGGCTTGATCTCCCTACTGGTGACCCACTCGTAGATATGGAATGGGTGCGCCCGCTCTGGCTTCATCATTGCGTCAATGGCTTCTCGATTCGAGAAGAACGGACGGAACGATTCCAGCGCAATACCAGCAATGTCTCGGGCCGCACCTGCGGGATCGTTCAGAAAGTCCTGAAGATACTCATCAGGGAAGCGGAACCAAATCTCGTGGTCTTCTACCTCTTCCCCATCATCAAGGACGCGAACGCGGCCAATCTTCTGAGAAACGGCTGCACGCCACCATTTCTGGCCCATAAACGCGTTTGGTCGGACGTCCCAGGTGGCGTAATCTCGGACAAAAACGCTCGTATCGTTTTCCCGCATCGCCTCGCGGAGTCTTCGCTCGGTGAAGTCATATATCGACTTCTTCGATGAAATCATGATCAGACGACCACGAAGGCCTGTGGCCGAGTAGGTGCCTCGAATACGACGTCGCAGTGAATCGTAGATGGACTCGGACTTGTCGTCCTTACCGCCACCGGCGGCTACGTGACCCTTCTTCTGCTTACCCATGAAGTTGCCCTCATCGATAAGTGCGGCCCACACATTAAGACCAAGTGCAGCGCCCTCATTAGATCCACCACCAATGATGATGATGTCCTTACCTGGGAAGCGAATCTCCTCTTTAGTGACCTCGAACCGGCCCTTCCAGAATGGGGTCAGGGCGAGCTTACGCACGATTCCCTGGAAAACGACTCGTTGAGCAGCTTCCTTAGTATGCGAGATAGGGACGATGTGAATGATCTCACCACGACCAAGTCCCAGTGTGTCAGTGGGCCGCTTCAGGCAATAAAGCTCGTAGATGATCCGGATTAGGGCTGTAGTGCTGAAATAATCCTTACCCCAGCGTGTCGACCCAGTGAGGATGCACTCCGCATAGTCGCCCTCAAAATACTCAATCATGTCCTCCTTGAGCCTGGGCCACAGAGTGCGGGCCGTCTCGCCGAGGTAGTATTCGTCGTTGACCCACTGACGGATTGGGATGGCCGGTCCAGTATCAGAATCCCACTCAAGGCGCTCGGCAGCATCGGCAATCTCTTTTGCCTGCTTCCCAGCGATGTCCTTAATTAGGAGATCGAGAGCTCCTTTCTCATCAGGAGTGAGCTCATCAATTTCAGTCTGCAGAAGGGCCATTGCCTCTGCAACCGGTCGAACACTGCGAAATCGTCCGTTTTGGTAGGTGATCAAAGACTAGGCCGAATCACCGTTGGTGAGGCGCTTGCTGGCATCGGGGTCGGACGAGACCACCGTGCCCTCAACATCGATCGTCTCTTTACTCTCGGACAACCGAATGAACCGCTCGGCCATGGCGAGGAGTCTATGACGCTTTGTGTCATCATCAAGTGCTGTGGTGGCGTGATCTTCACCAAAGCGGTCCGCAAATGTCGCGACGTGCTCGACCTTAGTACGAATTTCAATGCCCGCTTTTGGCAGATATCCAGCATCCTGGAGGATACGCGTCTTGGTGCTCAGTGTCTTCGTGACAATGTCCAGGAACTTAGCCTTCTCTCCACCGCTCTTGGCCATGGAGTACTCCTGAAATGCGGCTGCCGTGCAGGAGTCGAGCTTGCGAATCGTTGTTCCAAGCTCGATGTTCGCGTAGTCGGGGTTCTCCTTGATGCGGCTAACCCGTCTAGCCAGCTTCAATTTCCAGTACTTGACGTCAAGCGCAACCGTAGACCGACTGACACATAGAAGGTTAGCCATCTCAGTCTGAGGGATGTCTTGGCACATCATCTCCCATACGTCATGTCGCCTTCGCTCAATAGCCTGAGCTGTGTGCTTTTTCCGCTTATTGTCGAGGGCTTCGAACTTTTGCTGAAACTCATGGATCGATGCCTGAGTCGCCTTAGCTCTTTTGCCTTGTTTCTTCTTTGCCATGTTTCTCTCTGGAATTTGACTCCATCACTATAGCAACATTACAGCCCGCATCGTCATAAGATAAGCTACTTGATCTTGTTGGAGCTATCCAGCTGATGCTATCCTCTCAACGTCTGTTCCTCCATCACACGGTTTTCGGAGTTGCTCAATGGCCAACACAGCAAAGATGGAATTTCACGCGGCTCGCGTGCTCAACATCCTTGAGAGCATCAATACTGATCTCGGTAGATCAGGCGCAATGCGCTTGGTTGAACGTGCTCACCAGTCCCCAGTCCCAGCAGGACTAAGTCGGACACACTCGCGCTTCGCGCTTCGCTTCTTGGCGGAGGCGGCTATCCCGAAGCAATCTCCTGAAGAGTTTGCTCAAGGCAAAGCCGCCCGTAAGGTGGCTAAGAACCGGGCGAACGAGAAGAACAAGGCTAAGCAGGCCAGAAAGCGTGCGGCGGCAAAAGCGGCGCGTGCAGCGGCCGGTGAGCCGGAGCCGGAAGCGTCCAAGTTCAAGCCGAAGATCGCTTATGACCGTAAGAAGATCGGGATGTCTCCAGATGAGATGAAGGCCCTGGCGAAGAAGGACAAGAAGGACAAGCCGCCCCGTGGTGGTGGTGGTGATGGTGGTGGTGGAACTCCACCTCCGGCTGCCCCAGGCGCCGGGGCCCAGGCCCTAGATGACGATCCAGGTTCCAAGAAAAAGTCGAAGAGGCCAGCTTGGCTAGGTCGTCCTACTCCTGGTCCTGACCGGCCTGAGCCTTCTCCGATTCCTGACGACGATGCAGTTGCGGACCGCATCAAAGGAAAGCTGAAAGGTGTTCGGAAGTCCCGCGCCAAGAAGGTAACGGGGATCGAAGACCCAGCAGACGTCTACAAAACACCAGCTGGCAATCGACAAGGTCGTAAGGCCGGACTGAACCGTATGGCCAAGCGCCGTGGAGAAGGCAAGGTCGGCAGCGGGGCCATGCCAGAAAAGACCATGGCCGGTGACAGCATCCACGACAAGGTCGCTGCGCTTCAGAACACGCTCAATGACCTGACGCAACACGTTGAGAAGGGTCGAAAGGCAACCAAGGCCGCTCCCTTCGTGGCGCCTAATCGTCGTAGGTCTCTGGCCCATCACCCAGAAGATACTCACGACGCTGAGCAGCACGCCCGCTATCGAGCATCGGCGAACGCCGACTTCCAATCGCTGAGTGACGAGCGTAAGCGCCGTGGCCGTGGCCGTGGAAACCGCGACTCAGCTCGTCGTATTGATCCGGATACCGGCAAGAAAGTAGGACCGGACAAGCACGGAATGGCCCAAGGGGTTACAGATCCTTCGGACCCTAACTACGCAGAACGATCAACACGGGCAAAGGCTGCCAAGCTCCGTCGGGCACAGTTCACAAACCCGTCCTCGCGCGATCGCGAGCATGACGATGCGAAGGGCTACAGCAAGGACGAGCACCCGAAGTGGAAGGGCCACCACAAGGACCCCGACACAGGTGAAAACGTCCACTCTTCCGGGAAGAAGAACAACAAGAAGTTTGCCAACGCGACGACGTTCGGCAACTCAGACGATGACGCGATGCTTCACACCGACAAGAGCAAGGCCGGATCTCGCGGGTCGGCCGGTGATGATCAGTTCGCCTTTGTCGGCGACACTGATAGGGATCCACGCCAAAAGTGGTATCGCGTCTCCAAGGAGGGCGGTTACGCATCAGCTATGGCTTCACTGGGCAAGTCCTACCACAAGGACCAGGAGACCAGTCAGCGCGTCATTGACAAGGTAAAGGGCACCGGATTCGCAGACTCGTCTGGACACCAGATCAATGTTCGCCCAACTGGTGATCTCCACGATGAGCGCCCTGCCTGCCAGAAGGATAAGGACGGCAACCTCGGCCAAGCGGGTCAAGCGCTGCAGGCTCGGGACCCGAAAGAGTTCTACCGTCTGTGCAAGGGTTCGCATGACGGCGTAGGCGGTACTAAGAAGGGTCGTAGTGAATACAAGACCGGGTTCGGGCCTGAGCACGACGACAAGGACAAGATTACTGGGCTCCACAAGGCTGCTGAGAGCGGCAAGAAGGACAAGCCGAGCCGCAATATCGCCCAAGACGCTGCAGCGCGGCAAAGCCGTCGCGACACTGGGTCGCCACGGAGATAATTCCTGTGTCTAAAAACGCGTCATTCGCAACCTGGGAGGGTGCCGTTCTAATTCCCGTTGATGCTCTAGTCTTGTGCGACTGGAACGTGAACGAGATGGACGAGCCTGAATTTGCGGCCCTACTTGAAGCAGTCAGGGACGGCGGGTTCGATGAGCCTGGACAGGTTGTTCCTATCACTGAGGGGGAGGACAAAGGAAAGTTCCGTCTCCTCGGTGGTGAGCACCGTAAGAAGGTGTGCCTGGCGCTTGAGATGACGCACATGCCGTGCGTCGTCAAAGAGCACCTCTCTGATGCGGACGAAGAAGCGCTCATGGAGTGGAGCGTTAAGCGGAACAACATCCGGGGCAAGATCAACCGGACGCGTTACGCAGAGCTTCAGAAGAAGATCACTGGCAAGTGGGGGATCTCATCTGAGGCTGCGCGTCGGCGCATGCTCGTTCGTGAAGAGCGAATGGAGGATCTCAAGAAGCGTTACAGCCAAGAAGTGATTGACACGATGGTCGAAGTGGAGAAGGCGAAGGTCGGCGGCGGATCCTCGAACTCCAAGACACCATCAGAGCAGGCCAACACTGGAGCCTCTCCAGATAAGCGCCGTCCCCCAAAGGATGACGAAGGTAACGAAGTCACGACCCAGCCGGGCAAGGGTAAGAAGAAGGCCTTCGCCGATCAAAGGGCCCTGCTGACATCACTGAAGGCGTTCCAGATGGACGTCCTGCAACAGAGCGCAGATACGTGCACCCAGGGATATCTCTACTTTGGCGTTGCCGGTCACACCCACTTGGTCGTCAACGAGACGGCGCATCTCAATAAACTAATTGGCGAGTTGGTCGAGACTTGCCAGGCAAATTCAGATCAGATCAATGAGTTCCTTATTTCTGCCATAAAGAAGGAGTTGCCTAACTGGCAATAGCGATGCCCGGTAAGCGTTGGACGTCAGACGATAATTCTCTGGGCCGTCTCCTCCTTGAGGAGAGCCGTGATCTTGGAGCTGTGGCCGACCAACTTGGTCGGTCTAGGACCTCCGTACGTCTCCGGAACAATCGTTATTGGAAGATCCGAGTCCCACATACCGGGGGCTCAAATCTCGTTCCTAACGAAGCATTCGTCGAGTCGTGGTCGGCGTCGTTGTCCTACGTTGTGGGGTTTTTGACCGCTGATGGGAACGTGAGGAAAAACGGCACCGGATTCTCCGTTAGTCAGAGCCATGAGAGCGGGCGTGACCACTTGCGATCCGTTCTTCCCCTGGTCGGGGGTAGTGTCCGTGGTCCCTACAAAGACGACGTTTACACGTTAAATGTGTGCAGCCCACGAATGGCCACCTGGCTCACCCAGGTAGGAGTCGTTCCGGCTAAGTCCCTAAAGATGGTTGACCTTCCTCTAGTTCCTGAAAGTCTGATGCAGCACTTCATGCTCGGACTATTCGACGGTGATGGATCTGTTTACCACAGCAACGGATCACGACCTGGGCGTAAGCCGATGGTCGGTCTATCTATCGCAGGAGCTAGTCCTAAGTTTCTGGAATCAGTAAAGTCTCGCCTCAGCGCTGAACTCAACACCAGGGGATCAGTAGTAACCAATCAGGTGATCTGGCCGCATCACGATTCGGTTACCATCCTAGAATGGATGTTTGAGATTCGCGATCAGGTCCCCCACCTGCCGCGAAAATATGAGACCTACAGACGGCTGATCGACGCACGCCAAGCGTGGGGGGATCGTAGTCACAGAACGGGCTTGATCTCAGCGATCAAGAAGGAGCTACCCGCATGGCAGTAGATGTAGGCAAATTGATTGCCGAGAGCATTGACGGGTTCTACTCTTGCAACGCCGTTCTTGAGCGAATGTATCAGAAGACCCTTGATGTTCTGGAGAGCCTATCCCCAGGTATCAAGGCGAAGCTCCTTAGTGAGGGCCCCGACTGGGATAACTACGACGACGATGACTTTGATGATGGGAGTGACGGCGCAGAAGAGCGCGACAGAGCTGCTGGAGATGAAGATGAAGACGACGATGCTATCCACGATTGGAGAATGAAAAACGATCCAGGTTATCGCAAAATTCACAAAGATTCTGAGGAGCCAGAGCCAAAGTCAGAGCCAAAGTCAGAACCAGAACCAGAGCCATTGTTCATCGATGATGGTAGCGATGATAATCCAGACGATGCTGGCTCCCTTCCTGATGATGACGCTGCTGCCAGGTTCATGCGGGGATCTGGAGGTCAGGCGCCGCAATCAAAGCCGGAGCCGGAGCCTAAGCCCGCTTCATCAAAATCTGGAGCAAGTGGAACCCCTGAGCACCGTAAGGGCTATCAGGCCGGTTGGGTGGCATCCAAGCGTGGAAAGGCTTACGAGGACCCGGCCGAGGGTGGAGAATACGCTGCGGGCTACAAAGAGGGCTATGACGCCCGCCAAAGCGGACATGCCATCAATAAAGGGCTTGCTGGGGCTAAGGAGGTACACGCTAAAGGTCATGGAGCAGGCATGACCCGCGCCCAGCGTACGGAGGCTAAACGCGCTGCGGCGAAGTACGTCGAGGACAATGTAAGGCCTCATATAAATGACATGGTGACCCGTCTTCACCCACACATCTCTGCTGCACTAAATGATGGGCAGAGTAATCCTCAGAGTGATGCTAGGGCTTCAGAGATTCTTGCCACATGGGCGACTCCGTCCGCCGGTAAGGGTAATGCGATTGGCGGTCGATCCGCTATGGCGAATGCCATCGCCACGAAGTTCAGGCACCACGATGACGCTATCCTCGGGCTAGGGCGAGAGCCCGTTAAAAAGGATTTTAGAGGTGATCCGGCAGGTTTTTCTGATGCAATGGATGCACACCGTGCAAAGAGGGCGGAAGCGCAGGCGGCGTGGGAGGCAGGGTCAATAAACCCCGAAGTTGACCACGACTCGCACCAAGACCACGCTTCAACCTTTGTTAAGCAATTGACGAACATGGGAAGATATATAGAAGGTCAAGCGGGGGTCGAAGGCTTAGGGGCACGAGGAAGACAGCAGGGCGAAGCGGGTCTGCGGTCCGCAATTAACGATAGGCGGCAGGGGACTGGCGCAGCCCGTCCTAGTTACACTCCTGAAGAACTTAAAGCTATGACGCCCAAGGAGCGGGCACAGGTTGCCCGCGACCAGACGATTGATAAACATGCAGAAGGTGCCCTGGAAAGAGCACGCGATGTGCAGGCCGCACCTCTCGACCCTGTGAAACAGCGAGCTGCTGGCGATGCACTCGGTAGACTCGCAATGGGTTCGGAGTTCGATGCGGCCCAACACGGAGATATGTCGCCGAGAGATGCTATCAAGGCCTACCAGGGGAGGGCTCTAGCGAGAGCGGAGAGACTGCTTACTGATCCACGACTAGGTGGAAACAAAGGGCGGCTTGGGGTTTTTGAACGATCCTACAAAGATCCAAATACCGGGGCGGTTGTGCCCTACACCGTCAACATGGGGGACTGGTTGCGCAGCACCCTCGGAGCTCCGGCGGTAGAGAACCCAAAGACTGGTCAGTTAGAGGCGGGGATGTTCAAGAGAGGTTCTGGAGCTGATTATTTCAGGACTGTGATCCCTAACTACACCCACAGTGGGCCGTGGACAGGTATCCTCAATGGTCTTCGGGACCGGGCGACACAGGCGTGGCATACCCACGCAGAAATTAAGCGACACATAGGTGAAGAGCCTCAGGCTCATGCCCAGCGTGTAGCCGCTAGGGGTGACATGCTTCGGACGCTTGGGCACCCGGCGCTCCAACCAATTTCAGTTGATAAGTTGGAGGTTCAACCACCACCCGGAATTGCGATCAACAACAATCAGCTCGATCCGGTCAAGCTAATGGCTGATTGGCAGGCCGGTTCTAAAAAGCCTGGTAGGAGTAAAATAGAGAGGGGGGCGGTTAAGACTTCAAAGAGTATGGCGGACGCTGTTAGAAAGCAGATTCCTCAGTGGGATCGCATCACCAGTTCCCTTAAGGGTTTGAAAGGTGAAGAGCTCACGTCCCACGAATACTACCCATTTTGGCATTCCATTGTTGGGCGCGACCATAAGTTGGGGAAACAAACAGGCAGTGTCGCTAAGCGGGCAGAAAACGCGATAAATCATAATGAAGAATGGCACGTTTTGCACCCAGCCCTAAAAGGGTTTTCTAGACAACAGGGTGCTCATACGCGCGAGCATGATCCTAATCAAGATCAGCGTCTCGTTGAAGACGACATGTTGGCCCTGTTCCGTGGGTGGCTCGGTGAGCACGTCAATCTCCACCCCGGTCGTCTCGACATCATCATCACTGAGCTGCGTGCTCTTCACGACGAGCAGGTGTTCTACGAGTCAGTTTCACTGAGGCTTTCCACCTAAATGGGATACCTCTCCGACAACCTCCCTCAGCGGAAAGAGCAGATTGTAGAGTGCCCAAAGCTCTACACTCTCGTGCTCAGGGTTCGTCGTCGGAGTCCGTTCCACGCAATGATTGCCGGAGAGACCGAGGATAGCATCGGTAAGATCATCCGAGGGGTGGTTCCAGATCCCGAGGACTGGCAGTTTGGCGGTAGCTTCGGCACCGATTTCGCCGAATTCCGGTTCCACCTGACCAACCAGCGAGAGCGGGCGCGTCAGGAACTACTTTTCAAGGGCTATTACACCGAGCTGGTGAACGAGTAGTGACTTGCATCACTTACCGCGTTACCATGAAGCCTGGTATAGACTTTAGCGAGTTTGAGGCAAACGAATGAGCAAGAACAAGTTCAACGCAGCGGCTGCGACTTTCCGCCGTCGTCTTTCTGAGAACTCGCCCCTTGAGGCGCCAGTTCGCGGCTTTAGCCGTTACGCCCGTGATATGAGCCCGGACACCAGAGAACTGGTTCTTCGAGCCCGTATGCCTGAGATTATGGCATTCGCTGAAGATCGCCGGATTGACCCGGCTGTAGTCGCCGGTGCTGTTGAGGCATCGATGCGCATGGGCCGCATTCCAGACCTTGGTCTTTATGGCCTGGCTGGTGATGAAGCGCTTGCTGTCAAGGACTTCGTCGCAACAGCGATGCTCGGCCTTGAGCAGGAGCTTCGCAAGGGACTCCCCGTTATCTCCGAGAACGAAGCGGCCAAGCATCTTGCATTCAAGAAGCACTACGCAACGCTGGCCGACCAGAGCGGCAGGGAAGAAGAAGAGCTAACCAGACTAGCGGGAGAAGCTAGCAAAGCTGGTCTGCCGTTCACTGCAGCGAAGCACCAGGCGAAGATGGGGATGCTCAAGCAGCTGCGCTCGTCGCATGCTGCGCTGGCGGACTATCACGGCTGTGAGTCAGAGCGCTGCGCCCAGGAAGCTGCTAAGAGATCAGCCGTCCCAGAGGGCGCTGGTCCCACCAATGTTGATCAACCCACCGGTCAGCCCCAGCGCACCGCACATCCGGCACAGGGCGCAACTGCGGCCCAACGACAAGAGGTGCCTACAAACCAGCGCCATGAGGCGACTAGTGCCCCATCTGTCGGCCCATTTCTGAAGCCTCTCGGCGACCTCAGCGACATCGGCAAAATGCGCCAAGGGGCCTTTCTTCAAAGGGAGCCACTCAACGCGCTAGGTGGCGGTAAGCGGAAGGATCCAAAAGATCAAGCCGCTGAGATCGAGATCCGCAGCGAGGCGATTCGGGACGAGAAGCGCCGCACGCGCACGCGCTCCAAGTCCTCAAACGGGTTCTTCCAGAAGACGACCATGATGGAGAGCATGATCGCGGAGGCCAAGAAGAGCAAGAGCAAGACCAAGAGCAAAAAGGGTGGTAAGAAGACCCCAGATAAGAAGGCTCTGGGCATCAAGGCCGACCCGGACAAGATGGACAAAACCATCGCCAACGTCAAAGTTGCGTCCCTGTTCCAGCAGCTCGGTCACAAAATGGACCATGCTTGCGCCGCCGTGAAGGACAAGAAGGTCACCGATACGTGGGCCAAGAAGCTCCACAAGAAGTGCCTCAGTAAGGGCGCACCGGACGCTTACCACGAGATTGTCAGCTCTTCTCTCGCAGAGCCTTGGATCAGAGATCAAGGCTTTGTCGCTGAGGGCGCCAACCTGACCCAGCTCTGGCAGACGATGATGTCGGCCGAGACTGAGCAAAACGCGTCTAGAGCGTCGTCCACTACTCCTGAGCCATTGGTGTTTACCATCAATCGCATGATCGATATGGCGCAGGGTCGCGGGTCGATCTACTAATCAAGTATGAGCTTATTCCTCGCTCCAACTTCAGGTAACTCGGTCGGGCGTGGATATTCCAGCGACCCGCCTCCTCCTGGAATTGACGTAGACAACATCAATAGGGTCCCATTGCGCCTTCTCAAGAAGACGATGGGTAAGCGACCGATCAAGCGACTAAAGATCGTCCCACCAGGTCGTCAGAGGGGCGAGATGGCGCCGCCCTATGCGTGGGATGCGATAGAGCGAGAAGACTGGAAGTATGATCTTCCGAAGCCCAAGCATATGGCTGAAGGCGAATTCAAGAGTAGCCCTCCTACTCATCCATCGTTCACTTCATCGACCGCCCACCCCTCCCCTGGGGCCCGAGACCATCGACACGATAGGGTTGATGCTATCCACAAAGAAATCGCCGAGCTTCGGAAAAAGGTCGCCGAGCTGAACCACCAGTCGCAACAATTAACACAGGCCGGGAAGGACTCCTTGTCCCAAAGACCAGCCTATGATCCTCAATCTGCGGTCCGGATTGGAGAGGCGCTCGGGGACTACCCACATACTCCCGGACCCGCTGACAGTGCGGGCGGAATGACCTGGGTTAATAACCTGGAGAAACCCCGAGAACAGCCTCTGGGACTGCGCAAAAAGACATCTAGAGACTATCGTCAGATTAGAAAGTCCGATAGCGAGCGTCTGCAGGTACAGCGCCAGCACGATCAAGGGAGACGCCACCACGCCCAGCCGCCACCACAGTCGGCACAGCTTATCGGGGTTCATCAGCAAATTGATCAAAAGCAGAAGCAGATCGATAGCCTGAATGACGAGCTAGAAGGACTGCTGCGGCAGATCAAACAATCTCAACCTCACCATGAGTCGTATAGACTCACTTCCAACAACTTGCCCCGTCTGAGCCTGTTGTTGAAGTAGACTGTACATTGATGCAGAATACCGTCGAAGGAATCTGACCATGAGCGCAGAACAAAACACTGTCAGCGATATCCTCTTCAAGGCTACCGGTAATCGGGCCAGTGGAAGGGAATACCTCGTTGCTGCAAAGCGGGCCATCCTATCCCCTGAGGCGAGCGTCACGCTCAAAGAACAGTGGAACAGTGCGGGCCGCGACAATGCAAGCATTGTGATGCGCCTCACTGAGGCTGATGGGTCAAATCCTCACTACGTTACTGGTTGGGATGGCAGAGAAACATTCGTCTGCATGACCGAGTCCGGCCTGACCTACGCCAACTACCACAAGCTCACAAAGATGACCCAGGACGCTGACTGGGACACCACCACTCGCCTGATCGAGGTGCGCCAGCCTCTTCTCCGAGAGACGATGGAGCGCACCGACGTCGACATGCTGCTCGACCGTATCAAGAAGACTCTGACCAAGAGCTCAAAGGGCCGTCGCAAGAGCCGTCTCCGGAACATGGAGAAGTTCTTTACCGAGAACGAGTGCAAGAAGGGCCCAGGCCCTGAGAGCGAGACGGAGTTCGAAGAGGTCAAGGAAAAGGACGATCGCGTTCCTAAGGCCCCTGAAGGTGCGGGCTCCAAGAGTGAGTCTTGGGATATGGAAGACGAGAACGGCTTTGTTCATCGTCGCCCTCTACGACACTCGATGATGCACGTCGAAGATGGAGATGCCCAGCTCGACAAGCGCGAACTGGTCGACGTCAACAGCGAGACTGGCGGTGGCAGCGGTGGCGCTACTTCTGGTGGAAACAAGTGCGACCCGCAGATGAAGCTGCGCCAGCTGGTCCGCATGAACAAGGACACTGGCGCGTTCAGTGAATCAGTCCGCAGGGACACCGGCCCTGGAAAGCAGTCCGGACTTGGCGGCGCTCCTCACCAGAACAGCTACCCGATCAAATCACCAGCTTACAATTTCGCCGACCACCTAAACCGCGCAACGACGAGTCACACGGGGCAGAAGACTGGACAGACTCCCTACTCCAAGCCTCAAGGGAAGGCCTACGACCGTACCGGTGATGGTCGTAGCGGAAACGCCGAGCGGAGGGGTATTACCAGGAGAGCGCGTCGTTCTGGTAATCAGGCAGCGCGTCAAGCGGGTGATGCCGAACACTTCCAGCGCAATCCAGACACTCAGTATTCGCTCGCAGCGTCAACTGACCCCCAGTTGACCTTGCGCCAGCAAGTCGCCATGAACAAAGAGGGCAAAGGCGGCGGCGGTTCAGCTACGCCTGGTGGCAACAAGACCGATCCTCAGCTCAGTGATCGTGAGCAGATCGATGTTCGCAACGAGGACAAATCCTGCGGCTGTAAGGGCTGCGGCGCGAGCGGTACGAGCTATACCGACTACGCCGGTCAACACGGCAAGTGCCCAGAATGTGGAGCACGTCCTGACATCGAAGTCCGCCACGAGGGTCTAGACCTTCCTGATGCGCTGAAGAAGAAGTTCGGCAAGAGCAAGTCGCCTAAAAAAGGTAACGAGGGGTTCATGTTCAGCCTCATCTTGGGCAAAAAGCCTGGCGCGTCCTCCATGTCCGAGAACACCACGAGCCGTAGCCGTCTAACTCTGGTCCGCGCCTCTGGTCGGACGCCTCGTTTGGGTAACCTTGCCGCCATTCGCAGCAAGGCCCGGACGCGTAGCTAATCACCAGAAGAGGAGACGACGTGGGCAATCACGACCTAAAGTTGATGGCTGAGGATCTTGCTAAGCTCCTGACAGCGGCTCCGCGTACCCACGACGCCCCTCAGATCGATGAGTCATTCTTCCTCGCAGCCGAGCCAACTACGAGCCCAGAGCAAAAGGCTATCGATGAGCGGGAGGAGCTGCTCCCAGAGCTGGTTCGCTCGATCGTTGAATACGCCATCACAAGGGCGCCGGGCGCGGCGACCCCTCGCAGTATCGGCGAGGCTATCGGCGTCGGCGTCGAAGCAGCCGTCGATCAGCTCAAACTTAACGATGAGTCCGTTTCCAAAGCGGTCAACTCATTTCTAACCGAACTCTGCGCAACAGTACGCGCCACGTTGACGACGGGATAGCTCGTGCGCCGCTCAAGGCTAATGTGCCTAGAGAAGATCGGACTGGTCCATGAAATGGACTTCGGCTACGGGGCTGCCTTCACAAGTGATGGGGTAAATCCTGTTCCACCGTCTGGTGATCCAGCCGAGGACGAGAAGCTCCGCGTCTACATGATCAAGAAGGCGCACGAAGAGACCACGGCTCGTGAGAGGCGCCTGAAGCGTCTCCGTAAGCTCGCCCGCATGGATTTCAAGATGGTGGGCGGCGTGGCGCCTGTGAGCGGCTCTAGGGGCGCTGGTGGTAGTTCCGGAAGCATGGGCTCCCGCACCTAGTCACCTCGATAACTTCTCATAGCAGCACCGCATGCTTCGTAGCACGAGAAGGTTGTACTGCTCACGCTTGGGCTCATTCCACATCGAACCGCCTAGGTGTCCTAGGGCAGCGGCGATCTTCATCTTCAAGTCTTTGAACTTGAGGGCGTCCCGTGAGAGGAAAGTACAGACCGTCTCTCGGTAGCCGTCCGGGTCACCTTTGACGTTCTCGGTCTGCAGGATTTTGCGGACCGCATCCCAGTCTTTGTTGATGTATCCCGCAACAAGTTTGCGGATGTCCGGTGAACCAGTGCTCAGAGCCTCACCAGAGTCATCTGATCCGACGTTGTAGGTGCCGAGGACTACCTTGTCCAAGAGGTTCAGAAGGTCGCGGACTGACCCCTCGGCACGCATGAACAGGTCGTCCAGCACGGACTCTTCGGGGAGTTCCTTGCCTACGTCAGCCATCACCTGCTCGATCAGAGAGTTGGCCTGAGACCTCGTCACTCTCCTAAAGTTGATCTTGTTGCACCGGCCCAATAAGGTTCGTTTAAGTCCTTTTTTGTTAGTCGTGCAGAGGAAGATTTTGATGTGCTCGGGCGGCTCCTCTAGAACCTTATTGAGAAGCTCTTGTGCTGCGGGCGTAATCTGCTGCGCTTCATCGAAGATGTAAATCTTCGTGCCCTTACCAGGCTGAAGCTGTCCACCGTACTGTCGGAACCCAGGCGTGATCGCTCGCATAGCTTCGATGCCACGAACGTCTGCTCCGTTGATCTCCATGTAGTCGTTACTGGACTCCATTGCCTTGCACGGAGTGCATTGGAGGCACGGCTTCTCGGCCTCTGTCGAACTGCAGACCGTGGCCCTGGCGATGATCCTAGCCAGCGTAGTTTTTCCGCACCCCGTCAACCCCTCAAACAGGTAAACCTGTGAGGCATTTGGGTCTGTGAGGATGTTCTTGGCCTCTTTGACCGGGAAGGTCGGGCAGATTTCACTGAGTCTCTGCGGCCTATACCGAGTCTTAAGGTCACCTTCGCCGCGAGCTTTGATCTTGAATGCCATATAAGGTTCTACCCGAATGAGCGGTAACGAAAGAAAGAGGACCCATTAGGCCCTCTTTCCTTCCCTGCTCACCTCCGGTTGGGACCAAGCTACGGGAGAGCTTGCTCCGTGGATCCGAACGAGACGGTGCACTGATCGCCGTCACAGTACTTCGGTGTCGCGTCGATGTCGTGTCCGATTCCAGTGAAGCTGGTTGAACTGAGTTTAGCCGCAGCTTCTTTGTAGGTGTCCACATCGATCGTGATGTATGGCGCCTGCTCATACCCATGATCGTTCAATGGGAGGAAGGACACCGTCTTGAGTCGACTCTCATAGAGCTCCAGGCAGCGCTGAACGTCGTCGCCCTCTTCGGGCTTAAACGAGACAGTGATGGAGACACTGTTGTCAGACCAATACTTCTGTAGCTTGGCCGCGTTTTCCATTTGCTCCCAGATGGAAACATCGGACTTGCCGCGCTCAAAGAGCTCGGCTTTGATGGGGAAGTAGATGACCGAAGTGCGGCCCGACTTGTCGTAGACGTCTTGCTCCACGCGATACCCAGCATTGCGGTATTCCTCCACTAGAGGGCTGTGAGCCGCAATCCGCACCGTACGGAAGTAGTATTCCGCGTGTTCGTAATGGATACCAGGCGTGACTCCAGGTAGCAGCGATGTAGTCCCTGCGGGCTTGACCGTGGTGGTCTTGATGGATTTGCGAATGCAAAGCCATTCCGAGTAGAGCCGATCCGTCTTTTGGATGTAGTTGTAGCCCCGATCGCACCACTCGAAGTGCCGACGGCGCCCGTGGCGCTTGAAGCTCTGGACGATCCCAGACTGGCTCACACCTATCCGCCGGTTGCGGAGCGTGACCATGTTGGTCTTGGGGTTATGCGTCGGGATAAGGGACACCGTCTTCGCGTAGAGGTAAGCGAACTTGAGGGTTCGCTCGAATTCCTCGTAGGAGGCGTGACGTGATGGGAAGGTCTCAACCAGGTTGCAGAGTTCGTTACTCTCCAAACTGATCTCGGCGCATGGGTTGAACCCGAGGACGCGGCTGTCCTCGCGAAGCTCGCCCATACGACCATACTTCCGGGCGTTATCCATCCACATGTAGCCCGGCTCACCGGCCTTAGCTGCGATTGCGGCCGTCTCGGTGTAGTCCATGCCGACATCAGCGAAGATTGAGTTGTTGGACGCCCACCGGTGGCTCTTCATGGCCTCTGAGTTGACCTTTGGGTTCTTAAGGTTGAGGAACTCGGTGTCGTCCTTCTCGCCGAACATGATAATTGCGGTCCGACGGACGTTACCAGCGACCACACAGACGCCCACAAGGTCGCACAGATCAACGATCGCCTCAGAAGTGATCGGTTGGTCAATCAGGGCATTCAAGATGCGCTGCACCTCCTCAATGAGGCGAATCAGCGGATCCGGCCCGGACGCTGTCCCGCCGAAGCCTTTGATGAGAGCCCCGTAAGGGCGGACCTTGCTGTAGTCGATGGACTTGGGAAGTGAGCCGTTGCCGACGTATGCCTCCAGGATGCGGAAGAGTAGATCGACCCACCCTTCGCGGGTATCCGCGACGACGTGGACGTCATCACCTTGGACTGGTCGCTGAATGACAACCTTGCCAGCGCCACGGCAATCACTCCCGACGCCGACGCCGAGCATAGAAAAGTCCATGAGGTAGCAGAAGGGCTCTGCGAAGGCGAGGTCGATCTCGTTGGTGCTGACGAACGCGCAGTTACCAGTCAGGATGTTATCCGCCAGCGCAAAGGCCCCGTAACCATCTACGGTAGCACAGAAGACCTCTTCGACAGCGTTGGTCTTCTGCACATCAGACACGGTCCAATACCTAGATGAGGCATCGGAATTGGCGGCGAAGTTGCGCCGGTGTTCATCGACTAGGAAGAATTTCTCGCTCAACGTATCTCGCATGAGTGTCAGGCGATACATGGTTGATTCTCTGCCCGTCAGGTTTGACTCTCTAGTCTGCTCAGAGATGGAGTAGCTCCCCACGCCGAGGACGGCGCACACATCTTTCACGAAGAGGATGTTTTCGCGGATGCTGCTCGACAGCGATACCTGACCCTGCTTGCTTACATTCCCATCAGCCGCGAGATAACCGGCCAACCAGCCGAAGAGGAAGGCCTTGTTCTCCCGAATCGATGGCAATTCCCGGAAACTATTGGGGATCCCAGCTACTCTGATCGCCCCGCCATCGGACACCTCGGGGGCGTCGGTAACTGCACAATGTGAGAAGAACTTAGCCAACTGTTCATCCTTCTCACCGCAGAGGTACAAGCAGTTAGCATTTCGTTCACCGGGAATGGTGGTGCCATCTCCGAAAGCGATTCCGTGCGCGATGCCGAACGCCGATGGCTTGACGTTCTTGATCCCCTGCCCAAAGACATACTGGAGGCGATGAACCTCGGGCCGGAGGTTCTCGGTCGTGAACTCCGAGTGTCCCTTGTCCCGGTGCGCCTGTCGTCGATCCTTGGCAAACCAGCGATGGTCGGGAGTGGCGTAGATCTCCTTCTCCGCGCCTTGACGCCTCAGCGTTACCCTCATCAGTTTCTGGTGTCCAAATGACCGAACTGGAGCGTCGACCCACTTGCCGCCCCGCGTCAGCAGCGTCTGGACTGTCCCTGCACAGTCACCGATCTTCTTGATCCCGTCAGCGGTGATGATCTCCGTGTTGTATCCGAGGCAGTTGTTGAGCGCAGCTGACCCGTGCTTTTCCACGTAGTCGGTGCCCATCATCCACAGCCCACGACCGCCAGGGAGGAACTTGAAGTCCCACATGAGCTCGAACATTATCTGGGCGCTGCGCTGGGCCTTGGAATCGAGCCACGGCAGGTTGAGGCGGAGGCAATGCGCCTTCTGGACCGTGTAAACGCCGTTGACGATTCGCTCTAGGCACTGCCAGAACTCTTCCGTCTCCAGGTTGTCCTCGCTGAGGGGACGTGCGTAAGTCCTTTTGAACGTGAACTTTCCGACTGGACCCCACTCAGGCTCTTGTCCCTCAAACTTAGCCAGGAACTCCGGGGCTAGCTTGAAGCGGTCACTGTCTCGGATGTTGAGCACGGGGCGTTGAACGGCGTTTGAATAGTAGGATTTGGTCCCGAAATCCATAAGGATCTCCCCGTAGTAGCTATTGATGCTTGGTTAGAGAGGGGGTTCAGGCAGTTGATGCTTAAGCTATCAGACTTCACAGCGCCCCTCACGACTCAGACATGATACTCCCCGACGACACCGAACGCGGTGAAGTTGCTAAGGAGAAATCCCAGTCGCTAGATCGGTCTTATACCGACGAATGGCAGTAGCGAAATGAAAGATTTTCGAGAAGTTTTTGATATCAGAAGTGAGGTGTTTTTCACAATTTTCTGAATCTCTACTCACGCTTGATCTCTTAGTCCCGCTGCCGCCCTCAAGGAATATCACCCCCTCGCGGTCCGCGTCAAGAGTTCATTATGAGATCAGCGGCAACGCCTTTCAGCTCGGTGAGATGACTTAGTGCGTCGTAAAAACGAGCATCGATAGCTCAGCCTACCAAGTGATGAGTCTGATAGAATACCTAGAAGTTACGACCACCCTGCTGGAGCAGTTATGGCCCTTCTAGATGCGATTGCAGCGCCTCGGCAGAGTGTGGCTTATCTATTCCCAGAGTTTAGCGGAACGACCAACCAGGCTGGCAAAGGAAACGGTAGCGGCGGATTTACAGCTGGGGCTAACACTAACGATGTTTTCGTATTCCAGTTCTGGCCCAGTCAAGTAACAGACAGCTACACGCCTAACTATTCAACAAAGCAAATTCCCGGTGCGAGCCACCCCCTCTTTCAATACATCGGCGGTTCAGGTCGTAACATCTCCTTCACCGCAAACTTTGTTGCTGAAATTCGCGAGCAGGAGGTTGGGAACAACGTCCCGTTTAACCAACGAATCCAGGACGCGTCTGCTGGCTCTCCCACCAATGTTGAGATAACAACGGCTCGGCTCGGGGCTGGGATGCTTCCATCCTCTCGTTACAGGGTAAACGTGTCAGCCGCGTTGGCGGCGCTCCAACAATACCTCTACCCAACATACGGAGATCAGACAGCTGGAAAGGGCGTCACGAGACCGCCCAAAAAGCTGGTATTGGTGCTTCCTGGGACCAAACTCGGTCGCGCCAAAGATCAGGACGGCATCCTGTGCATTATGAAGGCTGCGAACGTCACGATGGAATCATGGTTCCCTTCTGGCGAATTGCGGTCCGCATCAGTATCATTGCAATTTGCCGAAATCGTCCAACTTACGTCCTCCCAGGGCACAAACGTTCGCTACATTGGCGCAGAGGCTTACTCGGCGTTGGCCAGGGATTACCAAATCTCCGCCCACAGCCCAACTGATCTTTCATTGTAAGGTATAGAACATGGGACCTTTTGATTCGAGCGTTCGTAGTTACCGCTTCTACGTACGAGACAACGTCAGCGGCGGAACCGGTCCGACGTTGACCACTGATTTTGCGGACTGCAAGCTCGTGATCGTTGACAAAGGCGACGGAAAGACCAACTTCGTCAGTCAGGGCATGATCATCGCCAATGACGACACCGTAACTGAGATTCAATTCTCGTTTGACGGCATCACCATCGAGGGCGACCTTGTGGCAGGGGAATCCATGAACTTCTTCACCTTCAGACGCAAAGTCGTCTACCTGCGCGGCGGGTCTGGTGGGGAAGAATACCGGGTCTGGGCCTGGTAAGGAGAGTAATCAATGTCTGGACCATTCGATTCGAGCGTTCGTAGCTACCGCTTTTACGTGAGGGACCTCGCCAGTGGCGGCATCGGGCCAGACCTGACTACCGACTTCGCCGACTGCAAACTCGTGTTCATCGACAAGGGTGACGGAAAAACCAACTTCATCAGTCAGGGACTGATCGTGGCGAATGATCACTCCGCCAGAGAGATCCAGTTCTCATTCGATGGTGTCACCGTCGAAGGCGATCTCCTCGCCCAGGAATCGATGAACTTCTTCACCTTCAGGCGGAAAATCGTCTACTTGCGGGGCGCTACTGGAGACGAAGAGTATCGGGTCTGGGCTTGGTAGAAAAGGACTGATGCCTGTTAAGCTATAGGCCTAGGAGACGAAATCATGCTCAGTAAAGGCGGATCACACGGGGGAGGAGTAAAGCGGCAGCCGCGCTTCCAGAAGATCGTCAACACGGTAGCGGATCTCCCATCTGCGCTCGATACAGAACCTGGAACACGCATCATCGTGCGGGAGTCGGAAGAGGTCTTTGGCCTGGACAAGACCACCCGCATGTGGTCAGTCATCGGAACTCTGAAGAAGGTTGGCGGCAAGCTCCCAGAAGAACTTGCGGACCATGTCGACTCCGAGGGGAACCCTCACAAGACAACGCTCCAAGACATCGTTGGAGATGGCGCGTCGGTAAAGGTCCCCAAGGGCGTTGCCCTCTCGGGCAAAAATAAGGCCGACCAACTGCGCATCATGTCTGGTGACACCGTCCTACGGGTCGGCCTAGACGCCGGAAATAAAGAAGGCCTCCTGTGGGTCAACGCCGGTAACGGCGCCCAAACCGTCCTCCGCGTTGTAGGCGGCAAGGGCTCGGACTTGTTCGTGGTATCCGGGGACGGCTCACTGAAGTCGTCAGGCGCCGCACAATTCGCCGGTGGGTTCAAGGGACCAGCCGCCTTTGACGACGAAATCACCGCGTCAGAGGGACTCTACGGCGCCAAGGGGCACGACCTGGTTCTCGGTGCGGACAAAGGCACCATTTTCATGGTTGGCAAACAGATCAAGGCGCAGCTCACTTCGAGTGGCCTGAATCTGTCTGGCTCACTTGATGTGAAAAACCACCTCTCTGTTGGTGGGACCGTGCGGTCCAGCCTGAACCCGAACCCGTCCAGGAGTCTCACGCTAGGCGTGCCCCTATCTCGGTGGAAGTCGGCCGCACTTGTTGATCTCGACATCAGCGGCGGAGCGGTGTTCCAGATCGCTTCTAACTCGAAGCAGTCTCCACTAAAGATTCTCGGATCGGCCCCCGGAAACTCTCTTATCGTCTCCCCAACCGGCCAGCTTGGACTTGGAACTGAGTCCCCTGAAGGACGTCTTGATGTTCGCGGTGACATCCTAGTCGGAGACGGGACCTCTCGTCTCAAGCTGACAAGCGGAGAGATTACCGGAGGCTCATGGGGCGCTGTATTCGGCGACGAATTCGTTCTGAGGGACGGGGATAGCGCCCGTCTGCGGGTCAACGATGACGGCACAACCATCTTTGGTGGCGCCAAAGTCCAGGGCGACCTAATCGTGCTCGGCCAGATATCGATCGATGGGATCTCCGGTCACGCCGATGAGAGCATGACCTTCTCGAATGGCGCTACCTCCTACAAGGCTAGGTCGCACACCTTCTCAGGTGCGGTCCGCGTATCGTCCGACACCAGCACACCGTTTGAGGTGGCTGGAGGCTTTGCCTCTACGGATGGGGATCTAGTCGGGGTTGGCGGGGCTCTGAAGAAGTGGAGCTCGCTGACAGTTAAGAAGTTCGTCTCCGTAGCCGATACGGGTTACAGGTCGGGCAGCATTTCTCACCCTGTCGACTTCGCTATCGATGCACCGGTCCTGGTGACCAACAACCTCCAGTTGCTTAAGTCTCCGAAGATCGAGGTCAGCAACACGCTGCGCCTGCAGGGAGCGGGGGGCTCTGCCACGTTCTCGATGGGTGGGCCCAACTGCGGACTCTCCTTTGAGGGCAAGAGCTGGGAGCTGCTTGGTGTGTCGAAACTGGATGCCGGTGAAGTCAAGGCCAAGGCGCTTGGCGTTGCTGGCGGCGCCAGTTTCTGTGATGACAAAGTCGTTTTCGAGAAGAGCGGGGTTCACCTTTCGTGCGATCTTGCAGTAGGTGGACTCGTATTCAAGAGTCACACAGAAGAGCTCGATCTCAGCAAGGGCAACAGCACTAGTTTCGAGATCCCGGCCGGTGTTCGAGTCGAGGCCGTGATGGTCAAGCTCGTGACCGACGTTGGCGGGGTTCGCTTCCTGATGGTCGGAGACACTGCAGACCCGAACAGGTTCTCAGGGCCGAGCACCGATCTCGCTGGTGGCGCGTTGATCTATGGCATGGACCACTGGGCTCAAAGTCGCATGGTTCAGAAGAGTAAAGCACCAATCATTGTGTCCGGAGACGCCCCAGCAAGTGGAATCGTTTCCGTCACTATTCATTATGTTGATCCCGCCGCTCTCTAAGGAGTCCACGTAGGCACAAGACACGTCAGAGGAGCATCAGCTGAGTTAGACTGGGGGTTCCAGGGATAGATTATGGGCACCTTCGGCCTCGGCGGACTACATAGAAAGAGCACGTGGCTCTACCCAGTACCCACGTTCGGGGACCTTCCCGTATCGTGCGTCGACGGGTCTGTGGTCGTCGTCAAAGACACCAACCTTCTCTATCAATGTGATGCTGGTGTCTGGATTCCTGTCGGTGGGGGCGGTAGCGGCAGCATTAACTCGCACTGGGATCCTGTCCGAGTCACCTCAGTCGGGAACATCGTCCTCTCAGGTGAGCAGGTTATTGATGGCGTTCTCACGAGTGCGGACCGCGTATTGGTTAATGGTCAAGCGGTTCCAGCTGACAACGGCATTTATGTGTCCGACGCAGGAGCCTGGGTCCGCTCTACAGATGCCGACACTGACGCAGAGATCCTCGCAGCAAAGCTGGTCTCGGTCAGTGAGGGCACCGCATACAGCGATTCGCTCTGGATCCTAACTACCAACAATCCGATCACAGTTGGCGCTACCGGCCTGTCCTTCGCTGAGATCAAGAGCGCCACTGGTGGCAGCAATGCTCACTGGGATCCTGCTCGGGTAGCCACAACCGGCAACATCACCCTCTCAGGTGAGCAAGTCATCGACGGTGTTCTGACTAGTGCCTATCGGGTGCTGGTTAAGAACCAGACCACTGCCAGCGAGAATGGTATCTACGTTTCTGATGCAGGAGCTTGGGTCCGAGCCGTTGATGCTGATGCTGACCCAGAGGTTGTTGGCGCCAAGATGGTCTCGGTCAGTGAGGGAACCGCGCACGGGGACACCCTCTGGCAGCTAACGACTAACGATCCGATCACAGTCGGAGTTACCGGTCTCACTTTTACCGAGAATCAGAGCACTGGCGGGGGCGGCGGAGGCGGCGGAAGCACCGTTACTCTGGGTTATCGTGGGGTCATTCCGGCTTCCACTACCTTCCAATACCTCAGCGTTTGGGGTCCGACCGCGTCGTCCGATGTCGGGTTTACGCCGATGGCTGCATCAACGCTAATCGGCTGCTCGATTACGGTAAACCTCGCCCATCCGACGAATACTTACACATTAGAGATTATGGAGGACCCTACAGGTCGCCAGGGGACCGGACCTCTCGTGCTGGGATCAATCGTGCTCTCGCCGACTGACCGAAACAACGAACGACGAAATCTATCCGTGGCAATTGGGCTGGGTGTCGAAATTGGGGCCCGAGTTCGACGGACAGGCGGTTCTGGTAATTCTAATCCCATCAAGAGCATCATTGGTGCGCTAGAATACACAACGCCATGACCTTCAGAACCCTCACAATCACTACTCACCCGTCTACAGGTAGTCCTGTCATCATCCCGGACTTGGGATTCGACGTCCCGGCTGCAGCTGCGACACCTGTCAGCATCACTGATCCAGTGCTCCTAGACAACGCGGCAAATTCCGATTCGTTACGGACTTTAGCAACTGATGCGGCTTTCCCATCCGGGTTTGGTACGATCAGCCTAGACGATGGCGGAAGGCCTATTCCTCCGTCTCTCGTATCTGCACGTCTCGACGCCCTTTCAAGGTTTGAGGAGGATTGGATTGTTGTCGCTTCTGGACCGCTCACCAGCCTTCACGAGACAACTGTGGTTACGGCCGGGGGTGATGCGGTAGTGGCTACCGGACCATGACTGAGCACCGCGATCTACCTCCGGTTCACTGGCACGGCAACACGTTTGTCGGCGCTGCCGGTACACCCGTAGGCTCGGTCACTCCGGACCAGATTGGTCAGACCTATCGCAATACGACCGACGACTCGATTTGGATGGCCACCGGGTTTACAGACTCGGACTGGGTCCAGATATTCCCGATCCTTGTGCCTAGTGGACTCCTGCTCACAGACCAGGGCTCCTCAGACGGAACGTCCATCTCCAACGGAACAACAGCGTTTCAGGTCAAACTAGCCTTTGCCCCCACTGGGGCACCATTTACAGGCACATTTAGATTGGGTTGGAGTTCTGAATTCTCACACACTCCAGCAGGCGGCGATACCGAATGTCAGGTAGTGCGGACCGATGGTGGTTCGACCGTGCTGGGCTACGCCGAGGAGGAAGCCCAAGACGGCGATGACTGGAATTCCTTTTCGGGGTTCATCTACGTCGTACTCGCCGCTGAAACACCCACCTTTGAATTACAATACCGAACTGTCCAGGCACTACAGAATGGACTGATCCGCAGGACTCGCTTTGAGTTCTTTGAGGTGGCGACCTAATGTCGGTCCATAATTATGTAATCAGCACGGACTTCGGATGGCCAGGATCCCCTGCACAGGTCACCGACTACGTCTACCCTTCTCAGCTCAACCAGGAGATCGAAGACTCGCTCGGGTTTGCAGCCGACACCATCTTCGTTGACGAAGACGCTGATGATGTAGAGATCACGTTTACGGCTGTTTTAACGGGTCCACAGGTCACCGCCCTAGACGCTGTAGTCGCGGCCCACACCCCAGTTGACCCGACACCAGAGGACCCAACCGAGGGCAGGCCTGGAGTTATCTCGCGTCTATACGAGACGGGTGTTGCCGTTAGAGACGTGGTCTACCAGAAGGCCAACGGGAAAGTCGAGAAGGCCTCGTGCGCCACTGTAGCTACCTCGATCCTCGCTGGGTTTGTCGAGCAAATCGACGTTCCAATGGTCGGTTACGCCGTTATTCGCTACCTGGGCGATCTAGAGGGATTTACCGGCCTAACCGTTGGTGAAATTTATCTGCTCGGCCAGACCGCCGGGTTAATTGTCGAAGAAACAGACACCGTAGACGTAGACTATCCAGACGAAACACCACAAAGCGGCCATACACGATACAAGGTGGGTTTGGCCGCATCAGCTAGTAAGCTATGGGTGGACATCAGTAGGGGATTCGATGAATACTAATCCCTGTTATGATGCCACTTCCGTGGAGGAACACAGATGGCTGACGTAATTCTTCTCAAGAGAGCCGCCGGTAAGGGCCACCTTACCTCTCTCGCCGAGGGCACCGACGATGCTGTTCTGAGCAGTCTCGTAAGGCGCACCACCGGCGTGACTACCCTCTGGAATGAGGCGTTCACCACGGGAATCACCATTGGTGGTTCGGTGCAGACCACTGGCTCGCTCTTCGATGGTGTGTTGATGGACACGCTAACCGTCGGCGCAGGCATGGGTGTCGGCGACAACCTCACACTAGGCGGGGCGGGTTCAACCGTAACCGTCAGCGGTGACCTGGTTGTGAGCGGGACCACTGTCTCGGTCGACTCCGAGGTGGTCAACATCGCCGACAACCACCTCTACCTGAACAAGGACTACACCACGGTCGCGGCCCAGACTGGCGGGCTCGTAGTCAACTACCTGCCCACAGCGACCGCCTCCACGACGGACACAGGTGGGTTTGCCACCACGTCCACGGTCAATGTGGTCGACGGAACGGCGATTGCCGCCGGTGACTTCATCCAGGTAAGCGGCGCAGCCATCGCCGCTAACGACGGCCTCTACGAGGTCCTGTCCGTCGCCGCCGGTGGTGACCCGGACATCATCACGATCGACACCACCCCAACCCACTCCTTCTCGCAAACAGCCTTCACGGTTGATGCGACGGACACCACGGCCACGATCACAAAGGTCACGGTCTCGGCAATCCAGTCCGGAACAGACGGCATTTGGGAGACTGGCGCCGGTTCCACGGTCGGCGCTCTGGTTTTCACGGACCTGGCCTCGGCCGCCGGTTCTACGCTGCAGGCGTCCTACGTCGCTGGTAACACGATCTCGATGACGGACGCCGAGGGAGACTTCGACGTCTCCGTCACGTCTGGCACACCGGCGATTAGCCTCGACGCCGCTGATGCCTCGAACTTCACGGTGGCCAGCGGTAACCTCACGCTGAGCACGACCACCTCTGGTGCGATTGACGTCACGAGTGCGGGAATCCTCGACCTCGACGCTGCTGGCGCTCTCTCGGTCAACAGCTCGGGCGGCGCGATCAACGTCGGTGACGACGCCAACGCTCAGGCGATCAACATTGGAACGGCGGCGGCCCGCACAATCACCATTGGTAACGCCTCAGCCACTGAGGTTCAGGTCGACGCCCTTCTGGTCGACATCAATGCTGGTGCGACCGGCATGACAGTCGACAGCGCCGCAGGCGTTGCGATCGAGGCCGACACGGCTTCTACCTTCAACGTCACCACCGGCCCGCTGACCCTTAGCACGACCACTTCTGGCGACCTGACTCTCTCGACCGTAACCGCAGGCAACATTCTTCTGAGTGGTGCAGCTGAGATCGACCTGGACGCCGCCGGTCTGATCGACATCAACGCAGGCGCCAACCTCGACATTGACGTCACTGGCACCTACGACATGCTCGCCACGAGCACGTTCAGCATCGACGGAACGGGCGCCAGCAACGTCTCGGCCACTTCTGGCAACCTGTCTCTTCAGACGGTGAGCTCGGGAACCCTGATCCTGGGGTCGGCCGGTGCGGTCACCATCGACGCCAGCGCCGCAAACGACTCCGGTGTCAGCATCGACGCCTTCGGTGACTCGAACCTGACGGCCACCAACACGGCAGCTTCGACCAACATCACCCAGACGATCACGGTCGACAACACCGGCGCCATTGCTGGCGACTCCACCCTGGATATCAACGCCACGAGCACCAACGGCTCGGGCGTCATTGATATTGATGCTGACGACACGATCACCGTCGACACGCTCGCCTCGGGCACGATCAGCATTGGGGCAGACGCCGTTGCTGGCACGCTGAACTTCGGAACCGGTGCTGCGGCCAAGACCCTCACCATTGGCTCGCTGACCACGACGTCCTCGCTTCTGCTCCAGTCTGGTGCAACCGGGGATATCACTTTCGACGGCAACACCATGACGACGCCGTTGCCGTTCAACGGAACGACATCAGGCGACACGGGTAACCAGGATCTCTCCTCTAGCTTCACGGCAACCACACTTGTCGGTGTCCTGAACGAGTTGAAGGAAGCTGGAGAGGCTGACGCCGTCATCAGTGATCTGATCACTACTGGCCTGGCCATTGGAAACCCCGTTTACATTACAACGACCGACGACACTACGGCCGCGACCCAGGCCGACGTTCTAGCTACCTCTGAGGCTTTCGTCGGAATCGTTCGGACAATCGGGGCGCTCGGCACCGGTGAGGTCGTCACATCTGGAACGGCCTCGGCCCTGGTCGAAGCAGGGCTCACTACCACCGACTACCCAGTTGCTGGTGACCCGGTTTACCTGTCTGAGCTTGTGGCCGGGCGCGTTACGACCATCGCCCCGTCTGGTAACCCCCAGTCAGGTGAGGTGATCTACCAGATCGGCTACGTGCGGAACGACACGGGCCTAACCGCCACCACGACCGGAGCCTCCGATCTGCTCAACATTGAGCTGCGTCCCGGCACGTTTATCGAGTTGTAAGCCACAAGTAACCCAGTTCTCGGCTAGGCTGGGTTACTTGATCCCTGCTCTAGCACTGGTGGGTGAATGGCTGTTCTGCTCGAAGGAATTGGCGACGACTGGGTGGTCATGAGACGAGAAGGGGGAAGTCCTGAACTTCTGACCTTCTCGTCCATGTCTGATTTCAGGGCCCAGGCCACCAGGATGCTCGCTAAGGCTGAGCAGACCCGGTCCGTAAAGCGAACCCCGGTCAAGCTGCCACAGGCATCACAAGCACCTCCTCCGCCTCCTCTGTCGGCGGTGATCGGAGCCGCGAAGCCGACTGTGTTCCGCGAGCCGGAGAAGAGGCAGAAGAAGCAATACCCGCCTCTGCCAGATGATGCGGACTGCAGGAAGTGCGGGGCATGCTGCGGTCCCAGGGACCAGCGGAAAGACACACACGCGGCGCTTGAGCCAGAGGATGTGGCCAATATCCCCTCGGTAATGCGTAAGACGCTGATTGTCAGAGACGGTGGTCACCCATACATCAAGACCAAGAAAAACGCCGATGGTCACACAGTTTGCGCCGCTCTCAGCGGGTCGATTGGCAAGTCGTGCAAGTGCGGCATCTACAGCAAACGCCCAATGGTGTGCGTTATCTTCGAGAAGGGAAGTGAGGAGTGTCTCGCAGCACGGGCGAGCTTTGGAGTATGATGTGGATGGTAGACTCACCCGCAGATGGTAGACTCACCCGCATCAGGCAGTAGGCGGAGATACACATGACAAGGGATTACGCATGTCGAAGCGCAAGCGCAAGAGGACATCAGTGAAGAATCGAATCAATGGCGCAGCCAACAACGAGGGACTCGGAGGGGTCAGTAAGCCCTCTCAGCCGACTCCAGAATTCGAGAGGGTTCCTGCTACCGATGCTGCGTGGGAGGCTGGCCAGCTACATGAGGCTCGTGCGGACAACTGCGAGCTCCGGCAGAAGCTCCTTGAGCAGGAACAGCTCATCATCAAGAAGGATCAGCTGATCATCGCGCTTCGTCAGAAGGTCCACGACAACGACCTGAAGGCTCTGGAGACAAAGCGGACCGAGGTCAACGACGCGAACACCAAGCTGCGCGAGGACTACGGCCTCGTCGTAGGACGACAGCTCAAGAAGGATCCCAAAACGGGAGAGGTTTACTGGCTCGTCGCAAGGTCCGAAGAACAGAAGTAAGGTCTGAGGCTGTTACGTGCCGTCAATCACCATCCTAAAGAGACAAACCGGCAAGGGACACCTAACGTCGGCTGATGAGGCGAACGATACCGTCGCCATCTCTGGATTGGTACGTACGGCCGCTGGAACCGCCGCTCTCTATACTGACGCCTTTACGACCGCGATCACGATTGGCTCCGCTGGGACGCCTGTCACGATTGCAGACGCGCTCCGAGGACCGGACGACGGAACCGGGCTCGTGATCGGCCACGCGCCGTCTGGCGCTACGACTGGGTCTGCTCCTCAGGCAGTCTCGGTCACCACAGCGCAGAAGGGTCAGCTTGTCGCCGCCAACGGTATGTCGATCTACGACACAGACCTTGGCGAGTATCAGGTCCGCTCTGGAGGGGCTTGGGTCACTGTTGGTGGTGGTGGCAGCGGCAACATCGACACAGCCAATACCGTCTGGGTAGCCAAAGACGGCAATGACGGCACCGGAACAACCGCTCGTCAAGACTTGCCATTTCTAACCATCAGCGCAGCATTTGCTGTGGCAGTGAGTGGGGATACGGTGCGCGTCAGAGGAGGCACCTATGTCGAATCTGGACTCACTGTCCCGACTGGCGTAGCTTGCATCGGAGACGGGTTGCTGACCACCATTGTCGGTGACGCAAGTGCAACGGCTGACATCTTCACGTTGTCTAGTGGGAGCCTATTACAGGGCTTCCGACTCACCCTCCCGGCTCCGGTTTCGGCATCCCCGATCTATGCGGGGATTAAGCACTCAGCAGGCACCGGCACGCTGTATGACTTGGATCTCCGAGGTAATGGAGCGACCGGCAAAGGAACTGGCATCTACAAGACGGGGACCGGGAAGATCGTTGGGGGCAACGTCCGATGCGAGGGAGGCGGCATGGCTGCTCTGCTTCGCGTTGATGCGGCAGTGCTTGCCTTGGATGATGTGCATGTTCCACAGTCTGCGGGCACGATTGACGACGTAGTTCTGGTGCAAGGAACGGGAAAGTTCCAAGGCCAAGGGGTCAACATCGAGAGCAGCAATGCCGTTGATTGCTTGCACATCGAAGGCACAGCCACCGCGATTATCTACTCACCAAACTGGGGGGCGGCACCAATCGGCGGGCATATCGCAGCTGATGGAATCACCGTAGTTATTGAAGGCGGTCGTATTGCTACGACAGTCTCCACGCTCCTAGTGGACCCGGCGCTGACAGGTGTGGGCACGACCATCACAGTGACCGGCACCGACATCCAGCCGCTGTTCTCGTTCCCTTCGGCGGCTATAGCCGAGATGAAGCTGTCTGCGTCGTTTCACCAGCCTGAAACAGATGTTCGGAACGCAGAGTCCAGAGTGGTCGGCTCGGCCCTTGTGACTGGGTTCCCGGAGCTTGGGTCTGGCCTGATGGTCGGTGAGGGGTCGTCGTATTCGGATGGGATCAAGGTCGTCACAAGTGACGGCACCGCGACCAGCACGACCCTCGGAGGCAACCTGACGGACGCTACGGCAGCGGCGCAATCCCGTAGCGGGTCCACGGTGTCGTTCCAGGGCTTGACGGCAAATCACTGTATCTACGTCGCGAGCACCAGGACGCTGCCTGCGGGCACCGAAATGAAGCATTGGGGGCTATTCACTTCACAGGTGACGGCAGGCGTGGGCGGCTCCTACGCTGTTGAGATTTGGGATGGTGCCGCATGGGTTGCGGTTGGCGTCATGGCGTCCAGCTTGGTCGAGACATATCGTTATGCTGATGCGCTGTTTCTGCGGGCAGCATCAGAAGAGATCATCCAGTACGGTATCGACGCCACGACGACTCAGGCAGTGATTGCAGTCGATGGTACGACTGCCTACTGGGTCCGTCTGCGGGTAGCGACGACACTAACCACGGCTCCGACATTTGAGCGACTGTGGCTCACTCCGTCCCATGTGATGTATTCACCCCTGGGGCGTAGGCGTGCGCTCGGCCTGTCTTCCTGGCGGCAGACCTTAGTGTCTGCCGGGAACGTCTTCGGGGAAACTGGGACAGTGGTATCCGCGAACTTTGATGTAGGTACGGGTGGAATCCCTACTGAGTGGACGCACAACTCCCCAAACAGCTTGATGAATTCGAATGGCGACGCGATATACGCGCAGTTCGCGCTACCTGGCGGCATCTGCACAGCATTCCCTTTAAGGGTTGAGATTGTTTTTGCCATGCAACCTGGAGGAACACTATCTGCTCCGGTCATTGGGTTTGTGTCTGCGATACCTGTGCAAACGGCATTCAACACGGTGGCTGATTCAGCAGGAGGCAAAGTGCCTGTCCCGCGAGCTATTGCTGACACCGAGACGACTATAGCGAAAGCGGCTATCTCTTACACGTTCGACTCGTCACTGATAGGAACCGTCTGGCCCGCAGACACCCTTTACAAAGCTGATTTCGGGCCGTACCCCATCGCAGGCTATTATGCCGAAGATGTGATCCTGGTCCGGATGGAGCTAGACAATGACGGCACTCCGAACCAGAACATTGCGATCATTGCGATGATCATTGAAGGTGTAATGTTCACTGACGGAGAGACACTGTAAATGGCGGGCAATTTCTACAAGCTACACGAAAAGGCATTCGTATCCCAAACTAGTGTGACTGTGGTGCATGGTTTGGATCGCCTCCAGGTTGCCATCTCTGTCCGCATCGGTGAAGTAGCTCGCAACGACCTAATCGAGTCTGCGTACCCAAACCCGGCAGATCCTCGTAACGAGGTGGTCGTTACCTTTGGGACTGCACAGACAGGCAACATCGTAATCATCGACACGGACTACGTCTTCAGCAGCATCCCTACCCCAGAGAATACAGCAGTGCTATCAGGCGGCACTGCGATGACTGCTGATGTCTACGATCCAACAACCGTGGCTGCCGATACTTTCGCCAGAGGTAACCATACGGGCACTCAGACGGCGAGCACCATTTCGGACTTTGATACAGAGGTCGACAATAACACCACGGTGCAAGCTGCGATTCACGACAACACAGCTGGTGAGATTGCGGCTGTGACTTTGAAGGGCACGCCGGTTTCTGCCGATGTTCTCCTGATCGAGGACTCGGCGGCAGCCAATGCGAAGAAGCGAGTCACCATTGGCAGTCTGCCTGGCGGTGGTGGTGGCTCGACTATTGTCGTTGAAGAGGATGGCAGCATCGTCAGTGGTGGGCCGCACTCGACGCTGAATTTCGTTGGCCTGACTGCGACAGACGCCGGGACTGGCGTTGCGGACATAGCACCCGTCCCTGCTATCTACGTGGATTTCTACCATGCGGTGGCTTATGCCGGGATCACCACGAGCGCCAGCACCCTGCCGCTGGACACGACCCGCCAGACCGACGCCGCATTCAGTAAGAATGTGAATGGGGAGATCACCTGTAACACTGCTGGCGACTATCGCATTGACTACGACTGTTCTACAGCGGAGGCGTCAGCAAACGACCTCACCGCAGAAATGTGGATTGAGGTCAATGGCGTCGAGCAAGGCGGCACCCGGTCCAGGCTTTTCCATGACTCCAATCAAGACGACAATGGGAGCCACGGAATGGCGATCCTGACCCTTGCCGCTACGGAGGTGATACGGATCAGGGCACAGGTCGTGATGGGGTCCAGTCAGCTAGACACCGCACCAAACAGCGTCCGCGTAATGATTCACGCTATCGGCGCGAATGGCGCAACAGGCGCAACAGGCGCAACGGGTGCAACGGGCTCCGGCAGCAATGTCATCGTCCAAGACGACGGAGTAACGGTCAGCGGTGGACCGCACGGGACACTTAATTTCATTGACTGCGCGGTAGCTGACGGGGGTGGAGGTGTAGCGGAGATCACGCCAGCCGCGCTATTCGGTCGGGACTACCAGACGGCGGTTTCGGTAGCCTTGTCCACCACGACGAGCACGACGTTTCAGACAAAGATCACCATGACTACGCCTTCTCTGACGGGCACATACCGGGTCGGCTGGTGTGCGCTTGTAGGCCAATCCAATACTAGAGACCAGGTCGAGTGCCGGCTGCGAAACACCACTGACGGCGTCACTCTCGGGGCCGACCCTGCGGGAAGCGGCGCGAACGGGTCGAGAAACGAGCCGAAAGACATACTGGATCGAATGACCACGGCGGGGTTTGCTGAGGTCGTGTTTTCTGGCGCGGCAAAAACGTTCGAGCTTCAGTATCGCCAGCAGGGCGGCAACACGGCGAGTATTCGCAACGCGCACGTGGAAATCTGGAGGGTGGCCTAGTGCCCGCGACAAAATATACCCTGAGCCTCGCAGCCGACTTTGGCGGATCGTTCGACTCGGACGGCTGGGTCGCTGAGGTGGGCTTTTCAATCACCAGCCCGATTGACCATGAGGCGGGCGGCGTATCCACCGAGGGCGACATCATAGACACATGGTTCGTTTCCGCGCTCAGCCCCGCAGAGGAAGCGACCTTCCTCGCGCTCCCGGCAAGTCATTACCCTCTCTGGCGCGAACCGATCTTGGACTCGATCACAAGAAAACGAGAGAAGCGGCTAGCGACTGTAATCCTGGCAGAGTATCCACCTGCCTCTGGCCTGATGTTCGGCTGTTCGACTGCTGACCAAGATAATTGGTCCAAGCTGGCAATGCTCGACTCGCGCGGGCTCATAACCTATCCGTTCACGACCCACACGGCAGACCACGCGGGGTCGTATGACTTGGTGAGCAGCGCCGACCTCACAGGGGCACTTGGAACGATCTCGCTGGCTGTTCTGACGGAACGTAATCTGGCTGAAACCTACCTTGCTGCCGTTGCCGCGGCACCGGACGAAGCAAGCGCGGAAGCCGCCGCAGCACCATATTTAACCTAGATGCTATGCGTCCTCGATTCCCCTACTTTCCAGCCAGCTGATGTATATGCAGGTCCACCTCGGTGGCCCTGTCGAGTTCGACGGGACTTGGGCCACTATTGTCATCTACGGGATTGAAGTGGACGAATAGAAGTATCGAAGAAGGTGGGTGAGTCTGATAGAATCCTATGATGCGTAAGGATGGGACATGGCAGTAGACACTACACCTGGGGTCAAAACTCTTGAACTCCCAACTTCCGACAAGCATCATCTGATTCGGCTAGCACTTGCTGCTGAGGTCCAGAAAAAGAAGGCCGAACTCGCCAGGGTGGAGTGGGAACAGTCTAGCGCCATTTCAGAGGCAGCGGGCGATGCAGTAACGACCAGAATGGGAGTTCCGCGCGAGGCTAAGGACGTTACGATTAACCTCAACGAGGGCATCGTTACCTACAAGATGCCCGGCATCGAAGCGAGCGAGGTCATCTAATGGCAGCCACGAAGCAGGTACTACGTCTCCAGAGTGACCAGACTCTAGATGATCCGCAAATAGCCACACGCGTCCGCCTGTTGGACCTGGCGGCTACTCGTGCCATCAATCTCATCTGGGTTGAGCCAGCGGTAACTGACCGCGACATCACATTTAAGGACCCAACTGCTAACGACGCGGTCGTCTACGAGAACCTAGCGCAGACCCTCTCGAACAAGACTCTGCCTACTCCTACGATCACCGATTTCACCAACGCCCAACACGACCACTCATCCCCGGCGGAGGGCGGAGCGGTTGATCACAACGGTCTCAGCAGCCTGACCGTTGGCGATGTTCACACTCAGTATGGGATCCTTGCGGGCCGTGCGGGTGGACAGGTACTAATCGGTGGCTCTGCTGCCAACGAGGACCTATCACTCCAATCGACTTCTGATGTCACCAGGGGCGAGATTGTCGCCATTGACGACATTCTCATGGGCTCGGGTAAAGAGGTGCTCGGTCTCCCGGTGACTCCTAGTGGGCCTACGGCGGCAGCCTCCAAAGCCTACGTCGATGTAGCCGTATCTGGCGGAGCTAGCTGGAAAGAGACTTTGCTCTCAGCGAACCAGCTCGACAGCGTTAACAACGCAGTCTCTAACGGTGGTGCGTTCTACCTGGTCAATACAGCACAAATCGGCGATACGTTTGTTCTCTCAGACGGAGGAACCACCGAAACCTGGACATTTGCAGGCGGTTCTGGGGCCTTCGCTCCAGCGATAGGTGCGTCGGCGCTTGATTCGATGACTGATCTTGCGGCCCGTATCAACACTGATTCGACCGCATGGGCAGCAATCTTCTACGCCAGTACTCTTCAAGGAATCAACTCAGGCACCGGTGATGTCGTAATCGTTTACCGCCAGGTCCCTACCGCCGTTACCGCCGACAGGCTCTACGGAGTGTTTGCCACCCCAGCAGATGCTCAGTTTGTCGATTTCGGCGGCGACACAGACTACCGGGATGGGACCAGCATTCAGGTAGTACCCGCTGACCCAACAACGGCTAACTTCGGGCTCGGTCGTATTACCTCAGCGCTGCAGCCAAACGATACTCACCTCGTCCGTGCTGAGGATAGCGCCTTCGTGTGGAATGAGGATGCCGGGACCTGGCAGCTAAGTGCTGGAGCCGTCTCCCTGGCCACCTCTGGTCCCGGTGGACTCGTCGTAGGGCAATCCACGTTCGATGAAGACTTCGGACTTGAGGTCGTTGGTGGCGGCATCGCTAGAGTTCGCGTTGATACCTCCTCAATTACCTTCGACGGTGGCGGACAGCTCACAATAGCTGGAGGAGCAATCGCCTTCTCGACATCTGGCTCTGGGGGTGCGGTAGCTGGCAAGGTGACGATGGACTCTGACAAGGGTCTGTTGATCACCGGCGGTCCGACTAATGCAATCGCAGAAGTGAGAGTTGACACTACCTCTATCGCTTTCAATGTCAGCGGTGAACTCACAGCCACGGGAGCGCCCATCAGCCCTACAGGGCTTGTCTCGCACGGTGTGCTTACTACTAGAGATATCCTAGGAGTCACCGCACCCACAGCAGGCTTCATTTCTGCTGATGTCCCGGTTCAGGACTACGTTGACGTCATCACCACAGGACAACTATTCGACTTCGTAGTCCCTGCAGACTACGACGGCGGGGACATGGAGCTCCTGGCGTCCTACCAGATGACTACGGCCGTAGCCCAGGACATCGTGCTAGAGACGACAGCTAAGATCATCAGATCGTCGACCGGCACCGTCGATACTGTAACTTTCCCAGCTGCAACCGCCAATCTGGTCGTACCTGCTACTACCGACCTAACCCGCAGCGTAATCAAAGTACTGGTAAACCCAGGAGAGATCAACTTTCTCCCCGGAGACACCATTCAGTTTTATGTGAAGCGACTGGGGGGAGATGGCGCTGACCTTCACACAGGCAGCTGGCGCGTCACGGCGTTTCAATTCCGCTATACAGGTCAAGTCAGCACGCGGCTCATGGAGCCGGTCGTTGATATCTTCACGCCAGTTTCAGGATCAGCCTCTCCCAGCAACGATTTCTTCGCGACTGACATTCCAGTCATCACCTACTCAGATTTGACCGACCAGGCCGCATCTGCCAGGTTCGTAGTTCCAGACAACTGGGATGGCAACAGTGACGCACTCTTGAGGCTCCAATACGGCCTTGATACTGCCTCTGGCGGAACAGTTCGCCTGAACACTTCGGGTAATATCGCAGACGTTGGCGGTGGGGCCGTAATCCCAATTTCTTCAGTAGATTTCGACGTAACCGTAACTGCCGATATCGATCCTCACCGAACGTCCATTATCAGATCAATCCCAGCTAGCCTAATGACACCTGGCAGTGTCATCCAGATCGCTATCACACGAGACATTTCTGTGGGCGGCAACGCAGCAGCAGGTTACTCAGCCATTAACGCCACCCTTGCGTTTGGCGTGGTGCCGATCGCCGGGTTCGCATCGATCACCGATTTCTACCTCGATGATCCAGTGTTCGGCAACATTGCTGGAACTGTAGACGCGAGGCCGGTTTACCCGTTGTTCGCTTCAGACTTCGAGTATTTCTTTGAAATGAGCTCGACGGCTGCTGCTGGTGCAGTTCATGGCGCATTTGTAGGGCGTCTGGCGCCGGTTCAAACCGAGATATCTCAGATTTGCATCTTCGTCAAAGGCGTTGATACGGGGACCGTAACCTACGACATCAAGGTCTACGCTGAGGGGTCCGGGGCGGTGCCAGTATTTTCCACCGGAGCTGCTACTCCGCCAGCGTCCTCAACCGAGATCGGTATTCTCGGAACGGCCTTGTCCGCCCAACCAACCGGCGATAAGCGATTCTTCGTCGTGATTGAAGCCGCTGCCATGGAGAATGGCGAATCAGTGAGCTTCAGCAAGCCATTTGTGCAGGTGCAGTAAACTACTCGCTTGTTATAGGTTACGTCGTGCGGGATACTGATATCAGTAATGACCCACGACGACCTAGTAAAAATCGCTAAGAAGTGGCTAATCAAGGGCCGCAACTGCTCTGTTGTACTTACGGAAACTCAAGCTCAGAGCGGGGAAGTTCCGGACGCGATAGGTTGGCGAGGGCAGCATTCGACCCTAATCGAATGTAAGACGTCTAAAGCTGATTTCCGCCGGGATCTGAAGAAGTGGTATCGGAACTCTGGGCCAGGCATCGGCCAGCAGCGCTATTTTATGGCCCCCAAGGGCATTATCCCGGTATCAGAGGTTCCGGTCGGCTGGGGGCTTCTGGAGGTCTCTGGGAAGCTCGTGAAGACCACTAAGAAGCTCGACCTCCTCTACCTTGATGAGCGTGTAGCTTCGGCCGAAGTTCCGCTATTAGTTGCGGCCCTCCGGAGAACTCAAATACGCGCATCAGGGCGTCGTAAAAGGCGTAAAAAAGCGTATAGTCGGGCCTGAAAGAGAGACTCCAAATGAAGGAAGCACTCAAGGGCCTGTTCGGCTCCAAGAAGGCACTCGCAGCTATTGGCGGGGCAGCCGCATCGGCCGCTGTCCTCCTCGCAAACAAATACGGCTTCGGACTCGATCCAGAAGCTACAGCTACTCTCGTCCAAGCGATCCTTGGACTCGCTGGCGTCTTCATCCTCAGCCAGGGTGCTGCGGACATCGGTAAGGAGAAGGCTAAGGTGGAGTCAGCGGTGGTGGAGCTTGCCATGTCAGCTCACAGGCTAGAAAACGCGGAGCTCGACGACGATGACGCTGAGGACGCCGTAGAGGCTGATGAGGCCCCTGAGCCAGAAGTCCTCACCGAATAGCCGTGGGGTTCTTCCCCTGCGCTACAGAGGGCTGTGGGGGCTACTTCTGTAGTGTAGACATGTCCTCACGGCCCCACGCCACGTTCTGCGAGCTTTACGTGGAGCCAGAGCCTAATCCCCCGGAAGCGCCTCAAGGCTCGTAGAGACATCAGTACAAGGAACAAGCCCAGAGGGAAACCCTCTGGGCTTGTTTTGATCCTTGGGTCTAGGCCTAGAAGATGCCCTGGACCTTGCTGTCGACGCCGTGCGCCAGAGCAGCCGCGTTGGACACGCGGGTCGCCGAGAAGCGGCAATCGAAAGCGGTGCCATCCGTCGCTGCAGCAGCGGTGGTGGTGTTCGCCGTCAGCGCAACCACGTGCTCACCCTTGGTGAGGGTCACGGGAAGCGTGAAGTTCACGGGAAGCTGAAGCTGCCCAGTGAGGAACGTGTGACCCAAAAGGGGCAGAGCGGTCGCGGCAACGCCATCGACCTCGAAGCCCATCGTGAGAACGGCGGCGGTAACACCGAGAATGTTGCCTTGGAAGTTGAGATGAAGAAGCATCTCGTCTTCCTCGACGCGGACGCTCATCTGAGCGCCAGTGACGACGGCGGTTCCGCCGGAGGGGAGGGTGACATTTCCGAGAGGCAGTTGACTGTAAAGACTCATGTTGGTTTTCCTTCTTGTTTCCTAGGAAGATCAGCCAGGTGTGTTCTAAGCCGTTAGGCTTAGAGGCCCTGGTTGCTCCCGTAGTTGGCGTTGTGGAGGCCGAAGTCGAACCGACCGGTGAGTCCACAGCTAGCGATGGTGCCGCCGGTGACTTTGAAGAGAGAAACGCGGGCGCCAGCCTCGTCTTCCGCGATGATCAGCCGAGCCAGAAGCTCAGTCGTGATTGTCGCGTTACCGAGATACTCGTTGCCAGTGGTGCTGAGCACGGTCCGAGCGACCGTTCCGTCCCAAGCCATGATCTCGACCGCGCGAACGGCGACATCGCCGATAGCGCATGCTGCGTTGAGCTGCAGGACGGCAAGGCCACCCTCAAACTCCTGACGACGGTATGGACGAGCCACGTGGTCGATGGTGTTCCGCTCTACCGGAAGGGTACGCGGACGGTTGACGGTGAAGGCGACCGGGGCGGTGTTGTTGACCGTAGCCAACGCCGATGGCACACCGTATTGAGTGCGAACTGTCATGTTGTTTTCCTTGCCCTATTGTTTAGGCCTGGTTTCGTCACCGAAGTTGGTGATGCGGTCATCCTATATGCATCACTAGGGCGAGTCAACGGAGATGGACCACTAAAACCCAGGAAATTCCTGGGTTAGTGGCATATCTATCCCAGTCCGCCTAGGAGCGTCTTAATCCCAGCCTTGGCGATGGCACCGAGGCCAGTTCCGATCACTTCCATGACCTTGCCGAAGGATTCCCAGAAGGTGCGGACCGCGAGGATCTCACCTGCGACCTTCAGATTGAGGAGCTGCGCGTTGATGTGCTTCTCGGCCTCAGAGACGTCCTCGCCCTGGAGCTTCTTGACTGCAAGACGCCCCGCATCCTTGGCTACGTCAGCGAGGATGTCCTTGACCTCATCCTTGACGCTGTCCCAGGCATCACCGAAGTCGTCCTTAACCTGATCGAGGACCTTACCGCCGAGATCCTTCGCGAGGTCTTCAAGGCTACCTGTGAGTTCGGCCACGGCTACTCTCCTTCGCCATCAGCAGGAAGCACGGGAGCTTCAGCTTGCTCCAGGCGGAGGCGCCAGGTGGTGATAGTCCGCTTACCTCGCTTCTTCGCGTCCTTGTCGAGCGTCGTGTCCCCGTCGAGGTAAGCCTCGTAGGCGGGAGCGACTGCATCGAAGGTAGCTCGGTCAGCCTTCGTGTAGTCGGCCCGGATCAGGTCTACGGTAGCGCAGCAGCCGGTGGACAGGGCCAGCCCGATGGCGAAGATGGAATTTCGTAGTGCTCTCATGTGACTTCCTCTGTGCATCAGATTAACACTTTCAGGCCAAAAAGAGCGTATCAAATAGAAGCTCCTGGGACCCCTGGGACCACTGGAGCATTTGGAACACTGGGGGGTCCTGGGATCCCTGGGAGAACCTCTACCTGGTGCACAGACACGGTTAAGCTCTCGATCGATAGCTCGCTGGAACTGGCATCAAAGTTAGAAGACGGCTGCCAGCTTTTAGGGACGCACCCAAAGAGATTGACGACCCGCCTGGGGATGAGCTTGTCAGCTCTCGTGTGGACCACAGTGAAGTTACGCCGGGGCGCCCCTGTTCCCCACACTGCCTGGAAGAACCACAGATAGAAGTCCATTGAGAGCGGGGTCACAGCAGCCTCGATAGTCGTATCTCCTGTTGTGATCTGTCCTGTAGGAATTTGGTGTGCATACGGCCAGTTTCCCTCCTGAATCGTCTTCATCCCCATTGATACGGATGGAATTGAGATGGACTTAAAGCTCAGTAGCTGTCCCTCTGAAAGTCCCTGGCCGATTTTGAATGGGAACGCTACTGGAGGGCTTGCCGCGACTGGAATGTCTAGCAGGTAATAGGAGAAGTTCTGTAGGGGATCGGTGCTGAGCGCTCTGGCCACGGGGTTAACCTCCGGTGTGCATCACATCAATGAGTCTATCAGATTCGCCCGCTCAGAGACGCGCCATTCTGTCCAGAACCTCTGGAACGTCGATGAAGTTAGAGAGCGTTACCCTCGCGTGAGGCTGCAGGGACCCAGGCTCATCAACTATCAGGATCTCGGCTCCACCAATAGAGACGTCAGCCCACACCGAGATACCACCTATGGCCCCGACCTCGACCGGCCATTCTTGGGCCTCGTGAAACTTGAACGACCCGAAGCGGGCCGGATCTACCACGCTCAGCATTGACGCGATCATCGGATGGACCGCAAAAATTCCAGTCCCTCCAGCCTGCCAGTACATCTGGACCAACATCAGAGGAAGAGATTGAACGTGCTCGGTGTAGGAGACGCCGCTCGGGCAGGCATTGTCCCACGATCCGTGGTACTTGAGTCCGTTCTCCATACGGTCTGGTCTTCTCTTGCTGTAAACTGATGCTAATTCCGGCACCGCCGGGTGAGATCTCAGATTACCCGATAGGCGCCCACGATGCACCTCCAGCGCAACTTCGTATGGACTCTGGACCTGAGCGATAGGGAGCTCAAGGTCATCATCAAGTGCCTGGAAGGGGGAACAGGCCTCGACGCGGCTGAGGTGAGCCTAGCTAAGAAGTTGGCTGACGCCATTCCCGGAATGGCCTCACGTCTTGAGCGTGTGAGCAGCGGAAAGCGACGTCGACACACCAAGTCTGACTGATGAAAAAGAGCGCCCACTAGGGGCGCTATCTTCCAATTGGGTCTAGATACGGGGCGTCTAGTTGACGACCAGTTCCACGACTATCTTCTTGGCGTAGTAGTTGATGAGGCTATGACTCACGCCTAGTTCTTCTGCCAGCTGCTTCTGATTCAACCCTGCAGCGAGCTTCGCTGGAATAGACGCGATCTGCTCTTTAGTGAGCTTCGCGTTGCCGTGCTTCTTGATGAGATTCGGCAGGTCCCAACTCTCACCACGAAGTACACGAGATATCTGGGTAGGAGTCACGCCATAATCTGCGGCCAGGCGCTTCCCGGTTACTCGCTTCCCTGAGTCCAATCCCTCTTGATACCGCGCACGGATCCTCGTGACCTGCTGGTAATCCAGCTTCGACATCCCGTGCTTGGCGCCGCGAACCCGGCACTCAGGCTTAGTGTATGCGCCGTTTTGCGGCCCGCGTGCGGCTCGACTAGGATCCCTCCGCATGGGATGGCTCTCACCTCGTAGAACCTTCTCCGGATGCCTACGCGTCCAGTGGTCATCGCCAGTGGGCGCCGTCTGACCACCAGAGGCATCGTTTGCAAGAAGGTTCAATCCTATTGAACTAATGTGCTCGACTTCGAGCTTGAGCGCTTTGGACTCGGTGAGGTTCTCGGCGATCCTATGCTCAACGGGCTTGAGACCGGCCGCAAGTAGCTTGCGGATGATCGCGAACTTGTGCCCCTTCTTCCCGGACTTAGCCTTCCGGATGTGAGCGTCAACTCGTGGTTGCTGACGATCTGACCCCTTGCCCACGTAGAACACATTGTCGGTGTCTGGCCGGATCAGTTCGTAGACGTAGTAGACCTCTGCTTTGTCCAAATATGGCGAGTTGGGATCGGTTTTCTGGTGGACACGAGGCCGAGTGGACCCGTAACGGGAGAGCTGAACTCCGTGCTGTTCCCGTAGCTCGTTCACCAGCTTCTTAGCTGCATTTACGTGCAGATTCTCGGCGATAGCTAGGTAGCACAAACTAAGGCCTTGTTCGACCAAGCGTCTGACCACTAAATGACGTTTGCTGTTACCGCCACGCCTTGTATCCGACAAAAGCCTGTTGAGCGCGTATCGGCCGTTTCCAGACTGCTTCTCTCGGCCAACGTAAATTACTGCGCCATCAATTGGATTCTTGATAACTACGACTCTGTACATGGAATTGCGGGCTCCTGGGTTTGTATCCCAGACTAGCCCGCAACTATGCCCGAATCAAGGTAGAAACCTAAGTCTCTAGTTGACAACGAGTTCCACGACTATCTCCTCGACAGCGAGGGTGATCTCCTGGATGGCGACGTCGGAGCTCGAAGCGTCCTTGTCACCGGTCGGCTTGACAGAGGTCGGGAAGACCTCCTTGAGCTGAATGACCTTCGAGGGACTACCGTCAATGCCCCATTCGTCGGCAATGTGGTATTCCTGGATCGTGATGTCAGAACGGTAGGTCTCACCGCCGTTGATGCACTTGAAGATCCAGAGGAGGAAGTCGGAGTCCTTCTTGACCACGCCCTTGCTCAGGGAGCAATCACCGACCTTCGGAATGCCAGGATACTTTCGGGTGTACTTGAACACGCCCTCACGGTACTCCGCCATGTCGACGGTGAGGTCGGGGATGCTGGCGGTCCGGAAGCCTGCAACTGGGTCCAGGTTCTGACCCGCCGGGTCGACAACGTGAAACCGGAAGTTGTGATAGAGGTCTGTGTCAACTGCTCTAGCCATAAGGGTTTATGCTCCTGTTCATACCTTAAAAAAGGCGAACGCCTGATCCCTTTAGGACGCGAGCGTCCCAAATCTCGAACGGAATGTGGGGATACTGTTGGCAGAAGAGTTCGATTTTCTCCTGCTGCCCAGTGGGCCACCATCGGCCCTTGACGTCCACAACAGCCTCCAGCTCTCCGCACGTTGCGTAGATCCAAAAGTCTGGCGTGTAGGTGGCGACACCATCATCTACGATGACTGTGTATTTAGCTTTTTCGTAGTCCCAAGACTTCCCAAGCAGGTCCAAATGCTGGGCAACTCGTAGCTCCCAGAGAGACTTGAATGTGAAGGCGCGACCGCAGTCATCAGTCCACGTGTGGAAGCCAGGGCGTTTCCTAATCTTCGCTCCCATACGCCTGAGCTCGACGAGAATGCGCTTGTGGAAGACGTCAAAGTCTTCAGCAATAGCGCCTGCCGTCTCTCCGGCCTCATACCGATTCTTAACGCTCTGCAGCTCAGTCGCAGAAAGCTCTCGCTTTTTGTAGCGCGTTTGGGTTCCCGTCCTTTTCAGGATCGAGGAGATCGCTGACTGGCTTGTATTCCAGGTTCGGGCTAATCCGACCTGAGTCTCGCCCTCCAGGTAAGCATCAATGATCTGGTCTTCTTGATCGTCCGTCCATCGCCGGTTTCGACAGCCAGTCACATCGCGGCACACGCCTGCGGTATGGAGTACCTTGTAGACCTGGTCAACTCCTACATCAAACTGCAGAGCGATTTTAGGACCAGATAGGCCGAGCTCATAGAGACGCACCGCTTCGGTCCGCTGCTTGGAATCCAAGCTGCGGCGCCGCTTGCGCTGCTTCTCAACTGCTCTGGCCATGTCGTCTCCTGTGACAGATGCTCGTGTTGTGCATCACCACAACTGAGTCTAACAGAATCGGATGCGTCGGTCCATATTACCGCCGCGCTTTCGGAGATTCCCTGTTCCACTTGGTCCAGGTCGACTTAGACCCGCTTGTAGCGCCAAGTTTGCGGATCATTTCCACGAATTTTCTGTTGCAGAGGGCGCTCAACCCTTGTTGGGGAGTCCTATTCCGCCTCACAAGACTGATCGCCTCTTCAGGTCCCATGTGGGTCGCTTTCATCAACGTAAGAGCCGTCACCAACCCAGAGCGATTGAGGCCCATGTTGCACGACGACACGCACCCTTTCCCCTCGCGTAGAGCAACCGCGAATCTATCCGAGAAATGACTGGCTAATTCTCCAACTTTTTTCAACTCATCATCATTTGCAGCGTCATTATCGTCGTACCCGCCCCTAAGTAGTTCGTAATGATTATTTGGATCAGTCGGCTGAAACTCCTGCGCAAATAGACCGATTAGATCAACTTCTTTATTAGGGCGCTGAAGGAGGGCTTTAACGTCGTTCTTATCCCCCTGCCAAATACGACCACCAGACCTATGCGTGTAAATGAGATTCATGCGGTTTATGGACTATGGCTGTAAGGTATTAAAGGGCGCATCAGAGGTAAGTACCGCGAGCAGGGGGCCAAGGGCGTTGGCAACAGACAGGCGACTTTTGTTCATCGAAGCTCTTCGCAGATCGTCTAACAAACCGGCGAGGCGTCGTCGCGGGTCTGCTCGTTGCTATGGTCCCCCATGTGAGATTCCAGATTGCACGGGCCGCACCGTCGGAAACAAACCTTACTGTCTCGATCATGTAGTAATGATGCCCTATGCAGCCAAGATACAACGTCGGGAGGAAGCACGCGAGGAGGAGATCATAACTACGACACCTCCTATCGACGGTTATGTAGCCCAAGACCTACTCGGTGCGATCCAACTTAATCAGTCATCAATCCCGGCGCTCTCTAGGGATCTACGCGTTCCACATGATGTAGTGGAGTGGCTCGTATACAGATTGGTGGACGCAAAGATAGTCACCATTCGCCGGTCGAAGCGGAGCGTATACGTTAAGTTGGTTCCGAAAGCAGTTCCACGACCATCGGGAGGATCTCTCTAGTAAACCACTCGCCACGGTGGTGCCACCTACTGAACAGCCTGTGAAGCTGGAGCTCTGTTGTCCCCGCCGCTTGATCCGCGATAACGGAACCAAGAAGTCGTAACTGGCAATCAGATCCCGTCTGAAGCGCAACTACGCGAGCGTTAACCGAGCTTGTCGTGAACCCCACTTTGATGCGGCCCGTCTCAGTATTTTCTATGAAATAGACCTTGGTTCTAGTATGAGAGGGCATGACTACTTCATACCCTCCTGGCCTCTACAACATGATCCGCATTACAGATCAGACCGGTGTTTCCGGAACAGGTCGCGTTGCACAGGTAGCCGTTTTCGAGGACGGCTCTGCCGTCACAAGGTGGATGACCGGAAAGGACTCCTTCGCCGTCTGGGCATCGATTGAGGACCTACTTGATATCCACATACGATCTCACCCAGACACTACGAAGCTCTTACCGGCTGGTGTGGACCTCTGCGAGCACGGGGTCGACAATCACGCGGAATACTGCGACCCCTGCGCGGAAGCTGCAGTTGCTGCCGATAGGGCAGCGCACAGACGTGCTCCTACTCAGATGTTCAAGCGCGGTGATGGGGGCCCGGCAACCATCACCGACGGACCAGCGAACATTGGCGTTCTATGCCTCACATGCACCCTGCCATTCACTACAAGCAACGACTCCTACCAAACCAGTGAAGCTAAATGCCCAGCATGCGGCGGTGGTAGGCTCTCCAAGAAGCCCGAGCAGATCGGGTAGAAAGTATCAGAGAGAAGGGAGGTCCTAATGGCCATTAAACTGGAGAACGCAGGGCAGAAGAAGATCGCAGTGATTAAGGAGATCAGGTCCGCCTACGGGTTCGACCTCAAGACCTCCAAACAATGGATGGACATGGCTCCGGTCGTTCTTCCGGACTTGAACCCGGCCATGACCCAAGCACTCGCCATGAAGTTGCGTGAATGCGGAGCTAGGGTCTTCACTGACCCAGGACCCCTCGATCGTCTAACCGCCCTCGGCTGTATTCATACCGCAGAAGAGGCTCTTGGTAACGGTGAGATAGACGAGGCTCGCGCTAATTTGCGGAACGCGCTAACCCTAATCGGGGACATGTAGTTGGTCGACCCGGAGGGCATTGACTGCAAGTCCTGCGGGGCATGCTGTATCTCCTCCAACAAGGCTGATACCTACGTCTATGTCGGGGATGGCGATGTTCGTCGTCTCCGACTGGCGTATACCGAGAAGACGGTCAGACGCCTCGTCAGCAAGATAAACGACCCCTTCGAGATAGGGGTGCGAACCAAGACGAACGTTCAGGGGCTCGTGACCTGCATATCGCTTCGTGGGTCTGTAGGAAAGCAGTGCTCTTGTTCAATCTACGATGCACGTCCTGATGCTTGTAGGGAGTTCATTCCGAGCGAGTTCGCCTGCCTTGCGGCCCGTAAATCAGCTGAGATCGACTAGCCCTGCTTCTGCAGAAGCTCTGGTGGGATTCGCCAAACACTCCCATCAGGTCGCTTCTGGAGGACCGTGCCCTCTCCTACATCGAACTCCGCCTCAAGTCCATCAATCTCAGACTGCGACTGCTTAGCCCGGAAAAGGGCATTCTCGGATTGTAGCTCGGCCACTAGAGTCCTAAGGTTTGCCTCTGTGGCGAGGAGCTCGCGAAGCCGAGCCGCCAGGAATACGACCCGTTCGACCTGCACTGGGACAGGAGGCGGCGCGACAGCTGGTTTCTCGGTTTGCGGCACGATCTCTTGTGGGAGTGACGTAATGGGGTCTGTCATGTGTATTCTCCTGCACTTACCGGGGATTGATGGAGCGTACCAGAGAATGACCTAAATGTCATCAGCTGATGCGATGACTACGAAATCGGCCCCGGAAGATCGAATCTTCTATTTCTAGGGAAGAATCTAGGCTTCAGCCCTGTAGTCACCAGGGAGGGAAGCACTGGGGCGCCCTTCAGCCATCGGAAAGGCGCACTGGGGCGCGGAGTCTGAGCCGCCCCCTTCGTCCAGAGGAATGGAGCACTAGGGCGTGGTGTTTGTGCTGCCCCTTTCGTCCAGAGGAATGGTGCGCTTAATTCGGCCACAGAACTATGCCAGTTCTGCGATCAAGAGGCCCGTGTCGCCCTCGTCAATGCCCGCGCTCGCCGTGTCGAGGATCACGCTGTAGAGCGTCCTACCGCCGTCTGGGGTCAGATTGATAACAGTGTTCGCACTGATCGACGGCTGACCCGCCGCGTAGGGAGTGAGCCCCTCTAGCTCAAAGCCTGCGCCTGAATTGTAGACGTACCCGCGCTCAGTTGCGCCCAAGGCTCGTGTCCAAATTGCAAGCTCGTCAATCACTCCGTTGAATGGCGCGACTTGACTCACCGAGTCTCCGATCCAGAACGGAGTAGCGGTGGCTGCATTGGCTACGAATGCAGTGGACGCACGCTCGACCCCGTCTACGAAAATCTTGATCGTATCTCCGTCTGCGACCACCATGACGTGCTGGAGGGTCGCAGCGGTAATGTCCCCCGTAGGTGTGAGGACTATGCCTGTGCCGTTGTAGACGAACTCAACTTCTCCTGTGGGTTCGACGTAGAGAGTCCAGCCTCCAGGGTTGCTATATTTCTCGCAGATCACGGAGCGCGTGGCCAGCGACGTGAGATTGATCCACGCGGAGATCGTGTAGTGGCCGACCAACTCAAGAGCGGTGAGATCAGTAGGGCTCGTTTCGGCGTGGACGCCGTCCACGCCCGCTAGCGAGTAACCGTTCCCAAACCTCCCGGTCGCGTAGGCTTCAGCGCCTGAGTAGGTGAGGTGCCGAAGGTTGGGGGAGGAGTCGTCACCGTTGTCGTTGAATTTGTAGTAGACCTCCAGGTCAAGGTCGAGCAATGGCTTGGTTAACGTGAGAGACGCAGCAACGATAGGAACGATAGTGGTCGGTGCGCCTTGGTTGTCGGAGCCTCTGAACTGGAGAGTCTTGGCTGTATCTGCTCCTGCTGCGCGGAAGAATATCTGAGTGCCACCCGAGACTTCAGCGGGTGGATTCGCGATGTCGCCGATTGAGATTCGCGCCGTGCTGGGTGTACGGTGTCCCCCACCCGCCGTCACGTAGGGGATCGCGTAGTTGTCGGAAATCCCAGCACCCGCACCGACCGACTCGATCTCTGCTCCGATACCCTTCCACTCCCAGCACTCGGTAGTGCCGCCAGGGAGCCAGGTGTAAATGAACGTGCGAACAGTGCCAGGGGCAGTGACGATGTCTACGAAAACAGAGAAGCGGCGAATCTCGCTCGCGGCCCCGCCACCGGCTGCGTATTTATCTGCCCCTTCGACAGCACCCAAGACTGTCGCTTGGATCTCCGAGAACGAAGGGGAACCGCCGGTTGCGTTTTGAATGCGTCCGACACGGACACCGGGGATACCGCCACCACCGTTCGTGTCGCCAGACATGAAGACGATCAGGTCTCCAGTGGCCGGGTCAGTGAACATGGCCGAGTGACCGTAGGCTCCCGTGTTACCAGCGGCAGCTTCGCCAAACTGATTCGTAGCGGTCTGGACGGCTGCGAACGAACCAGCGAGTTTAGCCACGCTGTAGCCTGCCGTCCCTGGTGTCCAGCCGAACACGAACAAGACGCTGTCGTGAACGTGCAGCCCGTAAGAGCAGCCTGGGTTGACCGCGTCGAAGAGAGCTACAGGGTCGTAGCGCGTGAGCAGCCCCGTACTGAAATCGAACTGGGTGATACAGCCGTTGCCCGCAGAATCAGAATGACGGATATGCGACCAAACGATTGAACTCTTGAAGGCAATAGCCTGACCCGCCTGGAGAACGGTCGCCCCCGTTGCAGCAATCACGCCCGTCGAGATCCAGTTCGATCCGCTGACGCCGTCTGTCGTACTAAACGCCATGATCCTGTTGCCGGTAGTGTTCTTGAGATAGCAGAGCGTTGGGACGCCATTCGGGTGAAGAACAAACAGTCCACTGGTCGCGCCAACCTGTAGAGCCTCGTCACCAGCCTCAGAAACTAGGCCCCACTGTTCAACCCCACCTTGACCTCTCCGGTAGCAGCCAGACTGATTCAAGCCCCCGGCTGTTGAGGCGGTGAGCGCGTAGCGGTCGTCCCTGAATTCCACGGCGCGGTTGAAGGCGATAGTTCCCGCGTGTGCTGCGGCCTCTGCCTGTGCCACGGCAGCGCCGCCCGTGCCCAAATCAGCCCCGTCCTGAGCGCCAAGACTAGCGCCGCCCAAGAGAACGGACACAATCGGAGCCGCGCCTTCGATAAGTACGACTATCTGTGCTGCTGGCGTGTTAGCCATTAGACGACCACCGGAGCAGACAGGACTTCGTTATGAGGCTGGCCTGCAACATTGCAGATTTTGTCACCCTGCACGACGTTTTGCGCCTCGACCATACCCTTACCAAGCACATCGATTAGGTGTGCGTTATCCTCAACATGGGCACTAGTGCCGTTACCTAAATCAAATGTTACAGCCATTAGGAGATCCTGTTCACCCAACCGAACACTGATACGACAGCGGTCGTATCAGCAAAAGCTCGGACTACGAGGCTGTTGGTCATGGGCGTGCCAGGAACAATCAGCACCGGCCCACCATCAGCGGTGAGGGTAACGGTGATCAGATCACCAGCGGTTACGCCGCCAAGCTCGATAGTGAGTACGACATCGCCCGTATGCCGGTTTAGCGCGTAGAGCCATACCTCATCGATCGCCGAGGCATCAGCGGTGTGTAAGAGATCACCAGCGGTGGCTGTTTGCACCACAGAAACGGGGCGTCCATCAGTACTGCCTGAGAGAATTACCTTTGAAAATGTAGCCATTGGCGTCCCTACCTAAAGACCTGGTTGGCGATAATGTGGTTGTCCGAGTCAGTAGCAGTGGCCACATCAAGTTCATTGATGGCCTCGACAAGGGTCTGTGCCGTCGTGGTCAGCGCGGGCCCAGAGGTCGTTGCGTCCGTAAGCGGATAGGATGTGCCACTAGACGTGAGGAGAATACGGCCAGGATTCCCTGCACCATTCTCATTACCAGGCAGAAGCGTGACGTCCCCACCGTCGTTGTTCGTCGGACCGTTGGCGTTACCAGCGGAAATGGTCCCGGTTCCAGGAACCGTGTCTCCTGCGGGGTCGGTGCAGGAGATTGAGAGCGAATCGCCCGGCGCGGCCGTCAGTTCCTGGCCTGCTGCAATCAGGATATCGTTGGCGCCGGTGGTGTTTCCAAGTCCAAGAACGGTGGCCAGGTCTGGTGTGCCAGCCGTCTCAATCGTGTTGACGGCGCGAACCACCGAGAACCCGGCCACTGTGCCGGTAAAGGCCAGGTGGCCGACTTCGTTAAATGGGATAGCGGTGCTGCCACGCGCAGCTAGGTCTAGGTCGCCTGCCGCCCCGGCCGTGAGTCCCAGCCCGACGGTGGCTGTGATCGCGCCATCACCGATCGTGACAGCGCTCGTTCCTCCCTCCGCGACTACACCGCTAGTTCCGATGAAGACGGTTCTTGGGCGAGTCGCCGCCGATGCGCCGATGTCATAGGTGTTATCGACTCCGGCCACGAGGTGGCCGGTCGGACCGACGATCCACCTATCGGTGTTTCCGGTTCGGAGGCGTAGCTCGCCATCAGTTCCTGAGCCAAGGGCGCGACCCGCCTCCAGTGTGAGGACACCGCCGTTCTCAACCCCATCGGCATTTCCACCACGGAGGAGAACAGATAGGACCGCGTCCACTCCAGTTCGGTCCGCAGCGTCTTCAGCTCTAAACTCGGCCGTTCCGCCGTTTACAGTGGCCTTTAGCCCTCGAATGCCGGTAGAGCCGTAGATGGCGAGCTCATTTGAGGCCCCTCCAATAAGCATCATCCGGTTGGCGGTATTGTCCCTGAGCACCAGCTCCGAGGTGCTCGCATCCCAGAATAGGATCCCTGTCTGAACTCCGGTCAGCGTAGCGTCGTTGCCAAAGATGAAGTCACCCTCGGCTGCGGTCAGTGCGGTATTGCGGCCCACCCTAAGAGCCCCTGGGTCTGCAAGGAGCTCAATGACCTTATTTGCAGACGTATCGTAGAGGTTGACGGCTCCATCAACGTCCATGACAAGGGGGTTCGCGTAGTTTCCACGGAACTCGATCTTGCCGTCTGTTCCTATACCGTTCTTTGCTCCAGCGGTAAGGACGACAGCTCCACCATTATCGTTGGAGAGCGCTACAGCATCGCCCCCAGAGAGGCTCAGGTCAGTTGCCGCTCCGGAGATCACTAATAGAGCGGCGCTGCCGGTGACCGCTCCAGTGTTGACTGTGACCGTGTCCCCGATGATGATGCTGGTCTTTACATAAATCGTATCGGGTCGGAGCAGAGTCGCCCCCGCGTCCGGTGTCCCGATTCCCCAACCACCATCAGACTGGCCGATGATGTTGTCAGCATCGGTCATCTCGATGTCGTTCCCGCCGGTTGTGGGATCGATCACGAGCGCGACTAGGAGCCCCCCATTCGGACCAATGGGGCCGATGGGACCAACAGGCCCGATAGGGCCAATGGGCCCTTGAATTACCGTTGTTCCGGTCGATGAAGGCCCTGTCGTCTCGATGATTTGCTCAATCCCGAGCAGTCTTACAACAGAAGGGTTCGAGGTTAGAGCCTCGAAAACAGCCCCCGGCTGGTAGCTGATCGAGATGCCCCCGTCCTCTACCACTACTGGTAGAGCAGAGACTACAAGATAAGTCTTGGTGGACGCTGACATGGCTACTCCGCCGGGGAAGCTGCAGTTACAGCATCAGTATACACCAGCTGCTAGCTGAGCATCACCATGTGAAAATCGGTAATGTCACCCCCACCTGTGGAGTGGCGGAAGGCCAGGTAGGTATTGGCCGCAGCCTTGGTGAAATAGGCGCTATCGCCCACTGCGGTCAAAAGAGCCAATTCTGCCGTGAACACAGGAGAAGCTCCGGCGTAAGCAATACCGGTCGAGTTCGTGATACCGCTACTGACCGAGAGCGTAGGCGTGACGACGCTCGTTCCGAAGTAGCCTGTGCGAGGACGAGTAGTACCAGAGGCACCAATGTCGTAGGCGTTGTCGGCAACCGCAACGAAGTGTCCCGCGCTCAACATCTCCCAGCGGCTGGTGCTGAATTGGGCGCCCGTAGGCGTAGTCCCAAACTGGAGCTTTCCTGGTGCCGAAGTAGCACCAGGGACACCGTCCGCGATAACTCGGATGGCACCAAGCTGCATCATGCCGTCACCACCAGCGCTTGGGTGGTAGCCAAAGCCGGACACGGAGAGAGCGGTATCGCCATTAAGGTAGACCGTAGGAGAGCCTGGTGTGCCGCGAGCCTTCAACCCCCTGAAGGTGCCGCCAGCAGTGTTCGCTGATATGCGGTAGTGGTCAAACCCGCCAGCACCAGTAGCCGTTACAGAAAGCGGTGTCGCTGCGCCATAAAGCGCATCACCAACACGAAGCAGTTTTGCGCTCGCGTCCCAGGACATCTCATTGGTGCCATCACCTGCGGATAGATCGCCATCTGCAGCCGCAGAAGTTGCGCTCCCGAAGTTTGCGCGTCCGCCGCCGATTTGCTGGCCACTAGTGATGACGATGCTAGTCGGCCCTGTGGTGTTTCCCGCAACGAGAACCGCAGGCAAATCAATTGAGATCGCTGCAATGGCCGCATCAAGCTCGTTGATAGATCCGACGATTGTCTGGTTTGTCGTGTCGAGCGTCAGCTCCGTAGCCTCATTTAAGGCGATTGCGGTCCCTCGCCCGGTGAGGGTCAGATCAGAGGTCGCACCAGTCGAGGACAGCGCCAAAGCGCCGCTTCCCACAATGGAGTTGGTATCGATGGTGATCGTGTTCCCAACCACGATCTGCGTTCCAACGTAGATATTTGCGGGCCGTCTAGCTCCAGGTTGGCCAATACTCCATCCACCGTCAGTGGCACCAATGAGGTTGTCCCCATTGGACATGATGATCGGGTTACCACCGGTGATATTTCCTACACCCAGTACAGCCTGGAGGCTGTTAATGCCGGTGGTGTTGTCAATTACGAACCCAGAAGGGGAGGGGCCGAACGACTCAACAATATGCTGCGCTGCGAGCAGCCGAACTACAGATGGGTTGTTCTCACTAGCAGTGAAAAACTCTCCCGCCTCGTAGCTTGTAGTAGTCCCAAGCGCCAAGTCCTCGACCACGATTGGGGTCTGAGAGATGACGACGTAAGTCTTGACAATCCATGCCATAGGTGATGCCCTCCCCAGATAAGGGACTGAAGCATCAGTATACACCGGCGACTAGCGATAAGTCCCAGGCAGGTCGAGTATCCTGCTCGTCCGCAGAGGCCGAGAAGGGTAGAAGTAATCAACGACTGGAGGTGTAGGGATGGATCAGCAGAATTCAGAGCTCAAAATGTTCAAGCACGGCGAAACTGTAAGGTTCATAGGTGACGGCTGGACGCCAAGTCAGCGACAGTGCCTCTGGGTCGTGGAGTTCGAGAACAGGGATCGCGACGACTGGGGCGCATCAAACGTGAAGGTATACCGACAGACAGACCCAGACTGCATTATCTGGGCGCCTCGACGGTTAATCACGACGGCAACCGTGTTGGACTTGCTGGCTAGTGTCTAGTGACGCCTGCGGGCCCGCTTAAGACCCTTCGGTCGGTCGAGCTTGGGAATGTTCCCATAGTAGATTTCGCCGTAGCAAGAGCCGCAGAAGGCGCCTGATCTCTTCCCTACTAGCTTGATCTTGGTGGCCTTGGTTCCACACCCGGCCATACAGGGGAGACGCCTGTGGGCGACCTCCTCCTTGATCCACGCGACCCATTCTCGGTCGTGTTTTGGTACCACAAACATTGCATCCTCCTAGGATTACGGGATTTAGGGGTCCGTTGGTACGTACCCTGGGCCCGTAATTCAACTAGGAGGGCTGGTGAAAGCTCCTGTGACGCCCGGCGTCGATTCGGATTGCAGTTCGTGGAATTCGCATGACTTAGTTGCGGATACTAGGCCCCCGCACAGGCTTGTCGAATTAGAAAGCTACCATCTCAGTGCGGCTAAGGAAGAGACTGGAACAGATTGGTTAGGTATCCGTACATGAAGAAACCCCCGTCTAAGACGGGGGGTTTCGACAGAGGCCGAGTGACCGGGCCTTAGACCGACGCCTGCGAACTAGCAGTGCCAGCTGGCTGAGACAGCGTGAAGATCACGAACTCAGCTGGCTTGTTCGGCGAGAAGCCAATGTCGATCAGGACCTTGCCCTGGTCGATCGTCACCGAGCTGTTGTTGTTCGCGTTGCACTTGATGAAGAACGCTTCTTCCTGAGTGTTCCCGAAGAAGTAGCCCAAACGGAAGAGCGAGCTGTAGTAGCCCCGGAGAGCCGTTTCGATCTTCTGCCAGAGTGCCGGTCCGTTGTTCTCGAACACGGTCCACTGAAGCTGCAACGACGTGGTGTACATCAGGAAGTTGTTGAGGAGGCGAGCATTGACGTAGCGCCAGCGCGGCTCCTTCGACAGAGAACGAGCACCGTTGATGATGAACCCCGTAGCCGCAGTAGACGGCAGCGGGTTGACCCTAGACTGGTAGAGGTTGTCCTGGTCCAAGCGAGTGAGCTTGAACTCAGGTCCGACCGTTCCAGCAGCGTCCAGCGCTCCATCGACGACACCGGCAGGTGACTTGCCGATGTTCTTGTTCCGAGCCGTCTTCGCGATCACGCCTGCGGCAAAGCCACTGGCGGGAATGAGCTCGGGCAGGTCGGTCGAGTCGTTGATGAAGTAGACGTTCGGGTAGTAGATAGCCGCGTTCTTCGTGTTGAAGGCCTGGGTCACCAGCACATACTGGATCGCCTCGGGCACCGTAGTGCCGTTAGCTAGCGCGAAGAGCGCGAACCTATCTTGACGGGCATCGCAGAAGTCTACGATGTCTGCCTGTACGAACGCTGAGCCCTCGAAGTCTGGCACCACCACGTTAAGAGGTTCCTCAACGAGATCCAGGGCGTAAATACCCGTCTTGGTCCCATCCAGCGTCGGGTTCGATATCTCGTTCCGCGAGATAACCGTTCCATCAGTTCCACCAGTCATCTGGAACTGAATTGCGGACGACAGCTTGGTGTATGACGCCGTGATCGGTGTCGCAGCCGGTGGCGGCGAAACCCAGGTGAAGTCCAAGGCTCCAGTAGCGTAGTTGATTGTGTTCGTGCCAGTGGCATCAACATCACCAACAATCGCGCCCAGGCCGTTGTCCTCGGCATACTGACCAGTCTGATACCAGGAATTGATAGTCGAGCCCGTGAGGGGCGCGAACACTGTCGTCATCGAGACGGCACCAGTATCAGCGTTGATCGTGGACGTAGCCGTCACGTCGCCGAGCAGGTTTCCAGTCGTGTTCGACCAGACGTTACCGAGGCAGACGTAGTCGAGGAAGAAGAACGTCCCCGCCAGAGGAGCCACGAGAGTCGTGACCTCGATCAGCCCAGAGCCAACTGAAAGGTTGGTTGCGCTGTCGGTCAGGTCGATCAGGTTAATTCCAGCGCCATCGATAGATCCGAGGAGAGGGACATCCTGTTCCACTTCACTGGCGTAAGCCAGATCGACCGTTCCAGTTCCAGGCCCATCGGTCGTGAAAGCGCCTGCGATGAACGGGCCACCTGTGACACCGCCCACCTTCCATACACTTCCCAAAATGGACAGGATCGTTCCTGTTACACCACCCTGAGAGACGACGTTACCAACGATGTTGGTGCCACCAAGGCCACTGACCTCAAGGGTCTCGACGGCGTCCTTAGTGATGAGGTTGGAGACGGCGTGGTTAGCGTCGACATCGGAAAGCGCTACGAGCGGCGCCGTGATACCGGTCATCAAACCAGAAGCGTAATCAACGGTCCCACCGAGTGGGAGGGAGCCACTGCCGCCGGTCAGATTACCAGCACCGTCATCGGTGATAGTCGCCAGGCCAACGCCATCAACATTCACCGAAATGGCGAGCGTTCCTGGGTGAACTTCTGTGGACGACAAGGCCACGCCTGACAAGTCATAGACTGCGGCCACACCACCAGTGGTCGACAGCGTCTGAGTCACGGCCGCAGAGCCAGCATACTTCAGGCTGAAGCTGGTAATTTCCTGGTGGACCGGGTTGTCCACAACACCAGCGTTGAAGGTGAAGACCTTGTTGACGCCGTCTACGAGACCAGCGCTAGCAGGAAGCACCTCGTTGGTGAGAAGCTGCTTCTGGTAGAAGACGCGGGCTGAGCCCTCAACCACTGGAAGGTTAGTAAGCTGGAGCGTGAAAGCTGTATCCGTGCCGTTAATCGTTCCGGTCGTAGGAGTGTGGGCCAGGAACTTAGTCGTCCCGGACACCGCAATCAACTTCAACGTGTTCTCCAGAACAGGTACGTTCTGGATAGTCGTTGTGAATTGGGAGGCAAGAGGAGCCCCACCACCAGTGCCCACTGACTCGGCTAGTACGGTGACAGGGAGCATCCCTGAAGGTACGCCACCTACGCCAATGGTCGTGGTGACCAGGAGACTCGGACGGCGGGGGTCCGCAATCACGTTCAGAAGATAGTCCGGAGCAGCCGGATCATCGAACTGAATTGCCTCGTAGGTTTCCACAGCATCATCGAACGCCGGGTTGAAGTCGGCGGGGGCGAGGATCTGGAGATCGTACTTGTCCCACGAATTCGTGGTGAAGTTGAGGAAGTTCCTGTTTCCGCTTACACGGATTTTCAGGTCGTTGCCCCAGAGACCCTGGCCGTTGGCCGTAAAGGTCCACTTCTCCGGTCCGGGAGTGTCATCGATGGCCACCGACGCGAAGGTCGAGTCGGCGGGTGCGATGCGGTTAACCCATGCTCGCTCTCCACCAGTTCCGAAGAACCCACGAATCTCCTGAGGAACTACACCGCGTGTGTTGGACGGACCGAACACACGAGTAAAGTCCTCAACCGAGCGGATCTCGATTGGGAAGTTGGTGGGGCCCTTCTGGGTCCAACCGACGATGCCCATTTTTGCGGGCGAGAACTGATCAGGGGCACGTGCTGGAGCCTTCTCCTGGCCGTAAACACCTGCTGACCGATATTGAATAATCGGCATGACTTACTCCCCGCCGCCCGAAGGCTGCTTTTTGGTTGACTTCTTGGACTTCTTGGCCACGGCAGGAGTTGGAGCTGCCTTAGCTGGCTGAGACGATGACGCTACGTCGATCTTCTTGGCAAAGGTCGGGATCTCTCGATCAGTGACCTTGCGGATCGAGTTGTTTCGCAAGAGGCGGGCAACTGATGCGTTGGTTGGGTGCGAGGTGAACATGAACCCTGCTGGGTAGCTCACGACGTTACCGTTCGCGAATTCCACCGTGACAGCGTTTCGTGACACCACTTGATAAGTCTGATCGCGTTTCATTATTGACTCCCGTAAACGCCCGATCGGACGATTGGTTTGCCTGTGCCGTAGCTTCCGCCAACACCAGGATCAGGATCACGTTCACCACCAGGGCAAAGCGGGATCCCATTAGCATCAGCAGGAACAAGGCCGTAGCCGCCAGGCCCTGGAACGAGCTGGTAGCCCGGTCCACCAACCCCAGGAAGGGGTTGATCAGTAACCGTGCCGGTGAAGGCTGGTATACAGATAGGCTCTTTGTCCAACGTCAGCTCCGCTTCGACCTTTACAGATAGAGAGTACCCTGGGATACGCTCCACCAGAGAGCTTACATCAGTAAGGTCGTCAACGCCCTGTTGGAATGTGGCATAGACGCGAGGATTATTGATGCCGTCGACGACGGTCACAGTCCCCCGGTGGGGAAATCGCTTCATCATCATTTGCAGCAGGATTTGTGCAACGGTGCGAAACCGGGCCCAGCATTCAATGGTGTAGAAAAAGTCGTATGGCTGCTCTTTGTCCTTCTGCTCGTAGGAGGTCCACCCTAGACAACCGCCAGCAGAGACCTGCTGTGCGCCCTCGCAGGGGAGGCGGTAAGAGACTACAGGAGTGAGAAGTCGCTCTTCGGACGGTGTCGTAGAGTCACGAATGATTGCGATCATTGGGACTGTCGCACTGATCTGCGTCGGTTCAGGCCTCTTGTAGACGACCAAAGCCCGGTCAATAGGCTCCTGGCGCCCATCGATGCGAACGAAGATACCTTCAAGCGGTAGGTAGTATTGGTTCTTTGCAGTGTCCGGTAGCGCCCCGAGTCCCCTGACCAGGGCCTCATCGAAATCGTAGAAGTCTACGTTTCCAGTACGCTCACCAAACTCTAACCCAGCCACAAACTCCCCTATCGCATCAGGTCGTAATGATAACTGTTGACCTTAGAGCTAGTCGAGGGTCCACAGCACTATTAGGTGCTAACAAAGCAATTGATGCGCACTAGAGGTTGACCCTGTCAGCAACGAGTGCGTAGACTGGTCTGATGCAGAAAGTGCTTCCACTTAGGATTGCCAACGACGCTGATCTTATGGCAACAATTGAGTCATTCAGACTCATCCAAGAGCGCGTGTCTGAGATTGCGTTTGAAGACGGAACCGCGCTTTCCGCAGTAGATATGCATCAGCTCAGCTACGCAAAAGTGAAAGGCTCTCTGAAATCTCAGCTCACATGCACTGCTATTCGATCGGTGGCATCTGAATACTCACGCGCTCGGAGGAGAAACCGGAGGATATATGGGCCGATTCACTTCAGTAAGCCACGCGCCCTATTCTTGATCGGCAAGGCAAAGCGCGATGCCTGCCCACCCCGTAAAGAGACGATCAGAATTTGGACAATTGCGGGCCGTAAGGACATACCTTGCAGCATTCCAGCCCGGTTCGAGGCTGACTATAAAAACGTGAAGTCCTTCGACACACTCGCGGTCTCCCTTAAAAGGGGACGACTCGTAGCGACCGTGTCCGTGACTCTTAAAGAATCAAAACGAGAAGGAACCCTTCCTGCTGGCGTTGCAGTAGGGAGTAAGAATGAAGTAGCAGCGGTAAGCGCCGAGGGGAAATCTCTCCGAATCGTCACCGTTGCTCAGAATGTAATGGAGGAGACAAGCCGAAAAACAAAGAGAAGACTTGAGCGGCGACTGGCTGTGCGTAAGGCAGATGGACTTGAGACGCGTTCTGTGCGTCGAGTCCTCAAACGGCTAAGCAGACGGCGTCACATGCGAACTAGGACTTTTTGCCACGCAGCAGCTAACCGACTCGTTGAGTGGGTTGGAAGCGGATCAATCCTCGTCATCGAGGACCTTCGCATCCCTCCACCTTCGAAGAGGAAAAGAAGCAAGCCATCGATGAGGCCGCACTTCTATGAAGTGCTTCGTCGTAGGATTGAAGAGAAGGCTGCGGCTGCGGCGATACCGGTTTATTACGTGAACGTATCCGGTAACGAGAAGAGGTGCTCGCTTTGTGGAGCTTCTGGGAGCATCACAAAACACACCTTCCTCTGCGATTCGTGTGGCAACGAAAGTCCGATGAGCAAGAATGCCGCGCTCAATGTCAGGAACAAATTTACGGTCACCAGGCCGTGGGCTGCTGTTAACCGGCCTTGAAGCTCGTCATCGGGCAAGCGGTTTTGGCCGCAGTTGACTAAAAGCTATTTTTCCCTATTGCTGCTTGTCAAAGTTCTTGGCAAACAGTTCAAGCGCCTCTTTACCGAATCCAGAGGAGTTCATAATTCTGTCTCCCTCTGTTTCGAGTCGGTTCCAGATTGGCAGACGTGGGAACCCTCCGAGGCCATACTCCATTCGGAGGGCTAAAAACGGGACATCCGCCAATGTGCGGCCGTTTATGACGGCTAGTTCATTCGGCTGGATAGGCCTCCTAAGCCTGCTCAACGCCGTCTTTAGCTCGGTCGCATTCGATCGATGTCGTCTTCGGTGGAAATCAGTCTCGGACTCAGAAGCTGGTCTAACGATCAACTCTGTAGTGATTCCATCTTTTACTGACGGGAGCGTGTCAACGGTCCACGGGTTCTCTGTGGCCATTAGCAGCGCCACATCATCACCACCGGTGAGCCACAATAAAGTAGTGTCGGCTTCGAGATCGCCGTAGTTCAGTTCGATGATCTTCGCTACTACATCATACTCATCTGGGCTAATCTCATCCAACTGGATGCTGTCTCGGTAGATGTCGTACCAACCGCCATCATTAGGGATCATATCCCTAACACGTTGTGCCGTTTTTTCAGCCAGCTCTCTAAGAGAGTTCCGCCCTGCCTCTTTAGCAGCCGCAGGAATGCTCGTCTTCAAGTTTTCGATGCTCTTGCGAAGCTCTTCGTCATCGACGAAGAATTTCACTTAATGCGACGTCGTCGATGACCGCCGCCCTGAGGGGCTGAGATCAGACCGCCGTTCCCGTTCCGGGAGAATGCGGCGTGCTTGAACTCGCGGAAGAATTGCTGTTGATGGGCGAGCTGTGCGGCCATCTGCTTATTACCGACAATGACCTTGTGCATTGTGTCTTGAATCTCTTGATCACGCTGCCGGGACATGCGATCACGTTTTTCCTCAATGCGCCGCGCCCTATCGTAAGACTTCCACTCCGACTTACTGTCTGGTCGACCCCCAGAGCCCGGTGGTGGGCCGATCTCAGCGTTTCCTGGGTGCATTGGAGCGTCATCTGGCGGAGAACCATCAGCAGCAGGAGCGCCGCCACCACCGCCATCATCACCTCCGCCCATAGCCTGTTGCTGAGCAGCTTCCTTCTTTTGATCCTCTTCCCGCTCCTTCTCGATCCGCTCTATCTGATCGCCGGTCAGTTTGAGAATCTTCTCCTGGATATAGCGCATTGAGACAAACGGCTGGACTCGCGTTGCGAAGTCAGCTCTCGCGTTCTTGATCTCGTTGTGCGCCAGCTCATAGATCCCGGACGGGACCGTCATCATCACCTGAAGGTCTTGCCTGAAGGGGTTGATCCCTCGGGCCGCAAGATCGATCTGAATCAGACGACGAATGCTGTTCCTGACCTCGCGCTGGATTCCCATCGTGACGCGTGCGGACCGCACATCCTCGTAAGAGAGGATCGATCGGGCTGGGATGCCGTCGTCTTGCCCTAGATAGTTCCTGGGGATCTTCAGGACGCCGTGTAGCTTCCGCTGGAAGTACTCCACATCCTCGGTCGCCTGATAGTCAGGGCCTTGGAGAACCTCTACACGGGCTAGCTCGCGATTTTCGCGGACCGCGATGAAGAAGTCCTGAAGGTTGTCCATCGGATTCATACGCATGTCGAGGCGCTGGGTCCTCGGGTTAACAAGTTTCTGCTTCCGCAGGTCTTGCTTGGCTTTGCGTAGGAAGGACTCCACCTTGTCAGATGGAATATCGGTGACGTCGATGTAGAAGGCGAACCGGGCTGGAGCTCGGGTCAGCTTGTAGATGAGCATCGAGTCTTCGAGAAGAACCAGTCTCTTCCAGATCCAGCGAGCTCCATCAGCCACACCGAACCCGTATGGAGTTCTGCGGGCCGTGCCACGAAGGCGCGTATGTAGGACTTGCCACTCCTCGAACAGGGCGACGTGGTCCGGGACCTTAGCCTGACCGGCCAGCATCCCGCGAAGGTCCGAGGCGTCCTGCGTGAACTTCCCAGTGATGTCCTGGACGTAACCAATGATCGAGCCATTGGACTGCTCGACACGGCGCATGGTGGGGCAGGGAAGAGAGTTGAGGCCGACAACGCCGTTATCAGTGATCAGCACCTCCTCGTAGTTATTGCCCATCTTCACGGTCGTGTAGACCATGGACCAGATATCGTCTTCAATTCGTAGCCGCTTGTTGAGCAGCACGTCCGACATGCTCTTGATAGCTTCGTCGCTAGAATGGACCCAAACGGTTTTTCCGGTGTCAATATCCGGCTGGGTCGCATCGTTTGTGAAGTAGTGGTGGGCGCTGTTATGGACAACAATCCCATTAGCGATGAAGTTGTGGGTCTTAGTTGTGACGTCGTAGACGTCTTCGACCCCAGCCGGAATCGCGGCCTGGGTCACCTTCAATCGGCCTGATGTTGAGTGCAGAAAGGCGGTCATTCCTGTTGGGTCAAACCCAGACCAACAAGAGACCACAACCGTTCCCTCGACTAGATCAGAGGCATTGATGTAATCGTGCTCGACCGTGAGGAACTTGTGCCCAGGGGTGCACTTGATTTTCTCACCATTGCTAAACCCGACCTCAACCACCTCCTGCTTATCGCCAGAAATGCGAGGATTCTCAGACGCCACTACGACGAGCTTGTCCTTCTCTGTGTCGTAGGCCAGGATCTTGGGGCCACCGCCGTGAGCAGCTAGGTCGTGGATCCTAGTGGGCTTGATAATGGAGTCTTCAACCACGTAAATCGTAGTATCTGCAGTGAGACAGTTGATGTCCGGATAATCATCCATCTGCTCATAATCTGCATACCTGTCCATCAGGTTCTGCGAGACGCTGAGTAGTCCGCCGACGTCTTCTCGGCCCCATACCGAGAAGATGGATGACGGGATGTGCTTCTCGGCCTCGGCCGAGGGAGATTCAGCCCGATCACGCTCGGCGCGTTCACGGCCGAATACCTGGCGCAGGTAGTTTAGCGCATCGTCGCGAAGTGCCATCTTAGTCCCATGGTTTCAACAGTTAGCTCGATCCTACTCTATCAGGCCGGGAGGTCCAGGAACACACCGGATATGGACAACGAGCCCATAGTTCGGACAGATGCGGTAAAAACTTCGTCTAGCCGACCAGGCGTAGATCGCACCACCTTGTGGTTGGTCTTCTTCTTTGGTTTGACGATTTCAGCCATCAATGGGCTGGCAGCAGCACACTCGTTGAAGAGCGCGTCCGCTGCGCCTACCGTCTTGACAGCGATGTTCTTGTGGGACCTCTTGGCCTTCTGTGCGTCGAAGTATATCCGGAGATTATCTGGGTGATAGTTTTCTCTGTTCCCATCGATGTGCTCAACGTAGGTGCCCTTTTCTAGGGCATGGCCAAGCACCCATTCCGCCATAAGTCTAGATATTTTCTTTTTTACAGCGTGTCCTGGGATCTGATAGGTCGGATAGCCGTTCGCGTTTTTGGCTAAGTAAAGCGGCAGAAGCGAATCCCCAGGACTCAGCTCCGGGGGCATCTTCGTGGAGCCATTTTTGAGAATGAACTGTGAGGAGGGGGACACTTTAACGAGTGAGCCATCATCAAGTTCAACATCGAAAATCTGTTGTTCGCCGATTGACCGGAAGTCAAACGCCTCAGTTACGAAGAGGCGTGAACCAGTCCACGTCAGCACCACCACAGAAAAATCTGGGTTTAGGACAGTCTTATTGGCTAAAACGCCGATTTGGACCGGTCCAGAGGCTGTTTCGATCTGCATCTCAGAGAGAAGGCCCATGTTCCTACCTACCGTCCAGCAAGCAGTAGTGGCTCCCGGACAAGTTCTTCAGCTTGGGTGGTGCGGATCATTGATTCGATTCCAACCGAATCTATTACCGTTACTCGACGTGCACTAATGATCATCCGCAAAGGATTTGATCCGATGAATTTCCTAGCTGAACCCTTTTTCATATAGGCCACAGTCAAATGCGGCACGTAATCTGGGTGCGTCGGCGGTCTAGTATTTGGGAGTTTTTTGATCTGCGCGTGTAGAGTTGGCAGAGGATCGCCGATCAGCTCAAAATAGAGGATGTCCTTATCCTCGTGCTCGAATACGTTGAGCGACCCAAGCATCATCCTTAATGACCGACCATGCCCTCCGATGATCTTTTGGATCTGAGCTAGGTCTCGCCTATCGGCCCCGTAATAAAGTGTCGCGTGAGGTCGCTCCTCTAACTTGATTACATCACTACTAGACAGGCGCTTGCGGACCCAATCGCCTAATTTCCAACGCAAGTAGTAGAAGTCCACCTGCAGCTGGAGAAAATTCGGATCTGATCGAGCTTCTCCGGGGCCGGGAACGTGTCGAACCAGTGCTATGTCCTCGGACATCTCTTCATGGCGAAGGTTCTGAACCAGGGACAAGAACACTTTCTTGACCATAGACCCAGACCGGCGAATCTCTCGGCCAGCTCGACCTCGCCCAAGGATTATGTCCGCTCCTACTTCAGCGAACGCCTCAGACGGGTTTGCGTTGGAGTAGTCACTAGGGAACGAATCGCTCATCTTTTTGGTCGTGAGCCAGTTGCGAAACACCCCTAAGTCATCCCCAAAGTGCTTCTGAAAGAAGAACCAGAGACTAGAACGCTCAGGATTGGATTTGACGGTCCTGGTCAGAGCATCGGCCATATCTCCATCGATCGGCTTACCAATCGAATTGCAGATTAAGCCCCAAATTTTATGTGACTCTTTGGTGAGCTGCTTCGCCCAGATGCGGTGCAACGTCTCGTGGATAATTACCCACAGCACATCTGGGGCGCTTCTGACCGGTGGGTGGAAGATGACTGTTGAGTCGGTGCCCGGCGTGTAGCGACCATTCGCCTTCTCATCGCCTTTTCTGGCGACAAGTTTGATTGGACCGCCAAAGTCCTTATCAGAGAGCCCGAACGATCTCAGCTTCTCGGTTGCTATATAAACTGAATCAAAAAACTCAGCAACAGCCTCAGGGCATACATCATCATCAGCGCTAGGCTTTAGGGGCCCATTTGCTGTTCTTGTCCCTGAGGGGAGCAGTCGAAAACCGGAGATAAGACGGTCCACCTAATAAATCTCGTCCGAAGGAGTCTTGCCAGTATAGCCCGATGCCCCATTCGCACGCATCGATAAGACCTTGCGCACCTGCCCGGTAGCCAACGTCATGTATTTGCCATCTAGGAGCTGAATTTCGACGTAATCATCTCCTAGGACAACTCTGCGGGCCGAGTAGAACACACTGTTCCCAGGTCCCGTTGGCTCTACCTCGACGCCCCACGAGGGTCCTGAACCGGACTCCTCGTTAGTCGTATTAAGGTCCAAGTCTTCTTCAGGGTTCTTCCTAGTCACATTAACCCCTTAAGAGAGAGGCATGGTTTCGGTCAGCAGACGACTTCCGCCATCAGAGGTTTGGGCGTTTAGTGCCTGCTCAAACCGCTGAGCTTCAGCCTCGCCAACCTCGATTCTGGTCCTGGAACCGCCGCCGCCTTCAAGCGTTACGAACCAAGTAACCTTGCCTCCAGAAGAAAGAGACTTGTCTACACTCACGACGCGATTCATTATGTCCTCCAGAGGGGTGTCAGATGGAGCATCAGGATCATTCTACAGAGAATGGCGCTTCAGGGCACCTTATCTCTCCCGTAACTTCTACGACCTCAAGCGGAACTCCGTCGTTTCGGGTATACAAGGATATGGGAACGGAGACATTCGCAAACGGTCAAGTGAACTACAAGGCTGCAGACGGTTCGACAAAGAACTGCCTTGATTCGCTAGATGACGACGAACGATACAAATACGGGTGCCGCTGTGGCTGCACCGCAGTGTTCAGTGGATTCGGCCGTGACATCAAGGCTGCCTTCAAGGTCGGCCAGTCCACCTTTCCAGCCATCCAGGCGCTCGCCGCCGGAACCAACAACGTGCTCTACGATGCTTCGACCGGCGCTGTGACGGTGACGACCGGAGGCCACACCGCCATCGAGGGCGATATTGCCGAGAAGATGAGACAGGACTTCGCAGAAAAGATCCGGCCATTCGTCTCCGACAGATACATCAAAAAGGCCGTGTTCGGCCTTACAGATGATGAAATCGATGCGGACCACGCTGAGAACCCAGAACAAATGGAGGACGTGAAGCTCTCCGACCGCCAGCCCCCGGCCATTAGCGACCTAGTCTACTCACTGGCCACCAACGAGGGCCCATACACCCTCGTGGACTACGCCAGGAAGAAGATCAAGCTGGATGATGGCTCGGAGCACGATGTGTTCTGTGGGATCGTGCGGACCGACAAAGGTAAGCACATCAGCATTCCTCTGGCAGACCTTGCCCTGCACTGGGCAGAACGGCCAGTAGTCGAGCCCAAGAAGCTCCGAGTGGGCCTCATGATGGTCGCCTCGTCAGTCATCGGGTCGGCGATCGGCATCGCCTGCTATCTCTTCCTCTAAGGGAGAGTCCCGGCCCTACGGTGCTTCGTGTAGTGCTTCGCGCACAGACCACGAGCTCTAACCTTCGTATCGCAATCTAGCTCTGCGCACAGCTTCTTACCGGTCATGTATTCACGATCTGGCCGCAGTTCCCCGTAGAGTTTGATCTGTCGGGCGTGCTTTCTGCAGTGACCTCCGCTGGCCTGCCCTGAAGTGCAGCCAGTGGCATCGCATTCCTTAGGTCCACCCCGCTCTGATTCCAGCGTCAGGTGTCCGTGCCTCAAAATCTGCATGTAGTGGCGTTTACAATACCCGCGTGCATAACCCAAACGCTCGCAATGTTCGACGACACAGTAACCAGTCATTGATGTCCTTGTAGGTATCTTAACTAGTTAACCTAGTGATGCGGTAGTGCCATCATGCGACATATCCTTCTGACAATCGTGCTTCTTACAACCGGCTGCGGTGCTTTCAAGGAAAGCACTGGAGAGTTCGTCACCGAAGCGGTCGTAGACCACATCGCCGAGGCGGTTGACCTGAAGCTGGAGCGCCGAGGACTGTCTCGCGAGAAGCTCGTAAAGGTCGCCGACCTCAACAACGATGGCAAGGTCGACATGGCCGAGGTCCGGGAGACTGCGAAGCTCGCGGCCGGTGACCTAGCCAACGCTTGGGCGGAGAAGCAGCGGAAGGAGTGGGAGAAAGCCACCGAGGACTTGGTCACCCGAGACGAAGAGGCTGGCCTCAAGGGGGACGTTCAGGACTTCTGGACGTGGCTGAAGGCGACGATCGGCCTGCTCATCACCACGATCGGTGGCTACCTGACCAAGCAGGTGTTCTCAGCTAAGAGCGATGGTAAGCGAGACACTGAGATCGCAAAGGGCGCGGCCCGCCTGGACATGATGGAGAAACTGCTCGGCAAGGACCTGGATGGAGATGGAGACATCGGCGGAGTCGCAGTCTAGTCCTCCTCCTGCTCCTCTTCCCAGTCCTCTACTGCCTCAGTCTCGTCCTCTTCGCCACCAGACTTGTGATCCTCCAGGCGTTTGATCCGCTCCTTCAGCATGGCTACGCGGTCACCGCGTTCCCAGCCGAGGCAGTCAGGGCACTCCCGTCTCGTGTCGATGACGCAGCCGAAGTGTCCGGTCATTCCAAAGTCACCGGACTTCATCTCATGCCCACAGGCGAAGGTGTGACTCACTCGGCTGATGGCTTGTAGGACTCTGCCAGGCGGGTCTTGAGGGCCTTGCCCACCTTGAAGCCGCAGACCTTGGTGGCCTTGACCTCGACTGGGGCTCCAGTCTTGGGATTGCGGGCCACACGAGCCTTGCGATCCTTAGGGGTGAACACGCCGAAATCTCGTAGCTCAACACGCATGTCCTGCGTGAGGCTAGTCCCGATGGTGTCCAAGAATGTGGTGATAGTGTTGGTCACATCTGTCTTGCGAAGCTCAGGGCGCCTCTCGCAGATACGGTCAATCAGATCACGCTTCGTCATAGTCTTCATTTAGGTTCCTCTATACTCTCTTTTACCTGGTTTTGGCCCCGTTGCCACTCGATCCCAGCCTTGAAAGCCTGAGCCACAAACTCAATGACTCCGTTACCTGATGAGCGGTGAATGCTGACATCAATACCGTGTCGCGCTTTGATGTAGTCGGCGATGGCCTTTTCGACCATGGCTATGCCCTCCCACAGCAACAGTTGTCCCTGACTCTCGCACAGTAGGCGCAAAAAGTGCTGTTGATCGTGTTCAGCACGCGAGTCCTGGTTTCCTGGTCTAGTGTCTTCATCCAGAGAACGAAGGTGTCAGCTTTTGCAATGGGGTTAATCGAGGTCATATCCCCACAAAGCGTGTATGTCCTCTTTGGCGCTCAAGACCTCACCGTGGAAGCAGGTCTGACATATCTTCAGCCGCACAGAGACCATGGTCCTCCGACCACAGCTTGTGCAGTTGGTCCGCTTGCGCTTGAGAGCGCGGAACCTGTTCTGGACGTTCTTGGTCCGCATATCAGCGATGTTCAGGTTGGCCATCATTCTTCCAATTTTCATCGGTATCAAACGGATCCAAAGGGCAGTGCTCTTTGGATGGAGTGTAGACAGGTTCGATCCGTTTGGCCGAGGAGTTTGCCGCCAGGACCGTGACTAGTATCAACAGCTGACACGACAGGAGGACAAAGAGTGGTTTTTTACGCATCAGGGCTCGTCTCCAAGTTTAGGACCGCGAGAACGGATGCGACGTTTAGTCGCAAGCACTCTCTTGGATGGGCAGGAATACTCTCGTAATGAGAGGACACCTTTCTACCCTGCTGCCTGAGCTCTTTGCACCACGCAGCGTGGGCGGCATAGACTAAACGCATAATATGCGGATCGTCCAGCCCCTCATCGATCGTCACGCTATCCTCGTTTCATGATGTCGTCGTGTAGTGCCCAGTAGTTCAGACAGACGGCTTTGCATCGCTTACAGCGATAGATCCCGTCCAACTCAATCTTCCCCGGAATGGGCTCGATGCCGTGCTTGTAGTGATCGCACCCATCGACAATAACTCGGACTTCCTTGAACTTAAGACGCATCGGACTACTTGATGGACACTTGGAACTGCACGTTCCTTCGTTCCAGGTTCTTGGCCTGCTGCTTGGTGATCCGGTGCTCTCCCATCGACAAGACCTCCCACCACTTATCAGGTTGGGCCTTGAAGGCCACCTTGCCGCCGACCTCAACTCCCTTTTCGTCGACCCAGGCTACGGTCTCCGAGTCGCCCGACTTGAACTTGCATTGCCTGTAGAACTCTTGTTTCATCTCAAACTCCTGTATGTCTCTGCGCTATAAGCACTTAGTGTAGCTCATCCCAGGTCCTCCCCGTCAAACGATTCCCACTCCTCGCACTGACCACCCGACTGCGTCAGATTTTGGTGGAGCGGAGACTTCTCGTTCCCGCAGGCCCAACTTCCGAGATTTGGCCTCTCTTCGGGCGCCTGCCAATGC